CTGTAGGCGGTTCGCCGCTTACGAAGAATAACTGTGGTGACACAGCCAACGGATGTATGCCTACATAAGTCCGCCAGCAATGGTTCATTTAAGCAAGCCGGCTCACTAGGGCGACCTAGCGATCACTGATAAGACCGGTGGTTGTAACAGCAAAGCTGATGTATGGGAAAGAACGCAGTTCGACGTGCCGCAAGGAACACGGGACTGTGAAAAGTAACAGGTGGTGCTGACTTCCATACGAAACCAATCAGTTAGTTGGTATGAGAAAGGGTAGTGTTTGGTTCCGAGGGGTCGCTCCTAAGGGGTCAAGCGCAATGTTAGTGGTTAGTGGTTCTGTTGTGAAACAGAGACATTGATCGCGAAACATCACTGAGTAGCTCGCGAGGCAAAAGGTACGTGGTGTGTTGTATTCTGTATCTAACAAGATATAGAGCAACTGAGGCAGCACATCGCAGTAGGTTGATATAGGCTAATGGTAGGCCAATTCCCTGTTAAGGAATAGACTGTTGGTTCGACTCCAACTATCTTACAAAAATGCAAAGACTGCCTCGGTCATGTGTGAAAAGCATCTAACACTCAAGGCACAAGCTAATTGAGTTTAGTGAAGCTCGCAAGGTAACACTAATTTGTGAATGGGGGTTCGTAACTGTTTAGCGACAGTGAATAGCTCGCAAGGCTAACGGAATGGATTTCACAGAGTAGCACATGATGACAAGACTACTGCCTGTCTTTAAAAACGGCGATGCTGGTAACAGACTAGGATACCGCAAGGGTCTTAGTGGATGTCTAGAGAAGCTATACTCGCAAGGTGTAGTATAATGCTAGAGGTGTTACTGGCTTAGGGTGTAATCTCAACCTTAGGCACTATTATAAAACACATTGTAGCGGGTTCGTAAGTATGAGTCGCATTCCAAAGAGTGCCCTTGAACTGAATATAGTGTGTTTCATAATAGAAAATTTGGCATCGATAGCTCAGCGGTAGAGCAACGCCCTTACAAGGCGAAGGTCCTAGGTTCGATCCCTTGTCGATGCACCACACAGCACCCCTGTAGTTTAATGGTAAAACAGCGGATTTATATCCCGTGTGCAACAGATAATTGGCCAATGTGGGTTCGACTCCCGCCGGGGGTACCAATTAAATGGAAGGTTGGCAGAGTCCGGTTTATTGCACCTGTCTTGAAAACAGACGATCCGAAAGGGTCCGTGAGTTCGAATCTCACACCTTCCACCAAATTACGGAGAGTTGGCTGAGCGGCTGAAGGCAGCGGTTTGCTAAACCGTCGATCGTTTTATAAGCGGTCCGAGGGTTCGAATCCCTCACTCTCCACCAAGTACTAGAACTATATACAATACTATAAAGGATGAATATGCTTAGACCTACAGCAAATTATAAAATGAGCAAGCCAACAAAAACTGGTTTAGCTCTACACAAGTTTAAAGATGCTCACTCTCGTGGGGCATGGAAACGTGCTATGATTCAAGCAGAGCTTAGTGCTGCAATACAACCTAAACGTGAAAAATCTCGCAGAGAACCTGCAGGAGAGTAATATGGGAGACGGTGGCAAGGGTTCTAGACCGAGACCATTTAGTGTCAGCCAAGAAGAATTTGATAATAGATGGAATGTTATTTTTAATAAGAAGAAAAAAACAGACACAGAAAAGTTCGACGATTCTGTAATGAAGAATGAATATTATGATCAGGATATCGATCCCGAAAACCCTGATAAAGATTAATGGGGGTATAGCTCAGATGGGAGAGCAGTAGCTTTGCAAGCTAAAGGTCGTCAGTTCGATCCTGACTATCTCCACCAAATATATAGAGGAAAAATATGTCAAAAACAAGTATGCTAACTAAAACAGGTAAGACTAGACTAGGTCCTCTGAGCCTAGCACAGTTAAAAGATCTTCTAGAAAAAACATCTAGAGCCAAAGATAAAGGCAAGATCATGAATCGCATCCGCGAACTAGAATCTCGAGTAAGTAAAACAGCTATTTGAAAATTTTAAGCCGCTTTAGTTAAATGGTATAACAGTTGCCTTGTAAGCATCAATCGTTGGTTCGATTCCATCAAGCGGCACCAGATCAATTCCAGTGTAGCACAGCGGTAGTGCAGGTGACTGTTAATCACTTGGTCGTTGGTTCGATCCCAGCCACTGGAGCCAATTTTGCTAGTTTCTTAAAACTAGCCGGAGAAGTAAAGGGTAGATGAGGATAGACACCGTGTGGCTTCATGCCGCATGACTTAATTCTGGCAAACAGTCTTGAAAACTGTTCGTACTTGTATGACCCAGTCTAAACTATTCGACCTTGTGATTTGACAACTGGAAATACACAAGTCTCTGTGCCTTGTGCCTTGTGACTTGTTTAGAGAAACTTTACAGTATCTCGATTTGCATTTTGTCCGGTCTATTACTTGACCTTTTACTATCCGTCATTATTTTGGTAAGATAGACGTTGTGTCTGTCTTGTTTTATTGTTATAATTAATCATTGAAAAAAGAGATACAAATGAATATCACACTTCGCAAAGCAAACGCACTTCAAAACAGCATCAACGATACTATTAAAAGTATCAAGTTTGATACTGTGGTTAAAGTAAATGAATTCCAAGATCCAGAAGCAGTTATCAAGACTGCTGAAGTTGAGTTCGCTCGCAACATGCAAAGACGCGACAGTCTTTATGCAGTTCTTTACGAAATTCGTAAATTAGTCGGCAGAGGCAATGATGCCTCTGGTATTAGCCAAAGACTAGCGGATGTTGCGCATCTAGAAAAACAAATCCAGTTTTTTGGCGACCTTGCCTCTAAGGAAGTTCGAGAGGATGGAAAAGTCATCGCTGGCAAATTGGATAAGATCCGTAATGAAAAAGGTGAGAGTCGTAGAACTATCTACGGTTACAATGACGAAGTATCTACTTCTATCCTAGACAAAGAGGAAGTAGAAGGCTTTAAAAAATTAACAGTAGCCTCTAAGAAAAACAAACAGAAACTCCAAGATGAAATTCTTGAGTTGAATGTTAGAACTGAAATCGAACTCAGCGAAAAAGCTGTAGCGATTTTAACATCTGAAGGCTTACTGTAACAGACCCCGGTTACACTTTTCCGGAAGAAAGTGCGCCATTACCAAGCGATAGAAGGTACGGTGCGTAGGATCTACCGCAAGGCCCTCTTTAGGGGCGACTTGAGAAATCTTAGGTACGAACTGTAACGGCACCAAAAGCAAAATACAGCGGACAGGGTAACAACTCAGTCTAGGGCGGGACGGGAACCGTGGCTAGACACTTTATCGAAGTGCATTACAAAACATCGGCCAGTTTAAGGTGGACCTGGGTGCTAGCAAGAAAACCTTTAGTGTGCTTCAATAAAGTAAGAACAATCGCGGAATAGAGAAAAGGTATCTCGAGAGTCTCATAAGCTCTAGTTCTTGGTTCGATTCCAGGTTCCGCAACCAAACATGCGGGAGTAGCTCAGTTGGTAGAGCACTTGCCTTCCAAGCAAGATGTCGCGAGTTCGAGACTCGTCTCCCGCTCCAAATATCCGGGTGTAGCTTAGTCTGGCTTAAAGCGCCTGCTTTGGGAGCAGGAGATCGTGAGTTCGAATCCCACTTCCCGGACCAAAAAAATTTACCCCCGTCGTTCAATGGAGAGGACAGGAGTCTTCTAAACTCTAAATGGAGGTTCGATTCCTTCCGGGGGTGCCAGAATTAACTCGCTATAGTTCAATGGACAGAACGAGTTCCTCCTAAGAACTAGATCCAGGTTCGATTCCTGGTGGCGAGGCCAAGTTATTGATGGTGATGAAAGATCCGATCAACGACCGAAAGGCGATACCGAGCGGGTGGAACTGCAGAGTTGGTGCATCGTAGATACATCGTTGGCTGCAATATGATCCAAGGCTTTTTACAGGGTGACTGGATTGCGTGGTAACGGATTCCATGTTGGGCTGGACCATAGAAGCAGGCGCTGTAATGCCTGGGCGGCCAGGAGCTTCGAGCTTAAACCAAAACTTCATTATTACTGTCAATACTAGCCCAGGTAGCCGAATTGGTATAGGCACTACGTTGAGGTCGTAGGTTTTGTGAGTTCGAATCTCACCCTGGGTACAAAGGAGACAATATGAAACTTTGGGAAGCAACTATTAGAGATCCTGGTCCGGGCACTGAAGAACGCAAGGTTCGAATCGGTGCCGACTCAGCAGAAGAAGCTCGCAAGCTTCTGCAACAACTCTACGGCCCTAGATCTGTTCCTTATCTACCTAAACAAATTCCTCAATAATTGATGTTATGTCATTGACAACATTTGATATTGGATATATAATGTTGTAATGTATAAAGTAGAATGGAAGGACACAGCGGGTAGAGGCTGTGTGGAAGAAGTAAAAGATCTATCAGCGGCAATATCATTTGCCACAGAATTAGGAATACCGGTTACCATAAACGGTGGTGGTATGGAAATCGTAGGCGTGTTCGGCGCCGATTCAATAAACAACGGTCTGTTACCAAACGGTGATAGATACAGTTGGTACAAACGTAGAAAGCCCTAAAAGGAAAAATCATGGCACCATGGATTCAAAACGTATCGCTCAGCGATGTTAAGAAAGGCCATCATATTGATGCTGGCATTAATTCCATGCTGATCCAGATCGTTGATCCGGCTATGGAGTTTCCTACACCTAGTTATCAGTTTAAAGAAACTCATCAATTTGAGTTTCTCGATCTAGAAAAAAGTGACGACTGTATCAACGACGATTGGAAAATTTCCGACGCACAGGCTGAGCAACTTGTAGCCCTTCTACAACGAGCATTTGAGAATCATATGAACGTTGTTGTTCATTGTGTAGCAGGTGTTTGTCGTTCGGGTGCTGTAGCAGAAGTTGGTGTGATGCTAGGTTTTCGCGATGCTGAGACTTTTCGCTCACCTAACCTGTTGGTCAAGCACAAGATGATGAAGTGCCTAGGTTGGACCTATGACGAGCAGGAGCCTCACACAATCAATGGGGTGGCTCTTGCTGAAGATTGGACTAACGATAACGAAAAAGTCTTTATGCTGGCTGCAGAACGCAGGGCACGTAGAGAACGTGAGGGCGACATTTAACTGTTGCGGTTTTACCACAATGCCCTGTCAGTTTTAGAATTGACAGGGCATTCTTTTGAGTGTATAATATATTATGATGAGAACATTTATAACTAGCGACCTACACTTCGGACATAAGAACATAATGAAGTTCTGTCCGCAGACCCGAGGACACTACAAAGACACAGATGAAATGCGTGAAGATATGATACGCATTTGGAATAGTCAGGTGCAAGACGGAGATTTGATTTATATTTTGGGAGATGTGGCATTTCTACCTGCCGTGGATGCTGTTAAAATCATGCGCAGACTTATCGGTCGTAAAATACTTGTAGAAGGTAATCACGATCGCAAGCTGCTGAATGATCCGGCGTTCCGTGATTGTTTTGAAGAAATACACAAGTATCTTTGGATCAATTACGAAGGCACACAGGTAGTGATGTTTCATTATCCCATTTGGGAATGGGATCAAATGCACAGAGGTTCAGTACATTTTCATGGTCATCTTCACGGTAACCCAAACGGTATGGAAAAGTACCGTGCTCGCGATGTAGGGTGTGATGCTACTGGACAGGTTGTTTGGTTAATGGAAGATGCTATCAAGGACGCTCTCAAGGGAGAGATTAGGGGTCATCATGTCTAGAGTTTATGTGTTAGTCGGAGTGCCTGGTGCAGGAAAAAGTACTTGGGTTGAAAATCAACTGTGGGCCAAAGACTGTGTTTATATCAGTTCAGATCAATTAGTTGAAGAAGAAGCAACACGCCAAGGAAAGACCTACAACGATGTATTCAAAGATTATATCAACGAAGCTGTTTCCTTGATGTTAGATCAAGTTATCGCTGCTCGTGAAGAAGGTAAGGATATCATCTGGGATCAAACTTCTGTAAGCATAAAAAGTCGAAAGAAAAAATTCTCGATGCTGCCCGACTATGAACACATCGCTGTGGTATTTGATACACCGCCGGCCTGCGAATTAATGAATCGTTTAGCCAGCCGACCGGGGAAAAAAATTCCCTGGGAAGTTGTTAGTAGTATGATCAAAAATTTTGAAATGCCCTCTGAAGAGGAAGGCTTCAAGGAAATTTGGAGAACATAGTGTTCAAAGACGAATTAAAAAAATACATCGCTGAATCTGGACTAGTGAATATGAAGTCTGCCGGCGATGGAATCTTCGTTCTAAAATATAAGAAGAAAGTGTTCTACGATAACTTATGGAATGATTATATTGCAGAGTGTCGTGGTACTATTGTTGATTCTGATTTCGAATTAGTAAGTTATCCTTTTACTAAAATCTATAACTATGGTATCGAAAAGGCTGCACCAGTTCTTTCCGACGATGTTGCTGTAACCGCATTCCGTAAAGTTAATGGCTTCATGGTCGCTATCACTTGGCATAATAATGATCTTTTGATCTCTACTACCGGTAGTACTGACAGTGATTTCGTTGCCATGGCTCGCGAAATGATCGATGAAGATCGTTACAAAGAAGTGCTGAGAAAATATGAAAGCCATACTTTCATGTTTGAATGCGTACATCCCAACGATCCTCATATCATTCCGGAGGAATTTGGCATGTATCTTTTAGGTTATCGTATCAAGTCCTGGAACAGTGCCGTAGAAACTGAAGAGATCGAACGTATCGCTAAAGACCTAGGTTGCCGTGTTCCAGAAAAATACGAAACAACTATGGGCAAACTATTAGCATCAGTAAAGACTGTCAAACATGAAGGATATGTATTCTATACCAAAGACGGTGTAAGTGCCAAAATCAAATCACCATACTACTTGACCTCAAAGTGGGTCGCTCGCAATCCACGCACAGACAAATTAGTAGATTTAAATCGGGACATCAAGCACAACCTAGATGAAGAGTATTACCCGCTCGTAGATGCTATCCGTGCTAACATCGTTGAATACACAGCTATGGACGAGCAGGCTCGCCTAGCATGGGTCCGTAACTATATGGAGGCTATATGAAAGACGAAAGTCATTTACCAGTAAGCCAGCAGAGTCTCGTGTTCCGGCTGCGTAAGCGGGCAGAGATCCGTAGGCAGATCAAAGATCGTAAATCGGTACAAGAAGGAGCGCCTGATCGTATCGCAGATCTTTTAGAAGAAGCAGCTGATCGCATAGAATCGCTCGAATCAAAATAGGACCTCAGGGTCCTATTTTTTTAGGTTTTGTGCCAAATCAATAAATACGCATATAACTAACCGGAGAAGTAAAATGTTGTTGCGCCTAGGTGACCCAGAGTTTAAGGAAGATTGGCTTAAACTCTTAGAAATGGATCCAGTACATCCATCAATTCCAATCGAAGAACGCACACAAGGTGGTCGTACTGTGTTCGCTCTTGAAAGCGGAGGAGCTCCTATGGCTCTGATCTGCGCCAAATTGTCCGACCATATGAATCGCAGTATCCAAGAAATCCTTACTCCGGAACAGCAGAATCTAGTAGCTATGTTTTACACAGTGTTTAGATTGCCAGGTGCTGCTGGAGGTGTTGGTGTTGATATCATCAGAGAAGTTATTGACTACTGCCGAAACAAAGGTATAGATCAGCTTTACACACTGAGTCCAATTCCCACACTGAGGAAACACTTTTCAGAAATGCCCACTGAGGAACAGGTGCGAGAATATATAGAATTACGAAAAGATCCTGTGGCCAGGTTCCATTTGGGCAACGGTGCTAGACTTCATTCTGTAAATTTCAACGCTGACCAAAGCGCAAACCGTCAAGAAGAAAGTTGGGGCATCATGGTCAATTACAATTATTCGTAATTGATCCTCCAAAACAAGAAAAAGGCCTTAGGGCCTTTTTTCTTTTTCATAAACGTTATTGATTTTTCCTATAAGCGTCATTAAAAAATATTAGGTAAAATCTATTAAAATTACTTGATTTATAGGATAATTAAATTATATAATAGTTACATAGAACACACAGTTCTAAAGTTTTCAACACACACAAAGGAGATTGTAAATGAAAACAGTTGGTCATAAATTAGAAAAATTTGCCGTAACAGGCGTTAATCCGGGTAAAGATGATTTCTTTACTATCACAGACGAATCTTTCGCAGGTAAGTGGAAGGTGATCGTTTATTATCCAAAGGACTTTACATTCGTATGCCCAACAGAAATCGTTGCCTACGATAAGCTGTACAATGATTTCGCGGATCGCGATGCAGTGTTACTAACTGGTTCTACTGATAATGAGTTCTGCAAATTAGCATGGCAGGCCGCTCACGAAGACCTCAAGAAGATCAAACACATTCAATTCGCTGACACACAACGTAATGAGTTGAGTCTTATCGATCAGCTAGGAGTATTCTACGCTCCAGCAGGTGCTGCTCTACGTGCCACCTTCATCGTTGATCCAGATAACGTTATTCAACACGTTACTGTGAATAATCTAAACGTTGGTCGCTCACCTGAAGAAACACTTCGTGTTCTAGATGCGCTACAAACTGGCGAACTATGTGCTTGTAATCGTACAGTCGGCGGAGAGACACTATAATGGCATTCATCGACGCTATCAAAGAAGCGTTGCCAGACTACGCCAAGGACACCAAGTTAAATCTTGATGCTGTTCTTGTGCGTAGTACATTAGATGCAGATGTGGCCATGGGTTGTGCTGTGGCAGCACTTGCCGCAACTGGCAACGGTAAAGTGTTGGCTGTAATGTTAGCTGACAATCCTGTACATGCAGAGTCGGCGATGACGGCTGCAAGTATCATGGCACAGAACAACGTATGGTATCCATATGTTGAGATGGCTGACGATGAAAATCTAAAAGGCTTGCCGGCACAGCTACGCATGAATGCTATCATGAATCATGGCGGAACTACCAAGGCAAACTTTGAAGCATTTAGTTTGGCTGCTAGCATTGTTGGCAAGTGCCATTTCTGTGTCAAGGCACACTACGACACACTTAAGAAGGAAGGCTACACAGTAGAACAACTTCGTGACATTGGCCGTATTGCCGCAGTGATGAACAGTGTTGCTAAAGTTTTAAACAGTTAATTAAATCGTAAAGCCCACTTCGGTGGGCTTTCTTTTGACTAAAAAATCTATCAGTGTTATAATTAATTCCTTTAGGGAGAGTTTATGTTAGAATGTTTAATTATTGGCGATAGTATTGCTGTTGGTACAGCAATGGCTCGCCCAGAATGCACCAGTTATTCTCGAGGTGGATGGAATAGTTGGCAATGGAACAAAGATTATCTTGACAAGGCGTCAGGTCGTCCTGCCAAAACTGTTATCATTAGTTTGGGTGCTAACGATCATAAAGGCGTTAAAACTGAAGCAGAGCTTCGCAAGATGCGCGAATCTATCAAAGGAGATCGTGTATTTTGGATCAGTCCAGGTTTCGAAAGAAAACCAATCCCACAACAGGCTATCGAAAAGATCGCCAAAGAGTACGGCGATGTAATATTGCCAAGACCCGAAGCACATATGAGCAAAGACGGTGTCCATCCTACTGGAAAAGGATATAGAGTCTTGGCCGATCAAACTCGTTAATTTAATCAATTATTCTTGCTTTTGCACGTTATAGGTTATATAATAGTAATGTGGTCGTGAGCAAACTGGGAAAGCTCCCGCCGTGCCCATAGCACGGAATGGGGACGGGGCGTAGGCATAGCCGTAGCCTTTGCAGGTTCGGATCCTGCCGACCACACCAATTACTTTTATAAGTAACTGACAATTATTAAAAGGAAAATGTTATGTCAAATACAGTAGAACAAATTAAACAGCACTTTGATGCTTTTCTAGCAGAAGATGGTAAATTTACTTCAGGCAATTCTGCTGCCGGCACTAGAGCCCGTAAGGCACTTGCTGAATTAGCCAAAGCTGTTAAAGTTCGTAGAAATGAAATCACAGCGGAAAAGAATGCCCGCAAAGAAGCCAAAGCAGCAGGCAAGTAATATGGATAAGTTGTCTGCCGATCCGTTAGGTCCTATAACGATCGATCTAGGCGACATCGGTGCCAGTGGCTCTACATATATCAGTGGGGGCTACGGCGCCGATACTATTACTATAGATCCGTCCTGGACTACTGGTAGTGTTACTGCTCCTTCTACTCTAACGTGGAGTCAAGACTACTCTATCACCAGTAACGGATACGGATATAATAGTCCTTCGGTTGTTATTGACAACAACGGTCTTGATGTCAAAGAAGGTGGAGACATTAAGATAGGAGGGAAGAGCCTATCCGAAGCCATTGAAAAGATCGAAGAACGATTAGGCATACTAAAACCAAATCCCGAACTAGAAGATCGATGGGAACAACTAAAATCATTGCGTAAGCAATATATGGACTTAGAAAAAGATCTTTTAGAAAAAGAAAAAATCATGGAAATTCTTAAAAAAGAATAGTATGGATGAAGAAGTAAAACAGTTCTGCGAAAACTACGAAGTCCGTGTCCTAAACGATACTAAGCGTAGAGCACGGTACCATCCTCCTAGATTCTTTACAGATCCCGAACGTGCTGATATTATTCGCAATGACATCGTAGAATACGAACACGAGCGAGTGATCACTATGGAGATTCCCGAAGGTCGTCTTCGAGCTTTGGTAGAATTAGAAAAGCGGTTTTATAAATGGCAAAGACATACCAAAACTGAAATCGATATGTTTGAAACACTGATGAATAAAGAAAGAGAAGAGGCCTTTCATCGCAATACCAATCCGGCTGTGCAAAAAGCCTATGAACAATATTCAATCATGCTTAACCTAGCAGGCTATCAAAGAAAGTTTTAAAATGCGCGACTACTGGACCTGTTCAAAATTTGCCGACTGGCTTCGTGGAACTATGAAACCACGTTCTGCCACAGGCAAAGGATGGAACACTTGGAAAAAAGAAGCTGAAGCAGCACATCCATTCCGTTTTTGGTTAGCCGAAGAAGGACTAGATAAGCTACAAGATATCTGGTGCTATATACCAGAAAGGATCAATGATGTTCGATATTACATTAACAACCGCTGGGTTAGTCATACTCATGCTCTTACCGCTCATCCCCGCGACATACCGCGTGGCGAGTGGAGAGACGTGGGGAACCGCTTTCTGCCTTGCCTATTCAATGAGTTGGTTGATTTTGTTGAGATAGAACAGGCGTGGCATCATGTCATGTGGGATGAAACAGCACGTAAGCGTTTTGAAACACCGTGGTGGCAACAGCATTGGATGTTTCGGTGGGGTAATAAATGGCGCTGCCCCGATGCCGGTATCGAATATTTGATTTGGGCCAGCGGACTTAAAATAGATGAAAGCATGGGTGTAAGCAAAGGCGAAGAAGGATTCGGAGAACCTACTCATCAAGCCAAAGCTGCCCGAGAAATTCTCGAACTATATCGTTGGTGGAGAGAAGTTTATCCAAATCGCCCTGATCCCCACGATGCAGGTGGTTGGTCAGAGTACTGCGATATGAAACGTAAAGACGGAAGAGATTTTCTAGACTTTGAAGATAGGAACGAAGAAGAGCGAGAAATGAGTCGTGTTGCCTTAAGCAAGACGCAAGAAATCGAAGAAGCTTACGAAAAAGAAGATGAAGAAATGATGATTCGTCTAATTAAAATCCGTCAATCATTATGGACCTAAATGGAAAATATCACCACTGCGGTAGTGAAAAGCAGTACAATCAACAATACGATTCAATTTATTGCGAGCTCTGTAACGAATGGTTAGAAAGGACCTGCGATGACCCAAAATGTGAATTCTGCTCTCAGCGACCAGAAAAACCAAGTCAGTGTATTTAGGATTTGGGTTAATAATATCTGGATTCAAAACTGTGAAGAACACTTGACATACGGAGAAAATCCCTATATACTAAAAGATTATTGGGCCAAGTTTAAATGGTTTCTTAAGAAAAAATATAAAGAACAAAGGAAAATCGATGTCTCAAAAACACGATGAGCTATATAAAAAATATATGTCTTTTAATGAAATCATGTTGGAAGAATATACACCAATGGAAGTAGCTGCTATTATGACAGCACAGGCTCTAAGTTTATATAAAACAGTATTGTCGGAAGAAGAATATCATAAAATGATTGATTTTATCTACGACCGAAAAGACGATGTACAAATATTTCAAGGACCTAATATACAATGAAAGCAGAAACTCCAGCAGAAGGTATTATGAAAACCGGCGAATACGGTGACTCAAAGTTTTACAAAGTAGTCTGTGGTTGCGGTCAGCCCGATCACGATCTTGATTTTGAAGTATCTGCTGAAGAAACCGGCATCAATGTTAATACCTATGTTACTGCCAAAACTGATTATTGGACTGAAGCGGTTAAGAAACGCTACGATATCGATAATCCTTATTGGCAAGAGTTGGACTGGACTGTAAAAGATATCATTAATGGATTCATTACTAGGTTAAAACTCACTTGGTGTATTTGGATTAAGGGTTATATCAAAACTGAAACTACTATCGCTATGAGCGAGCAGCAGGCACTTAACTATGCAGATACTTTAAAAGCTGCTATCAAAGATGTTAAAGATTTCAAAAAGACTGAAAAGGTTTCTAAAGAAAATAAATTAGTTTCTAAAATGGCGGAGCAGGGAGATTGTGTCTAGCCTCTGTCCTATCGTTGTTGTAAGCTGTCTTAGAGACATTAAACTTCTAGCATTACAAGCCCAAAGTATTCATGTATGGTTAGACAAACCACATGATATCTATATTTTAGTAAATGAGATTCGATTTGTTGAAGAATGGCAACGAGAATTTGATTTACATTGCCGATCGTGGTATCAAAAACATAATTTAAAAATAATCTATAAAACAGAGTTTGATTGCTTCTGGAGTAAAAATTCTAGTCTGCACTGGGCCGGATGGGACGATCAGCAGATACTAAAATTAGCGATCGCTACTAAATTAAATTCTGATAGATATTTTGTTTTAGATTCTCAAAATTTTCTAATAAATTCCTGGAGTACTGATAATTATCCAATCATAGACAGCCGTTGCCCGGGAAGAAAAAATCTATATAGTATGAACAAGAATACCTGGGAAGAATATTCTCGAGAGTTTGGTCTCGATATTTCTATTCCTAATACCCCCGTGATGACTATTTCGACTCCCATCTATCTTAGATCCGACAATATTTTATCTTTAATTCAAAATTGGGTTGATCTCAAAAGATTCACTCAATGGTTTACCGGAACTTCTTCGAGTTTAAGTGAATTTGTTTTATATTACCTTTGGTTAGAAAAATGTGGAGGGTACGATACATTCCATTATGATGTTGGTTTTAATAACACATGGAACGGACCTATGATGAGATTAAAGGAAAACAATACTGTTGCCGAAAGATCTTTTTCTTTCTTTTTATCACAATTTGGAAAAAGAAAAAATGAAGCATGGGTGAGCATTACTCATAAGTCATGGAGTTTATTTTCGTCAAACGAACTAAAAGATTTGTCAAATCTGCTGAAAACTCGCAATCTTGTTCTAGAATGAATATATAATAGCAGCATGAAAAAAGTTTCTTCAAGCCCCGACAGGCATACCTTTCAACAAAAAGCATACATAGACAAAATGAAAAAAGCAGATGATCGAGACAAGATAGACGATCTTCAAGCTATGATTGACTTGTATGATCAGTTCAAAATTGATGCCGAACGACGAATACACGATCCCCAGTGGCAAAAGAATAACATGGAATACGATATGCGTATCTGCGATTGGATTTTGAAAAAAGTTCGCGAATCAGATACCTATGCTCAAAATTTATATGCAGCAATGTGTAATAACGATTTCCAAAAACTAGATGTACTTCCTATACTCAAAGACGAGACTTGGGGTGCGTCATGGCGTTCAGCTGGCGGAATTATCGCTGATATGCGCCAAGAAGGAGATTACATCGATTGGTACTGTTCGGGTATCCGAGGTGGGCCGCTGGGTGGTGCTAGCGATGAAAACGATTGGGATAAAAAGAGATATGTACCCGAAGGATATATTACCGACGAGATCCGGAATGATCTCCAAAGTCTTGGCTGGGCAGTGGTGCCTGGGGGAGATTGGGAAAAGTTTGTTTAATCTAAAGGAGAATATTTTCTAAAATGAGCTGGGAACTTTATGAAGTTTGGTCAGAAGACGATGACGGTCACGAAGAGTTAGTAGATACTACTCGAAGTCTTAAAGAAGCTAAATCACTAGCCCAAAAGACTATAAACGAAGGTGCTGTGGCAGTTTGGATCAATCAAGAAACGGGCGATGGCGATTTTAGAGAAATTGATAGATTGACAGCTTGATCTATTGGTGCTATAATAACTATATTAATTAACAAATAGGAGCATTAAATGGCTAAGGTAGCGACCAAAAAAACTCGTGTCACTGCAAAACAAATCGCAGAACATCGTACTAAATCGACCCGAGATTTGAGTCCGAAATGGGATGGTCACGAAACTTGGGATGCCGATCAATTTAGTCGATTCTTCCGCCGTTCAATGGACTATTATCGTTTAGAATTTAGCGGCAAAGATCTTAAACCTAAAGTCATCAATTGGATGAGTGCTAACGGTTATACCAAAGATCAAATCAAATCATTCAAAGATACCAAAGACAATCGTTGTAATCTAACCACCGGTGCTATTGCTGCTAACCTACTGCGTGGTATGCCAGCGGTTCGCGCAGACTTTAACGAAGGCCGTAATACCGCACAGTGGTTGGGATCTCAAATTGCCAAAATCATTGAAGAAGGTAAGAATGATGAACAAGTCGATGACGATGCTGTCGATACCAAGCCGCTCGTTCCTCAAATTTCAATCCAGGATCGTGTTCGTGAAGCTACTTATCCGATGACCGAAGAGATTGAAGATGCACTAGAATCATTTTCACAAGATGCAGAATCTTTTGATCCTAAAGCATTTAAATTATTGAATCTTCTTAGAGGCAAACAGGCTAAAGCCGCTCATGCTCGAATCATCAAAGATTTTTACAAGCGTCAGCATGATGAATATCTAGAACTACAAGAAGGCAAATGCGAACAGCTTAAAGAAGCTTATAGTCATTTGACAAAAGCACAGGTTAAAAAAATCGTAGCGTTCTATCACGAGATTCTCTCAGCCTGTGACATGCTGATGCAAGAAGCTAAAGTAAATCGTAAGCCACGTGCTAAGAAATCTAAACCTGCAGAAAAAATCGTCGAGAAGTTGAAATATCTTAAACAAGACGACAAGCTCAAACTGGTTTCTATTAATCCTACTGACATCATCGGAGCCAAAGAACTCTGGGTGTTTAACATCAAGACACGGAAACTAGGAAAGTATGTAACGGTTGAGTATCAAGAACTTGGAGTCAAAGGTACTTCTATCACAGGATTTAATGAAAATGCTTCAGTGCAAAAGACTTTGCGCAAACCAGAAGAACAGTTGAAAGAATTCAAAGCTGCGGGTAAGGTACAGCTACGCAAGTTCCTAGAGGATATCAAAGCTGTAGATATCAAACTCAACGGACGTATCAACGAAGATACTATTCTACTTAAAGTAGCTTAAACTACCATTCCAACAATATTACCGTTAGCATTCCAAACTGTAATGACTGCCGTGCCGCTAGTGGCAGCTAGTGTAACTGAAGTAGCACTTATCTGTCCAGCGGCATTTGCTCCTACAAAATTTCCTGCTAAATTCACTGCAGAGAATCCTACAGTAGTTGTGCTAGCAGTTACGTTAATTTGAGTAATAGTACCGCCGATATTTCTTATATATACTTGAACTTTTCTCCCCGCTGTTAGAGATCCTATTTGCAATGTTCGAGTAATACCAGTAAAGCCGGCTATCCAAGATGCCAATGAAATTTGATCGGCCAGAACAAGAAAATCGGCATTAGCTGCTGTAACCGATGTATTACCAAAGGTAGGAGAAGTTAAACTTGGGTTCGTACCAAATACTAACGATCCGCTACCTGTTTCGTCGCTGATAACACCTGCCAACTGAGCACTGGTAGTTGCAGCAAATTGACTTAAATTTCCTGTAGTAGCAAGAGTACCTGTAGTTGGTAATGTAACATTTGTTGCTGCGGTGGTAGTTAATGTTAATGCAAAATTACCAGATGTATTAAAATCGTTGGCAGTATCAATATTACCACCTAGAGCTATAGATCTGTTAGCATTTTCAACATTAAAGGTTAATGTTCTACCCGCGGTAAGAGCTGGGTTCGAAGTTGCTACAAGTGTTACATCAAACGCCGCAGAGGTATCTCTTACAGATAAGCTAGTCAAACTATCAACAGTACCTGCGTTAATATCTGGTGTTGCGATCACAGGGGAAGTTCCAAATACCAATGATCCAGATCCTGTTTCATCGCTGATAACTCCAGCAAGTTGAGATGATGTAGTTGAAGCAAATTGATTTAATCCCGAACCGGTGATAGCTAAAGTACCGCTTGTAGGAAGAGTAACGTTTGTTATACCGGTTGTAGTCAATGTCAATGCAAAATTACCGCTGGTTGAAAAATTATTAGCTATATCAATGTTACCAGCCAGGGAAATAGTTCTATTAGCATTTTCAACGTCAATAGTTAGTGTTCGATCCGCGGTAAGTGCCACAGATGAATTAGAAGCAAAGAATAGATCAAAGTTAGTAGTTGTTGTATCTCTTACTTCTAATGTTGTAAAACGTCCAGTTGATGCAGTCGTAGATCCAATGCTGATGTTGTTAATTGTGCCGGCGGTTACTGGATTTATAGTAACCGTTCCGGTACCTGTAGGACTAATAGTAACAGAAGCATTCGCCGGACTTAGGCCAACAGTTGAGTTAGCATCTAAAGTTGTGAAATTTCCTGCTGCTCTGGTCGTTGTCCCAATAGGAGTGTTTTGAAGACTAGTTGCCGTTAATAACTTATTGAAATTCCAACTATCGTTCGACGAAGCATACAATAATGTCGCTGATGCACCATCTACAGATAAACCTGCCCCATTGGCGGCAGTAGCATTTAAGGCGCCTTTGGCTACGGTAATGTTTAAATCTTCGACGTCTAATGTTGTTGTGTTTAATGTAGTGGTAGTCCCATTAACAGTTAAATCACCAGTAACAGTGAGATTATTATTAACAGTAGTAGTTCCGCTCGGAGCACCAATACTAACAACAGTTCCAGCAGCGGCTATGTTTGCTGTTGTCGCAGCTCCGAAAGCATTGATTGTTGTCGCAGTAGTGTTTAATAGATTGAATGTAGTCTGATCGGTTGTTAAATCTCCACCTCGTATTTCTACATCGGATTTGAATATTGCATTACTATCTACAGTCAAAGTGGAATTACCGAGTATTCCTCCTCCAACTGTTAATGATCCGGTTATTTCTGTGCTACCTGTTACAAACAGATCTTGTGTTATTTCTGTGTTACCTGTTACAAACAGATCTTGTGTTACTCTTATATCATTTTCTACATTAAGGTCGCTATTCAATGTAACTGCAGGAACAAACACAATCCCCGACGAATCGTCTGTATCAATAACGCTGCCGTTTAATGTAAAATTTCCTAACTGTATTGAAGAAGCATTAGTGGCTATTACCGCAGTATTGGCGGCGCCGAATGCATTAACTGTAGTTACAGTAGTGTTTAATAGGTTGAATGTCGTTTTGTCAGTAATTATGTCCCCACCACGGACTGTTAAATCTCCCGATATATCAGTATCGGCAATAACAACTAGGTCGCCAGTGCCATTCGGTCGTATATTAATATCCGAGTTAGAAGTATTTCCGTCGATATTATTTTCAAATATTCGTATGCCCTCGAAATTAAGAGTTTCTACGATACCGATCGTTCCTCTAAGATTTACAGTTCCACTTGAAGTTCCTAGTGTCAATACTTCAGTATCAGTATCTGTTAGAATAATTTCGTTACCGGCGATCGGCTCTACTTCGTAAGTTAAACGAACTCGATAATTTACGTATTCTGTATTTCCAGTCCAATCGAACTTTATTCGATAATTTACAGGACCTGCATCTAGTTCAGCATATATATTTTGAATTTCGTATGATGTTCTTGTTAATGTACCTGAAAGATAATCTAAAATTTCCCAAGCTAATGTTGAAGGGTTTTGTCTTTCTAATTGAACATATCCGGTAGTTAGTGCTGCTGAAGATCTATAAATAGCGACGTAATTTAATGTCCCTGGACTCGGAGAAGAAAAATTTAATGTAACTGTATAAACAGCATCTGTCCTCTGGCTTTCGTCTGGACTGAATACCAAAGGATCATCAAGTGTGCCATTACCGGTAAAAGCATCACCCGATGAAACTGACACATTGATAAAACCATCTATTCCTGGGGTTGATTGGATTTTTCCAACCAACAGATTATTCATAACTAGATCATTAGAGGTTAAATTTCCTCTACTGGTAACAGTATGTAAAGTATCAGTTTCAGTTACACCAAAGCTTTCAAATTCAATTTCGTTGTTAGCAACTCGATCAATTCGTATTCCTCGGAATGAAGTTAATTTCAAATCCTGAGATTCGACTCCGGTATTTTCTAATCTTATTGATGCACCGTTGCTAACACCTGTTGGAGAATAGATATCGTAGTCAGGTCCGTTGATAGTGATGGTATCGATAGGTCCTGTGCTAGGATCGCTGAAAACTATATTATCGCCACCTATTATGGTTAGAGTATCACGAACATTATCAGCTTCGATAGTATAGCCGTCGGGATCTACGATTCCTGTACCAATGAATCTAAATTTTCTAAAGAAGTCATAATAGGCAGCAGAATTTGGATATGTGTTGTCATTAGTGATCGTATGGTTTGACCCAGTTCCTGTAGCAATCAAATCAACCGCAGTTCCTGCTCTAGCCTCTACTTCAGTGTTGGCTAATTTTATCGTGTTTAAATTAACAAAAATAACGTAATATTTGAACCCGCTAACGAGTCCTCCGACACTGTTACCATTGTTATTATTATAAACCACACCCTGGCTATTAACGAACCCGTGATTTGGTATCGAGATCGAATTATCTACTAGATTTACGTCTGATACAGGGTTAAAAGTCTTAGAAACTGGCATAAATGATCCTCATCCTTAGTATTTATTGCTTTCCACTTAAGGATAAATATTGGTACTATGAAACAAAACGACCTAGATCAAATCCTTGGCCATCTTGGCACAGCCATAAAAACCATGGCAGATAAGCAGCCGCCTACCGTAGATTATCAAGAAATCATTAAAAATATACCACAGAGATCACTGTCAGCTGATCTTTTACACGGCGGAATAGCTAGAAACTTTGCCAGCACAGGTATCAAGGATTCCGCATCAGTTACTATATTAACTGTTAAAGATACAGGAATCGAAGTTCAAAGAGCAGCTATTCCTAAGCTATTAGGATCAGTTGATATCGAAAACAGATTAACTGCTGAATCTGCTGTTATTACTAAAGACCTTACAGTATCTGGAGTTCTACGAGCTAATATCGATCTAGACTATTTTGAATTAGTAAAACAGATTCCTAAAAGAGCCCTCAGCGGAGATTTAATCGCAGGCGGTACAATTAAGAATTTTGCCAGTTCAGGAATTAAAGATTCTGCAACTTCTGTAAAATTAAACATAACTGACGATAAAATCTATATAGACGATCTAGAAGTTAAAACTTTAAAAGGTTCTGTATCTGTTGAAAAAGATCTATCAGCAGAAAATATTTCTGTATCGGGAACTATCAAAGCAAGCAGGATCGAAGTTCAAGAACTAAAAGCTGATCTTAGATTAGAAAAAACTACACCTTTAGAATTTAAAACTAGTGCAGAAAATTCAGTATATGGTAAAGGATTAATTTGGACTGGTACTGGTGGTACAAAACAACTGCTACTACAAAAAGATCCTGACAGAATCTACACCACAGAAAATTTCGATCTACTGGCTGGTAAATCATATATGATAGATCGAGTAAAAATAATCGATCAAAATAGTCTAGGACCCACGGTAGTTAAAAGTAATCTAAAAGAAATTGGCAGTCTAAGGAAATTAGTAGTTCTCGGCGATGTAAATTTTAACGATGTGTTGTTTTTCAATTCATCAACGAATAGATTAAGTTTTGGAACAGAACAGCCTAATGCCACTTTTTCTATCGTAGAAAATAGCATAGAATTGATGTTGGGCATAAAAGATAAAGCATCGGCGGTTATCGGAACCTACGGATATCATAACGTAGATATTGTCACAGACGGAACTTCAAGAGTAACCATCGGAAATAACGGTAATATACTATTAGGTAATAAAAATAATAATCCTATACAAGTTTCAGTTCATGGTAAGTTATCTGTTGGTGTTAATAATCCAGACCCTAGTGTTGATTTACATATCAACGGATCTGTAAGATTTAATAACAAGTTACAGACACATGGAGTCACTCCACCAAGTAGTGGCTTTTATAATGTTGGAGATATCGTTTGGAACTCAGAACCTAAAAAATCTCAACCAGTTGGATGGGTATGTACTAGATCCGGAACCCCCGGTGATTGGAATCCGTTCGGCATTATAGCATGACTTCATCATTAGTGATCGGGAATGGCGAAAGCCGTTCCCAAGTAGATCTATCAAAATTTTTAGAAAAATTTATTACTATCGGTTGCAACGCTATTTCTAGAGATCACAGAGTTGATCATTTGGTATGTTGTGATAGGAGAATGGTTTTAGAATCTATTTCAAGAAACATTTCGAACATTTACACACGAAAAGATTGGTATAGGTCTTTTAATTTACCATGTGTTAAACAACTTCCCGAACTTCCATATCAAGGTGATAAACGATCCGATGATCCGTTTCATTGGGGTAGCGGACCTTACGCAGTTTTATTAGCTACAGATTTTGTCGATGATATTCATTTGTTAGGTTTTGACCTTTATGGTAAAAATAATGACGTCAATAATATCTATAAAGGCACTGCTAACTATTCAAAGACAGATTCCAGAGCAGTAGATCCTAGCTATTGGATATATCAGATTTCTAAGGTGTTCGACTGTTTTCCAGATAAGTATTTTACAGTTTATAATGTTGAAAATTGGTCTATGCCAGACAGTTGGAAATTGAACAACGTTTCATTTAAAACTATTGACAAACTTCTTTAATTGTTATAAACTGTTGCAATAGTGGTCTTCAATGGCATTCATCCCACTCTAAATATTCTGCATGTCATCAAACTTGCTACTTTTCAAAAGGAGACTAGAGATGGCAAATTATCTTTCTACAAAAACATACGGCAACGATAGAGGTCTTAGTTGCTGTTTTAGACAATGGCGTTCAACACACAGCCATTGTTCATTGCTACACGGTTATTCAATCGGCATCAAACTAATCTTTGAAAGTCACACACTCGATGATCGTAACTGGGTCATGGACTTTGGCGGACTCAAGGCATTTAAAGAGTGGTCAGAATACATGTTCGATCACACATTAGTAATTGCTGAAGATGATCCTCATCGTGCTATGTTCGAAAAAATGGCGGAACTGGGATTACAAGACCAAGGTGGAGTCTGTGATATTCGTATCGTTCCTGCTGTAGGTTGTGAAAAGTTTTCAGAACTTGCTTACAAAGAAATGGATAAGATTCTCAAAACTTATCAGCGTGGAGAATCTTATACCTTACCAAACGGTAAGACATTCGAAGCAAGATATCCTGTAGGAAAATTCGTTCATCTTCGTTCTGTAGAAGTTTTTGAACATGCTGGTAATTCGGCAGTATATGAAGGATGAATAGTTTTGAAAAGATATGGGCCCGGGCAACTGGGCACCTAATGGGGCAAACGGACACCGATCGTCCTGATGTCCCTATCCTAACCGTCCGTGAAGCAAGGATAGCACTATTCTTAAAAACATTTTGGGTGATCATTCATGTGATCACCTGTCTGTTCATTATTGCTAATGTAGTAAGACACTGGTAATGCTAAATGTTATTTGTTTAAAACACGGTACCAAATACGGTCCCGATTATGTTAATAAACTGTACAACATGATTGAGAGGAATCTTACGGTTCCTCATCGATTCGTTTGTTTTACGGACGACGAAACAAATTTAAATCCGCAAATTTTAATTAAAAAACTACCTAACATCTCTATTCAAGGTTGGTGGTGGAAACCCTATATCTTTAAACAAGGCCACTTTGATATCGGAGATGTTAATTTATTTTTCGATCTAGATATGATTATTGTAAAAAATATAAATCATTTTTTAGATTTTGAGCCTAATAGTTTTGTAGGTCTTCGAGATGTGGGTAGAGTTTTTAGACCAGGTTATAAAAAATTAGGTAGTGCTGTTATGCGCTGGCCAGCGGAACAATTTTCATATATCTGGAACGATCTAGAAAAAGATTTAAATCAGACCAGGAGGTTCCAGGGAGACCAAGATTGGATCTGGCACATAGCAAAAGATCATATAAAATTTTTTCCTAACGATTGGATTAGAAGTTATAAGTGGGAAATTAGATCCAGAGATGAATTATCTGGTTTTGGGCCTAGATCTGTTTTTAGATCGGTTAGAAATCCGGTGATTCCTAGAGATACCGCAGTATTAGCATTCCACGGACACCCGCATGTTCATACTGTTCAGGATCCTGTGATTTTGGAAAACTGGAGATAATTCAGTAGATATTCTTGAGGCACCCCATTAGATATCTCATCTAATGTCCATTCAGTCCATGCTAGATCATTTAACCACTGTTCTCTGTCAGGTCTTAACGGATTTTCAATTCTAGACAAATCTAAATTAGCCACTGGTGCTGCAAGGCTTTTAGGACCTACAAATGCAGGAATACCATGTAAAATAGATTCTATTCCGGGATTAGAGCTATAATTAATCACAGCCCACGCATTTTGAAATTCGTCTAAAATATTTTTTTCCGTACTTCTCTGAACATTTTTTTCAGAAAAATTAAAAGAGTACGGACATCTTGGGTGCATTCTTATTTTTATCGGTCTATCTGAATATTTTCTTATTTCATTAACTATTGAATGCGTCCAATCTTTCAATGAAGGATTGGATTCCCATTGAAGGCTTCGATCGTGTTGATTACAAATTAATAAATGATTACCGGAATTCTTCCACGGAGCAAGACTCATTCCTAACAATTTTCTACGTTCATCATTTTTATCTTGGGAAAAATATGAGCCTGAGTTTATTCCATTGATTCCAATCTTCCATGTTACTTCTCTTTTGATAGCACCAATTTCTAAAACTATTACAGGCTTTTTATTATTTCTATAAAGATTCCAAACAGATTTATTTCCGACCATTCTTCCTGCCCAAAGAACGCTCCATATCACAGCAATGTCTCCGAGACCCGAATGTTCATGCACCGAGTGTCCATGTTTTTTTAAACCTCGTCCAAATGCTTCAAAGACTGCTGCGCTATTCAACGCACCAAATTTATTATAGAAATCAAAAATCATACAGTATATATTGACTTTTTCTATAAGAGGTAGTATAATAAGACTATGACTAAACGTATCGGCTTCGCTTGCAAATGGATCGACCATCCCGGTCAGGTAGATGGTATCAAACCCAAAGACGACTGTAAAAAATATAACACAGGTAGTACCACTGTAGCCTGGTTAAATAGACAGAGCAAGGATGTGGCAACGGAAAAGCTCTGGTCATTAATGGAACAGAATATCGAATCGTGCCGCCTGCTTGTTAATCGAGTGGGAGAATTGGATGAAAATCTTAGAATGGTACGACTTAGCAGTGATATCCTTCCTGTCTATACTGAGCCAACTTGGGGCTGGTTTTGGCGGACTGCCGATGTGCGATCAGCTTGCGAAAAAGGATTTCAGCAAATCGGAATGGCGGCTCGTAAGAATAATGTTCGGCTTAGCTTTCATCCTGGTCAGTTTTGTGTGTTGGCTAGCGATAATCCAGATATTGTCAATCGATCGATAGAAGAATTTGAATATCATGTAGATATGGCTCGATGGATGGGATACGGGCAGTCTTTTCAAGATTTCAAGATCAACGTCCATATCGCAGGCAGATTGGGCCCAGATGGCATACGTGCAGCATTATCTCGAATGACGCCCGAAGCAAGAAATACCCTTACAATTGAAAACGACGAAATGACTTGGGGTATCGAGCATAGCCTCGAATTAGTCAAAGACTGTGCCCTGGTCTTAGACATTCATCATCACTGGGTAAAAACTGGAGAATATATTGAAGCTACTGACGACCGTGTTAAAAGGATTATTGATAGCTGGCGTGGTATTAGGCCTGTCATACATTATAGTGTTTCACGGGAAGAGCATCTTACTGACCATCCCACAGACACCCTTCCCTCCCTTGATACGTTAATGGAGAGCGGCCATAAAAAAGCAAAACTCAGGGCGCATTCAAACTTCTACTGGAATACAGCAGCGAATGAATGGGCACTGAGTTTTAGGGATCAGTTCGATATCATGTGCGAGAGCAAGGCTAAGAATCTAGCATCGTTCGCACTGTACGAACAGGCTAAGCAGATTACTTAGCTTTTGGTTTGCGACCGCGACCTGTTGTTTTTTTAGCAACAGTATCTTTGGCCTTAGTAGCTGCTTTTTTGGCACCTGCTTTGGCCTTGGTAGCAACAACCTTTACATCTTCAGCATCGAGCTTGCCATCTTTATTAACATCGGCAGTGGCTTTAACACCTTCTACCGCATTTTGGACAGCAGCTTTAGCATCGTCTGCATCTACTTTGCCGTCTTTATTGATATCGAGACTTTTAGAACTTCTATTAAAATAAACTAAAGCTCCAATCACAACAACGGCAGCAATGATTAAAATTTCCATGGATAATATCCTCCTGTGATTTATTTACAATAAATATCGATATATGTTAAAATTTCTGGAATATTACGGAGAATAAAATGGCCTATAGCGATAAAGTTATCGACCACTATGAAAACCCAAGAAATGTAGGATCATTTGCCAAAGACGACCCTGAAGTAGGCACTGGTATGGTAGGGGCTCCCGCCTGCGGTGATGTTATGAAATTACAAATCAAAGTAAATGAGGATGGTATTATCACTGATGCGAAGTTTAAGACATACGGTTGTGGTAGTGCTATTGCTAGTTCTAGCCTCGCTACAGAGTGGCTCAAGGGGCGCACACTGGATCAGGCAACCGCGATCAAAAACTCAGATATCGCTGAGGAACTTGCGCTACCGCCCGTTAAGATACACTGTTCAATATTGGCAGAGGACGCTATCAAGGCTGCTATAAAAGATTACAAAGCTAAACAGGAAGAAGTCGTTAAAGCAGCATAGTTTGACGTATGCTGTCTAGCATATGATTTTCATAGTCGATCCTGTATAATTATTATTGCAACATGATAAATTATATAGGAGATTAAGATGAAAAGTTTAGTTTTATTATTACCGTTGATTATGTTAAACACACCTGCTCTAGCAGACAAGGAAGTAAAGACGGAAACAAAAAAAGTAGAGGTTAAAAAAGAAAATCCTCATAAAAACTTACATTTGTATTTTTTAGATAGAAGACCTTATACAGCACCAAAAAATGATAACACTAACAGAACTAGCAGCTAAGAAAGTAAAAAGTCATCTAGAGCATAGAGGCAAGGGCTATGGAATTAAAATTGCTGTGAAGACCACAGGGTGTTCTGGCCTTTCTTATGTTTTAGAATACGTAGATGATCCAATAAATGAATCTGTAAGTTTTGTTGATAAAGGAATACATATTTTTGTGGATCCACGAGCACTACCGTATGTGAATGGTATGACTATGGATTGGATGAAAAAAGGATTAAACGAAGGATTTGATTTTATTAATCCTAACGAAAAGGATCGCTGCGGGTGTGGCGAATCTTTTAGAGTGTGAGACACCTACCTTAGGACGTTATCGTTACTTTAGGTGTGCCCGGCTGCTGGGCAGAGCGTTATGGGAGTCGTGCCCCGGAATGGCGCTCTAAGTGAGCATTTTCTTTAAGTCAATGCCAACTATAGCAATATTTTTGCATCATCCGTTATGTGCTGTCGATTCTGTAAATGGTATTATCGAAGCATTATCACCGAATTACAAATTTAAAATATTCACTAAACACGATGTAGAAGATACATATTTTGACGATGTAGATATCGTGTGTTTTCCAGGAGGTCTAGGTGATAGTGACAGATTTGATGTTATTCTTGACAGGCATGTTGATACCATACGTGCTTGGATTAAGGCAGGGGGACGGTATCTTGGTATTTGTCTTGGTGCTTATTGGGCTGATCAATATTACTTCGATATTCTCGAACCAGGTACCAGAGTCCAACAATATATCAAACGACCAGGTACTGATACACACAGGCCCCACGCCAAAGGGCAGCTGGTAAATTGGCAGGGGCAGCTAGAAAGGATGTACTTCTATGACGGCGCTTGTATTATTGGCGATAATATGGATGTTGTGGCTACCTATAGCAACGGTGACCCTATGGCTGTTATACAAGGGAAAATTGGGCTGATCGGTTGTCATCCTGAAAGTCAAAAAGTTTGGTACGAATATCATTCTTGGATGCCCAGGCATTGGCATCACGGCAAACATCATAAACTGCTACTAGAATTCGTGAATCAATTAATGACACGCTAATATTTGCCTACAGGTAGTGTAGAACTAGCTGGCATGTCCCATATCGTTTTCTTATCAATTCCTCTCTTTTGAGCGAATCTTTTTGAATCACATTCTGAGCAACAATGGAAATAATTGTTGCTGAGCCTTCGATGATCCATGTGTTTTAGATCTCTTTCAAAAATACTTCCGCAGTTGTCGCAGCGAAACGTAGCCACGGTCTTTTCCCGCCGATAGCGATGCTCCTTACCTAATTTACTGGTACGAATGTATTCTTGTATTTTTGTTTCACGTTTAAGGAACATAACATTATTTACATTCGGCTTGTAGAATTTTGGGCTAAATATTTGATAATAAGTTTTTATCGGAGCTTCTAAATGCCAAGAAAAGAGATTAATATCGGTATCGAAGGAAACGACGGTACCGGTGACAGTATTCGCGATTCGTTTTCAAAAGTCAATGACAATTTTAGAGAACTTTACAGTTCGTTGGGTCTAGGCGAAGCCTTATCCTTTGTAGGTTTATCTGACACTCCAAACGTAATTAACGAATCCGATGATAACAAAGTTTTAGCCGTAGATGGTATTAACGAAACCATAGTTTTTAAAGAAATCATCGGTAGTAGTACTATTGTTATCGATCATGTTACTATCGACGGAAATCCAAAGATTAGAATTAACTCTTTAGCATCGGCTCTAGTAAATGACGCTACTCCGACGCTGTCTAGGTACTTAGACGCCGCTGGCAAAAAAATACAAAACTTAGAAGATCCGGAACTTGCGCAAGATGCTGTAACAAAAATATATGCCGATACAAAGTTAAGTATTTTCGGTGTCGATGCTATAGATCCGGAAAATAATCAACAAAATACTGCATGGGGTACCATGCAGGGTCCGCTAATCCTTTCAAGAGATCCCGTTGATAATGACGATATTCTATATCAAGGTAAAATTGCCGCTACTAAATCTTATGTTGATAGCAAGAGCTATTCTGCTGCGTTCTCATTATACGTAGCTACCAACGGTGATGATGAAAGACTTAACATTCCAGCTACCCAAAGAGGAAGATCTCCAGCTGCTGCTTACAAAACTATTCAAAAAGCTTTAGAGGTTGCTGAAGAATTAATCAATGCTGCTCCTCTAGAGTTAGGTCCATATCAAAAAACATTAACTTTCAATAACGGCACACAAGATTGTACATTAACTAATATTGTAGAATCTCCGCTTTCTGGTCGAGGAGCCAAAGCCGTAGCAAGGTTAGGTCTAGAATCTTTAGAGATTGTCAATACAGGTACTGGATATATTCAAGGACAAGAATTAACACTGGTGGGTGGTACATTTACAACTCCTGCTAGGATCGAAGTTACGACCACTAACTTTGCGGGTTCAATATTACAATTTAATATTATCGATCCAGGAAGTTATAGCGTGTTGCCAGATCCGATCACAAATATCGGACTCAGCGGTGGTGCGAATAGTGGGGCTAGTATATCCGGATTATTTAAAGTTGTATCAGTCACAGTTACAGACGAAGGCGGTGCTAAATCAGTAAGCATCTCTGGAGCAACAAAAACTAATCCGGTTGTTATCACAACATCCGCAGATCACAATTACGATTCAGGAGATTATATAGAAATTTCCGATGTTGCTGGAATGACACAGCTTAATGGCAATGAATACTATATCAGAGTATTAACTAACAACACCTTCGAAATATTCTTTAACGCAGACCTTACTAATTCTGTAAATGGTACTGCATACGGCACTTATACCAGCGGTGGTACTGTGGTAGAAGGTAGAGACTTTGGATCTGCTTCAGTTATCTTCATAGGAGGCGGCGGCTCGGGAGCTGAAGCTAGAACCACAGAAGTCGGTGGAAAGATTAGAGAAATCACTGTAGTCAATGGCGGATCTGGTTATACTGCATTCCCAACTCTAGAAATTTACCTACCGAGGTTGTTAATCAATACCGATAACAAAGGTACAGATTTCTTCGATGATCTTAGAGAAGGTATGTTAATCAAGGGTCTAGATTCGGGGGCTATCTGTAGAATTGTCAGTCACGACGGAACACGAATCGGTGACGATGAAGTTTTTGATGTAGAGCTCTTAACTGGTGTATTTGACTTTGGCGAAACTCTGCAATACGGTGAGCCAGCCATCGAAAGACAAATTACTGTATTTGTTGAATCAGGATTCTATTATGAAAACTATCCTTTACGTCTAGCGAGAAATATTTCTCTTAGAGGTCAAGATTTTAGAAGAACTATTGTAAGACCTAAACCCGGTGTTAGTGAATCTCCTTGGGCGAGATTGTTTTTCAGAAGAGATCCGGTTATTGACGGTATTAGAGTTTCTACTGTCGAATATGGTTATCACTACTTAACTGATCCTCTCGATTTTTCAAGCACTCCAAAAAACAACGACGAGATGGACGTATTCTTATGTAACGATGCTACTCGAGTATATGATATGTCCTGCCAGGGCCATGGCGGATTTAATATGGTTCTTGATCCTGAAGGTCAGATTCTTTCTAAATCGCCTTACTATCAAGTCGGATCAAGTTTTTCTAAGAGTATAAATCAAAAGACTTTCGCTGGGGGACAATTCATCGATGGTTTCTCTGGAAATCTACAAGGAGTACTACTCAGCGGTGTTAATGAAAGTGACGAACAGGTTATTATCGGCGGTCTTTTAAGAGAACCACAGTTACCAACTTCGTTTATCATCGATGGCGAAATCTTTAGAATCAGCTTGGTTAATAAACTAGAAACTGAATATTTCAGTGCCAAGTTATTATTAGAAGCCAATCGAAGATTCCTGCAAGAAGAAGTAGTAGCTTATGTAAATGCAGAATTTCCAGACCTAGATTACGATCAAGCAAAGTGTTTTAGAGATGTAGGCTTAATCGTTGATTCTGTCGTTGAAGACGTTCTGTATGGCGGATACGCCAACAGTGCCCAGGCAGGAAGATTATATTTTGCCAATGGTGCTACGGTTATTGGTGGTCAAGTTACTCAGACCATTGAGGCTATTGACGAAGCAAAAAGGCTCGCGGTGGCTGTTCTAGTTCAAAACGTACAAACTCCAAGAAATACAAATGGTGTTAGTCAAGTTACCATTAACAGTATCACCGACGGAGGTGCTGCTGAATCTGTCGTCGAAACTTGTTTCGACATCATTGCCAACATCGTAGAAAAAGGCGAAGATATCTATGCTGCCAAAGATCTATTACAACAGAATAAAGAATACATCCAAGAAGAAGTAATACAGTATATCAACGAAACTTATGTATTTGATTACGACGAAACGAAATGTCGAAGAGATCTAGCATACATTTTTGATGCTATCAGATATGATCTCATGTTTAATTCAAACTTCTTGTCTATACAATCAGCATTAGCTTATTATAGAAAATCCGGATTAGTAGCGATAACTGGAATTGAAAAGACTGCTATTATAGCAGCCATGGGAGAATTAAAAACTCTAGTTCAGGCAGAACTGGTTTCTAATGCTACAGCTAGGACCAGAGCAGGAGCATTAATAGATATTATTGTTAATATTATTACTAACGGTACTGGTGTTACTCCGGCATATTCGTTATCTAGTCCTACAAATTACAATACTTCATATCTAGCCGGATACGGTGATGCTAAAGCACAATTAATTGCCAATAAAGAATTTATCAAGGCGGAAATCACTGCTTGGATCGCAGTGCAGGTAGCAGGAACAATATCTCCATTTACCGCCGACTTCTACTACGATGAAGAAATTTGTGCCAGAGACGTGGGTTATATTGTTGATGCTTTAACCTACGATTTGACCTATGGCGGAAATCTTGCCACACAAATCGCTAGTCGGGCATATTTTGCAGGTACAGCATATCAGGGCGGCCCCAATGAAAAATTACAGACATTGGCTGCATATCTCAGATTAAAAACAATCGTAGGTCAAATCATATTAGAAACATCTGTTACTAAATCTGCAGGTAATGCTCTAACACAGAATACAGCTGGTACAGCAGGATCTGCAGGATCTGCAACATTCGCCGAAGCAAGAATACAGGAAATCTACGATACTATTTTAGTAAATGGTAACGAAACCGCAGTATTAGGTGCTCCTACTGGTGTCGGTACAGAAGTTTGGGCAGCTACATATCCGGCAGAAATTTTACCAGATACAACTTGGGTTGCTTCTTTAGGCACAGGTTTAGTAACTGCCGCTGGTCTTTTGACCACAGCCGAGTCTGATATCATCAATGATGTTATAGATTTTATCGATACTAATTATCTCGATACCACATTAGTCTATGACTCTGCTACTTGCAAGAGAGACGTCGGTTATATCATCGATGCACTATCGATCGATATATTCGGTGACTTTAACAATTCAGTAAGGGCAGGTTATTCTTATTATAAGAAAGGTGGAAGATATATTCCGGCTGATCAATTAGCTGAAACTATTGACGCTATTAACTATGCTAAAACTTTGGCTCTTAATATCGTTAAGAGCGAACCATTTGCTAACATAAGAACTACAAAAACATTTTCACCGTCTATAGCTATTGACCAAGCATCTAATATATTCACAATTCCTAATCACGGTTTCACATCAGGAAGTAGAGTTGTATATTCCAACGGAGGAGATATTGACATTCCGACACAAGGTAATGTTCTACAAGATGGTGGAATTTATTATACCTTGGTCATCGACGGACAACAATTTAGACTTTTTGATAACTTAGATCTTTTAATATCAGCAGAGCGAACAGAGACCACTGGATTAGAAATTGACATTGTTAGTACTCCAGGCGCTCTCAGATATATTGGAAATAATCATAGCTTTAGTTTCCATCAGATCACTGATCCTAGCTTAACTACTCCGGAGCTAACTGATGCTGGTGTTATTTCAAACATTAACACAGGTATTGGTTACATTAATACTATATTATCGGGAGGTGATAGTAGTGCTGTTCCTAGTGTGTATCCTCAGTATGAATGTATTTTAGATACCCCATACACCTATACATATCCAAGCAAGGTGGTACTGGGTACTGCTGGTAACAAATCAATGTTAGCTAACGATTACACACAGATCAACGACATGGGATATGGTATATTCGCTACTAACAACGGTTTGTCAGAACAGGTATCAACTTTTACCTACTATTGCTATACAGCGTTCTACGCCCTAAACGGTGCTCAGATTAGATCGTTGAACGGTTCATCAGCACACGGAGTATATGGTCTAAGATCTGAGGGTGCGGATCCTGTAGAAATTCCAGATAGGGTCACATTAAAGTTTCCTGTAGTTCAAACAGCCAAGGTCTATGAAAATATCGGACTAGATGTTAGAAATCTAGAAGAAGCTTTAGAAATATATGTATATGATTGGCAATACCTACCACTTAACGGATCATTAATCGACGTTAATCACACAGGCGATCCGGGAGCTCCATCTAGATTAGGAGTGGAAACATATCAGGTTACTTCTGTTTCTACTGATAATCTTCCTTCAGGTGTAGCACAGTTAGGACTAGCTGCAACAGGAACACCGGTAGGTTTGAAACTAGATGTTCCTGCTAACAAACAGGTAATCATTAGATGTAACGACGAAGTAGTTCTTTCTAATAAAGAAAATATTGTTGCTACCAGACCTTCAACAGCTTTGATATGGGATGAAAACAGAAATAACGTTACTCGTGTTTTAAGTTTCGCTACTTTCTTAGGTCAAGATAATCTAGAAGCAGACGTTGTTACTACTAGCCGAGATGGATTTGATTATGTCTCTATGGTGATTCCTAGAGCAAACAATCTTTCGATCCAGCCGCCAGGACACGGTGGAGTAGGCGATACTAGAATTGCTATCGATTCTCTAAACTTCGAAGATGCTAATAGATTGCTATTTCCTACAACAGGACAGATGATCTATGACGGTTCTACTATTGGAACCGGTGGCATGATATTCGGTTGGGGCGATAGCATCTATGAAATAACAAATTACGAAGTCATCAATCCTGGAGATCCGGATAACGAGTATGGCCGAGTTACATTTAGAAATGTAACATTGACTCTAGCAGAAAATCCAAGTCAAGGTTTAACAACCGCAATTACAGGGATTCCTGGTAACCTTGAACTTTATGCAGGTCTTAGAGCCGGAGCTACTGGTGATGTAACAGTTAATATTTCTACTATGAGAGCTACTGGTCACGATTTCTTAGATATCGGAACAGGTTCTTATGCTGACACAAATTACCCAAGTAACATTTATGGTCCGCCAAGGAATTCAGTTAATCAAGAAAACGAAGCTGTGGAAGTTGGTAAAGGACGTGTTTTCTACGTATCTACCGACCAATCAGGAAACTTTAGAGTAGGTCAGTTGTTTGGTATTGATCAAGGTACTGGAGTTGTTGATCTTGGTGCTAGAATTTCTCTAACTAACGTTCAAGCTCTGCGACTTAAAGCTGGTGCTCAGGTAGTTGAATTCTCAACAGATATTACATTAGGTGGTACAGGACCAGCTGCTAACGATCAAGTACCAACAGAGAATGCTGTTAGAACATATATCGATAAACGTCTTGGTCTAAGGCACACAGGAGGTGTATTAGGAACTGGCTTGATTGGTCCTGGATTCTTACCTCTAGACGGTAGTGTAGGCATGAAAGCGCCGATCGACATGGACAACTTCACTATTAAAAATTTACCGTTGCCGGTTAATAATCGTGATGCTGCTCCGAAAGATTTCGTAAGGTTAGCTAATCTAAGAGACGCACCTAGCGATTGGTTAGATCCTACTCCTGCGTACAACACCGTTGATGCTCAAATCTTAGCATTTACTGGAAGCGGAGCAGGATTTATCAACGTGACTGTAGCAGGAGACATCACTGTTTCTAGATCGAGTAGAACACTAACGGCTACCTTAAGTAACAGTGTTGTTAGCAATGCAAATGTAAATGCAGCAGCGGCTATCGCGCAATCTAAATTAGCTCTTAATTTAGCTGAATCTAGGTCAGCTGCTCCGACCGGAACTGCTGCTCAGAAACAAGCATTAAGTGGGTTATCTAGTTTCGATGAAACACAATTTACAGTCACCGACGGATACGTGACCGTAAAAACATCAACCGGAATAACAGACGGTATTCCAATCACCAAAATTACACACATCGATCCTACAGTGATCAACGTTACTGATAACAGCAGTTTAGCTACTACCGGTAAGGTGTTAGGTCGAAGAAGAGGCAGCTCTACCGGAGCCATTGTTCCAATTGATTTTAGAACTGTCATTGAAGACGGTGACGGTCTTGCTAGAAATGAAGTGCCTAGTCTGGGTGTCGTTGCTCGACTTGATACAGGCGTCGGGTCTGGAAAATTTGGAACCATTAGCTACGGTAATGGAAATAATAACGGACATATCGTACAGCGAGACACTACAGATGGTGGATTTTCTGCAGGTACTATAAATGCTATAGCGGTAGGCGTTACAGGAAATATTACAGCAGCGGCCTTAAGGATTACTAGAGGAACAACTACACAAACTGTAATTGAAAGAATAGCAGATGGCGCACTAACTGGAGATCACTATACACAAATCAATGACGGCAACGGAGCTATAGGAATTAGAATCAACACATCAGTTGGTGGATCTGGCGACACTGCTAAACAATATACAGATTATTATGCTCGCATACATAACTTCAGAGATAAAGCAGGTGGAGCTGGAACTGTTAATGTTGGATCAGGTGGTAAATTAACTACCGGATCTACGGCCAACGGTGGCACTATTGAAGGTCAATGGAGTCTAGGTTCTGGATCTCGAATGCAGGCTACTTGGGCTGACTTAGCTGAATATTATACTGCGGATCACGACTATCAGCCTGGTACAGTTCTAGTTTTTGGCGGAGATGCCGAGGTTACTACGACTAACAAAAAAGCAGATACAAGAGTAGCTGGGGTAGTTTCGGAAAATCCTGCATATCTAATGAATGCAGAGTGTCCGGGGACTAGGGTAGCCGTAGCTCTACAAGGTCGTGTTCCATGTCAGGTTATGGGCAAAGTCAAAAAAGGTGACCTAATGATCAGTGGAAATATGCATGGTGTAGCTGTTTCTGCGGGCTCAAAAGCACAAGCAGGAACGATTATAGGTAAAGCATTAGAAGATTACGATTCCGATGAAGTGGGTGTAATCGAAGTTGCTGTAGGAAGATTATAATCCAAAAGTTGGTAAATATAGGATATAGAGTAAAAATATGGCGATACAAACTATCAATTTAGGAAATGTTGTAAATGACGGTTTAGGCGACGATCTACGCACGGCATTCCAAAAAGTTAATAATAACTTTGCTTCTTTAGAAGCAGAATTGTCTGCGACTGGAGAAAATATTGGTAGTTCGGGCATAGGTATTTTTAAACAAAAATTAGAAGAAAAATTACAGTTTAAAAAACTTGCAGCCGGTGACTCTACTGTGATCATAACCGATGATACAGTAACTAACACTGTAAAAATTATCGCACCGTTACAAAATACATTCACTACTATTGTAGCAGGCGGCGAGAATGTATCTGCTTCAACACCTACTAGTTCTGTGTCTTTTGTAGCAGGAGATAATATTTCTATTACCAAAGCTGGACAAAATATCACAATCTCAGCTTCAAGATTATCATCATTAGATGGTGATCTTAATTTAAACAATTTTGATATAGTAGGTCTCGGTGATATTAATATCAATGGCACTGTTACTGCTAATAATTTTCTAGGCACAGTCTATGGCGAAGATATAAGACCTATCAGCGATGCTGTCTTTGATTTTGATTTCGGGCAGATTGTTAGAGGTAGTTACAACAATGTTACAGAATTTTTATTAAGCAACGGTGATTACGACTTTGGAACTATTACATCACCATCGGATCTAGAATTAGAACTAGGAACCATATAACGGAGAACTCGAATGGCATTAAAACTAAGAAAAGGTACTGACGCAGAAAGATCATTGGTGACTTTCTCCGAAGGTGAATTAATTTATACAACTGACACTAAACAGATATTCGTAGGTGACGGTTCGACTGTTGGAGGCGTGTTTGTTGGTCCAGCGAGTTCTGAAGCATTTTCGTTAGGTGGAAATTTAACACTTAATGGCTACGATATCGTAGGAACCGGAAATATTAATATTAACGGAAATATAACAGCATCCGGAACTATTAATTTAGGTGATAATGCCAGCGACAATGTTGTATTCAATGCTGATGTAAATTCCGATATTATTCCTAATACTAATAACACATTTGACCTAGGTAGTTCTAGCGCAAGATGGGCTGAAGGTTGGATCAACACGATTACTGCTACATCAATCAACGCCGGGACCATATCCGGTAATTTAACAGGAAGTGTAGTAGGAGATATTAAAGGTAGCGTATTTGCCGATGACTCATCTATATTAGTAGATTCAACGAATGGTGTATTACGAGGAACTCATATTGGTAATGTTACTGGTAATGTTACTGGTAATGTTTTAGCTACAGATAATTCAACTATGGTGAATGCTACTTTAAAGACATTCACTGGAAATCTCACTGGAAATGTCACTGGTGACTTAAACGGTACCGTTACTGGAGCATTTTCTGGACAATTATTAAACGGTGCGGGAGAGGTATTCTTAGATACTACCAGCGGTATAGTTCCAACATTACCGGCCAACATCATCGGTGATGTTGAGGGATCTGTGTATTCAGATGCTAGCACTATGTTAGTAGATGGAACTAACGGTAGGATTATGTTAGATGGTACTGTTGATACCAATATCATTCCTCAAAATACCAATGTACATTCTATTGGTTCAAATGCTTACAAATTTAATAATGCCTATTTAAATGGTACTTTAACCATCGGCGACAAAACAATCAGTTCTAGCGATGAAAGCTTATTATTTAGAGGGCTACTATCAACTCGCTCTCCTGTAACTGTAACATTAGATGGCGATATCGTTGGAACTAGCATTACTTCTTTCAAAGTCAATGACACTCTAGGAATCGAAAATGGTGCGGTATTTTATCTCCCAGGAACAGGATTATTAACTGTACAATCTACCAGCGGTGGAGATACCGTTAATACAACAACATCATTTACAGCATCTGATGCTGGAGATGGTGACGAAGTGATTTTTTATAACCCGGAGATCAGAGTAGCTTCTTATAGAAATAGTACTCCGTCTCAACAGGGCCAACCCGGAGATGTTAAAGGAATGGTCTATGCCGATACCAGTTATATCTATGTATGTTATGCTGATTACACCGACGGTCTTAATCCTATCTGGTCAAGATCTGCTATAACATCATGGTAATAGGAATTGACTATGTCTATAAATTGGACCACTCCCCAGGGTAGTCTAGCAACCATCCAGGAACGAACAAGACAAGACATAGAACTTGTAGCAACTTCAACTTCCGGTACTGTTAATTTTAGCCTTCAAGCAGGCAATCTTCCAATCGGACTAAGACTTGAAGGTAATAGAATAAAAGGAACTGCATTAGAAGTTAGAAAAACTACAACTTCTAGATTTGTTATTAGAGCCGAAGATGCTGAAGAAAAGAAAGATCGAACCTTTTCGATCACTGTAGAAGGCGCCGACGCTCCTATCTGGGTCACACAGGAAGGTCTATTACCAGTAGGTCCCAATTCAACGTTTTTTGTATTAGATAACGACAAAGTCGATTTTAGATTAGAAGCACTAGATCCAGACATTCCAGCAGGTGATGAATTAGAGTATTACATTCCATGGAATGGTGGAGAGCTACCACCAGGTCTTTCTCTTTCAAGCGACGGTAGAATTTCTGGTTTCACTGATCCTATATTTGCTATAGATTACGACATTTATAGCGGTAACTTTGACGAGCAGTTATTTGATTCTGCTCCTTACGATCTAGGCATAAGACCAACTAACGGTTATGATACATTCGGCTTCGACGAACAAAGCTTTGACTATTTTGATTCGAACGTTTTTCCGAGAAGACAGACTAGATATTATCAATTTGTAGTAGTAGTATCTGATGGATTGAACGAAACTAGAAGAAGTTTTCAGATCTATGTTGTCAGCGAAGATTTTTTAAGAGCAGATAACACCATAATACAAGTAGGAACAGGTATCTTCCGAGCAGATAATACCTACATTAGAAATCCTATTTGGATCACTGAACCAGATCTTGGTATGCGTAGAGCTAACAACTACGTAACTGTATATCTAGAAGTTTATGATCCGCCCACATTACCTGGAACTATATCATATCGATTTGAAATCGTCAATCCGGAAATGACAGCAACACTGCTAGAAAGAGCAGTCGATCAGCAAGATTATTTTGATGTAGAAATCAAACCAAATATCAAAGGCGAATATGCTGTTCCGAAAAGAAATCAGAAGGTCGCTATTGCCGAAGTATATAATTTTATCGACAGCACACTAGGTGCTTACACTATAAGAACTGTTCAAAATATATCAGCTAATAGATATAGGTTATATATAGATCCCGATGTCACTGCTCGAGTCCGTAGCGGTGCTGAATTAATCATAGGAACACCTAGCGAATTACCTCCAGGATTAGAACTAGACACTATTACCGGAGAACTTACTGGTAAGATTCCGTACCAACCTAGAATAACTAAAACTTATAATTTTACTGTAACTGCTACTGCATTCAATATTGATGCAGAAGCTAGAGCCTCTACTCCTAGAACATTTACAATTGATATTATCGGCGAAATAGAAAGTGGAGTCCAATGGATCAGTCCTCCGAGACTAGGTACTATAAGACCAAATAAGGATAGTATGCTATTTGTCGAAGCAATTTCAAAACTTCGAGGCGGAGCGGTGTTATTTGAGTTAGAGTCTGGAAAACTACCTCCCGGATTAAAATTGTTACCTTCGGGAGAAATAATAGGAAAGGTCAATCAATTTGGTTCAGGTACCGTTGAAGGTCTTACTAGATTTTATGAATGTGACCCTAGAGATTCGGTAACAAAAGAATGTTTAATTGATTCGAATAAAAATTACAACTATGTATATGATAGCGGTAAAACTACTTTCGATAAAAAATATACTTTTGTTGTCAAAGCTAAAGATATTTTTAACTATGCAGAAAGTTCTAAAACTTTCCAAATAGAAGTAGTTTCTGAAGCAGACAGTGTTTTTGCTAATCTATTTGTCAAAGCCTTCCAGAAAAAATCTAAAAGAAATACCTGGTATAATTTTATTTCAGATTCTGCAGTATTTGTTCCTGAAAAAATTTATAGATACGGAGATCCAGCATTTGGAGTGCAATCCGAAATTAAAATGCTATTGTACGCTGGTATCGAAAGTGTAGAAGCTATTAACTACATACAGGCCATGAGCCGAAACCACTACCGAAAAAAATTACGTTTCGGTAATGTAAAAAAAGCCGTGGCTAAAGATCCCATAACTCAGGAAATTATCTACGAAGTTGTGTATGTAGATATCATCGATAACTTACAAAAAAACGGTGTAAGCATCTCCGAAACTGTCAATTTGCCAAATCGAATAAGCAGTCCTGTATTAGTAAGCGGAGATTCTATCACTGTAGATAGTGATATTCCTTTTATCAGCGATCGAGATCATCAAAGAATATTTCCAAACAGTATTAAAAACATGAGAAACCGTTTAAAAAATATTGTTATAAATGAGGATGACTCTACATCAAGAAACATAGACAGAGATCGAACATATTTTCCTCTCTGGATGAGGAGCATACAGCCCAACAGTTTCGTTGAACCTGGATTTGTAAGTGCGTTACCTTTGTGTTATACTAAGCCAGGACAGGCAGATAGCATAATTTTAAATATTAAAAATAGTGGATTTGATTTTAAAATATTGGATTTTGAAATCGACAGATACCTAATCGACGCCATTGACGGTGTTTTAGAGGATAAATATCTAGCATTTCCGCAACGTGGAGAAAAAGAATAATGGCAAGTGAAATTATATTCAGCACAATAGACGAAGAATTTCCTGCAGCTGGGCAGGACAACGATACCCAAGGTTTTAGAGATAATTTCAGTATTATCAAAGCTGCTTTGGCTAAGGCTTCAATCGAGATCGGTACGTTACAAAATAACACTGCCGGGCTCGAACTTAGCGAAATCGAAGGAGGTAGTGATTTCAATGAAAATCTTATTTCTAATGCAACGTTAAAAGGCAACATAGAATCATTAGTGAGTCAAGGTTCTAGAACTGGATCTGTAGAACTTAATTTTGGTAACGGAAACTATCAAGTCGTTAAGGTCGAAGGAGGAAATATTGATTTTAACGTGGTTGGTTTCCCTCAAGAAGGTGCTGCAAAGATTACTCTCGAATTATTCGGAGACGGAACTGCAAGAACTGTTACGTTCTCAACTACCGATGCAGGACTAGTTACATTCAAAAAAAGTAGCGGATTTCCCGGAACCTTACAAGTTACCAGCGCAGATAATCCTGTATTAATCGAAATTTATACAAGAAAGAAAAATGCAGATCCTGGTCTTTTGCCAAGGATTATATTTCTTAATTATCTAGGACAGTTTGCATAATGGATTTTCATCCGCTCGGCGGAGATATCGGCACTATGAAAGATGCCGAAGTCGAAGCCAAATTACAAGAACTAACCAAAAAATACTTCCAGGCGCAACGTTTGGGCAATTATCAGCTATTGACACAGCTCTCAACTTTTGTTAATATATACAGAACAGAGTTAAACTTGAGATATCAAAAAGCAGCAAAAGCATCTCAAGGTAACTATGACGGAGATCTGGATCAACTGATAAATGTGGATTAACACTGACAAAGACCTAATAAAAGGATTACTCAATCACGGACCTACAGTATTAGAAAATGCTGTAGTTTCTGAGATCAGTGATAACTTTTCAAATTATCTAGATAGGATAGTAGTAGAAAAATTAAACTATCCTAAACCAATCACTGTAGATAAAATTCCAATAACTAGAAGGTGGTTTATTCCTTCGGAATACAAAACCATGGACATACAGAAATATTTGGTAGATCTATGTCCAAAAGAAAACTACGATAGATTACATACAGAATTAAACCTATATCGCGAATACGATATGCTAGATGTGCTTTGTGCTATGAAATATATCGTAGATACACTAAGATCTAATAACATCGTCTGGGGTGTCGGACGTGGATCTAGCGTGGCCAGTTATGCACTCTATTTGATAGGGGTTCATAAGATAGACAGTGTTAAATACAATCTACCAATAGAGGAATTCTTCAAAGGAGAAACAAATGGGTAAAATTTATAAAACCATGCAGGGCAAAGAAATTGACATGGAAAAACTAGCACTAAAGAACGAAATGGTGCAGGCTGTAGGAAACGCTAGAGTAAATGCTCGAGGCGACGAACTAGGTCCGGGCGGTCAAGTTATTAGGAAAAGAGAAGATATTCTATCAGAATATTATTCTAAGAATCCTAGAACAGTAAAAGAAGAGACACCAAAGAAAAAGAAAGGTCAATAATGGCAAAAGTTAAAGGAAATATCAAGCCTCTCCACAAACGAGTTGCGGTTACAGATATGGAGTTTGGTGAAAAAATTAGTTCTTCTGGTTTGATCATTCCTAGCACGGACGGAAAAAGCAGCGGAGTTCATCCTCGCTGGGGCAAAGTTTATGCCAAAGGAATCGAAAACACTGACGATTTTGATATCGGGCATTGGATTCTTGTTGAACACGGTCGATGGACTAGAGCTATCACTGTTGAACAAGACGACGGGTCTGAAATCAAAGTATGGGTTGTTGATGAGAACGGAATTATCGGTTGGTCAGAAGATGAGCCAGAGGAGATGTTAGTCGGAGATTTAAGTGTCGGAGTTGCACCACCTGTTAATTTAGAAGGTTAAAATGAGTAATCCATTTCGCGATCAAGAAAAGTTCATGCGAGCCTGTGACCAATCAGTCGAAGGCTTCAACCAAGAACAATTTAATTTGTATGTTAAACTCATCGATGAAGAGTTCAATGATGAACTAAAAGCTGCCATAAGTAATAACGACCCTGTAGAAACACTAGATGCACTCTTAGATATACTAGTTGTAACTATCGGTGCAATACATAGTATGGGTGCAGACGGTGAAGGTGGCTGGAAAGAAGTCATGCGAACCAACTTTGCTAAGATTGACAAAGAAACAGGCAAGGTTCGCAAACGCGAAGATGGTAAGGTTCTTAAACCTTTGGGTTGGACTCCTCCGGATCTCAAACCTTTTATTACCAAATAAACACAAAGGGCTTGACTAGCCCTTTTTTAACCTGTATAATTTTTAAATGAAAATCGGTTTCACATGTTCAACGTTTGATCTGTTTCATGCAGGTCATATCATGATGCTCAAAGAAGCAAAAAGCCAATGCGATTACCTTATAGTAGGTTTGCAGACAGATCCTACTATTGATCGACCTAAAGAAAAAAATAAACCTGTACAAAGTGTATTTGAACGATTCGTGCAGCTACAGGCCTGCAGGTATGTCGATGAAGTTGTCGTATATGCTACAGAAAAAGAACTAGTAGATATATTGCTTTCCTATCCTATCAATGTTAGAATATTAGGCAATGAATATGAACATAAAAGTTTTACCGGAAGAGCCGAGTGCGTTTCTCGTGGAATAGAGTTTTATTTCAATAATAGATCGCATAGTTTTTCCACTACAGAATTACGGCAGCGTGTTATAGATGCCGAAGCAGACAAATTTTTAAAAAAGGTAGATAATAATGAATGAATATGAAAAAAATATAGAAATAATGAAAGATTTAAAAAATCGTTTAGATGCTGTGATTAACAAAGAAGAGTCAAAAGAACCAGCAGCCGATGTTAATTATAAACATCCCGATCCCATCAAACACAAATATATTAGTTTTGCCAAAAGTGGTTTTAGGATTTTAGCAGGTATTGCACTATGCTATAGTATGTTTTGGCATGCTGGCGGTCTTTTAATTCTAGCAGAAGTTTTAGGAATTGCTGAGGAAATGGTATGAAGGAATTATGGGTTGAAAAGTATCGCCCTAGTAAAGTCGATGGATATGTCTGGCGAGATGAGAATCAAAGAAAACAAGTAGAATCTTGGATCAAAGACAAAAGCATTCCGCATCTATTACTGAGCGGTAGTCCAGGTATAGGTAAAACAACCATGGCTAAGATGCTGATCCACGAAATCGGAATCGAAGATTATGATGTTTTAGAAATCAACGCATCGAGACAACGAGGTATCGACGAAGTTAGAGATAAAATTACTCAGTTTATCTCTATGATACCATTTGGTCCGTTCAAAGTTGTACTCTTAGACGAGGCTGATTATCTAACTCACGAGGCCCAGGCTGCTATGCGTGGTGTTATGGAGGAATATGCTAGTACCAGCAGATTCATATTAACCTGCAATCATCCTAATAAGATAATTCCAGCCATCCATAGTCGCTGCCAACAATTTCACTTTGAAAAGATCGATCAAACAGAATTTACCGCTAGGGTAGCAACTATCTTAGTCGAAGAAAGTATTGAATTTGATCTTGATGTTCTAGATCGATTTGTTTCTACGACATATCCAGATCTTAGAAAATGTATCAACCTTGTACAACAAAATGTCACAGATGGGAAATTGTTATCTCCTAATCAGAATGATGCAGGTATGTCTGACTGGAAATTTAACATGGTGGATCTTTTCAAAGCAGGAAAAATCAACGAAGCACGTAAAATGTTATGCGGCAAACTCCGTGCTGAAGAGATGGAAGGTGTTTATCGATGGCTGTATGATAACATTTCATTGTTTGGAGATGAAAAAACTCAAGACTCAGTTATCATGGCCATTAAACAGGGGCTAGTAGATAATACTCTAGTAGTCGATCCAGAAATCAATCTTTCTGCTACATTAATTAAAATTGCTAGGCTTGTGGAAAAATGACCTATCTAGTTACAGAAAACTGTATCAAATGCAAACACACAGACTGCGTTACAGTGTGTCCTGTAGATTGTTTTTACGAAGGCCCTAATTTCTTAGCGATCAATCCAGACGAATGCATCGACTGCGGTGTGTGCGTTCCCGAATGTCCTATCGATGCGATTGTTGCCGATAACAATCGAGACATTGATGTTATTTTTTGGACTGACTTAAATCGTAGGTTGAGTAATAAATGGCCCAACATCACTAAAAAGAAAGATCCGTTACCAAATCACAAAGATTGGGATGGAAAAGAAGACAAATTAAAATTGCTAGAGGAATAAATGGAAGGTAGATATATGATCGTCAGCTATCTCCAAAAACCTAACGGTAAATGGGATGAGCTAACCGAATTTAAGAAGCACTATAGAATGAAACACATTCAAAGTGCTAAGGTAATCTTAGACCTTAAAGAAAAAAAAGTTATTAAAAACGGATTGAACCCCAGCGCATCCTATGAAGATATGCTGGAGTTCTACAAACGTGTATTAGGTCCTAAACTAGATCCTCACCTCCCATCTGAATAATCTTTGTAAATTTTAAGAATTTCTTTTACAGCATCGTGACGCTCAACGTCCTTTGCTGTAAAGTGACAGACATCGACATGTACATGATTCTTAAATTCATCAAACAAGCCTAAAAATTCTAAAAGACCGTTCGATGTCGGTCTATCAGCTTGTTGAAGATCCCCAGTCACTACCATTCTTGAATCGTCTCCTATTCTAGTTAATAGCATCTTCATCTGACTTGGTGTTGCGTTCTGCATTTCATCAGCAATTATAAAACTGTTTTTAAAGGTCCTTCCTCGCATGTAGGCCAACGGACTAATTTCAATCACCCCCTCTTTAATCATTTCTTCGATTTCGTTGGCATAGTAGTACTCTTCAAAAACGTCAAAAATCGGCCTAGTCCAGGGTTCCATCTTCTGCTGAAGCGTTCCTGGTAGAAATCCGTGTTGTTCATCTACGCTTACAGCGGGACGAGTAACCACAATCTTATCAACTTCCCCTTCTTGGAACAGTTTAACTGCCCATTGACAGGCTAGCATAGTTTTGCCCGTGCCCGCAGGCCCTATAGCAAATACTATGTTTTTCTGTTCATCTTGGAGTTTTAAGAGATAGTTCTCTTGATTGAGGTTCTTAGGATATACTAGAACTCGATTTTTCTTTTTTGGAAGGAATTTATTTAGTTGTACTACGTTATCATATGGCTTAGTTGCCAGGTTTTTTGCTGATTTTCTTTGTTTCCTCAAAGGATAGCCTCCTAATAAAGTGAGCGGCACGGACCTTCGAACCCGTAGTGTCCGCACCGGACACAAAGTTATTTAACAGCTTCCGTCCAAAATAATAACTTACTATATCGATTATAACGAAATAAATAAGTGTAGGGAAAATCAACATGCGCGATATCAAAGATATATTACATAACATTGAAAACATATACGGTTCTAACAACGCTCTTAATACGCTAAAAGACTTTGAGCGTGTTTTAGACGAATTAGACGTATATGTGTATGACAACTGGATCGACGGAGAGCTAGTTGAAGGCCCTGTTGAAAGCAGATACTGGGTAACCTGCACTTTTATGTGGTCCTACGAAAACATGCCGGATCCTGCAGGTGGGCAGCGTTTGTTAGATTACGGCTGCAAGGTAGCTTTTTACAAAGATAAAGTATCAACAGTAAGAAAAATTAAAACACCCGACGATATTCGTCCAGGTACAAGAAAAGGCAAGATCGATCTTAAAAATGTGTGGATGGTAGAGATCAAGATTCCTAAAAAACTAATGTTTGATATTAATAAGGGTTACAAAGATCTATCTAAAAATAAGATTTCCCAAGACGAGATAAAAATCGCTGATACTGAAATGATGGCAGAACCTGCAGATCAGCAACTAACACAAAACATGGCAGGACAATAATGACAGAAAGAATACTAAGAGAAGGTCTCAGACCTAACGATCTAGAAGATATGGTTTATAATGTCTTTGAAGTCGATGCATTCCAATCAAAGATGGGAGATGATCGAGACGTTTGTGTGTTGAGCTTTCGTGTTAAAGATAGATCTCCTGCTAGAGATATGATGGAATTTATCGAGAAAGGCTATAGTTATGTATTAGATGCCGATGTAAGCGCAGGTGAAGATCGTCACGGAAATTATCATGTTTTTGTAGAATTACCGAGAGGACAGCGATTACCCGAGTATATCCAAGAAATTACTAGCGGAGTGAAAAGACTAACCGGTATTGAAGAATGGAAATTTCGTCACTACAAAAGTTTCAAGAGCCACGACTTGTCTGAAGAAAGTTTGTCTATAATTCCTCAGACTCCTGCAGACTATGATATGATGCTAGAAAATATCAGAGTCGAAAGCATACAGAAATTTTTCTCTAAAACATATAAAGAAGAACTTATCGTCGAAGGTAACAAAGTTATTCTTAAGAAACCATTCGGAATACAGTTCAGTTTTAACATACAAGATTTCGGAAAGATTGATGAAATTCAAAAAAACATTACCGAAACAATGAAACTAGATACAAAGAGCATGGCTGAAGTTATGTGGCTCACTAAAGTGTTAGGTGACTTCAACATAAACAAGTATGGTGATACATTCGTTCTCGAGGACGGAAAGAAAACCATGATCATTAAAATGGAGAATTAATAATGAGCGGATTTACATTTGAGTTTAAAAAAGAGCATCTAAAAGAAATTATCGGACCGAATCCTTATTTGGATTATTGGTACAATGCTATTTGCGAAATCCTTCCAGTATATGAAATCCATACACCAGAACGTGTAGCAGCATTTCTAGCCCAGTGTGCGCATGAAAGTGGTAACTTTAAATTCCTAAAAGAAAATTTAAACTATCGTGCAGAAAGTCTAACAAAAACATTTTCTAAATACTTTCCAGATCTAGCCACAGCGAAACAATATGAAAAACAACCAGAAAAGATCGCCAACAAGGTCTATGCTAATCGTATGGGCAACGGAGACGAAGCCAGCGGTGATGGATTCCGTTATTTAGGTCGTGGTCTTATTCAATTAACTGGTAAAAACAATTATACATTGTTTGCTGCCGCGATCGATACACCATTAGAACAAATTCCAGAGTACCTACAGACATTTGAAGGTGCTATACAATCAGCTTGCTGGTTCTGGGAACAGAATAATTTAAATCAATGGGCAGATAAAAAAGATATTCTTACACTAACCAAACGTATCAATGGTGGTACTATTGGTCTAGCAGACAGAGAAAAACATTATAAACACGCATTACATATGTTCGGGATTCATTAATCATGTTCGGAATCGGTGGCGCCATTAAAGCAATCGTAGCACTTATTATAGTGCTTGTAGTCGCTGTTGGCGGGTATTTTTTAATTAACCTTAAAGCAGATCTAGCCATAGCTCAACAAAATGCCAAAGCTCTAGAAGACGGAGTTAAAGCACAACAAGAAACCATGGCTCAGATGAAAGCAGACCAACAAAAAATCAAGGAGCTGAATAATGAACTTAACACCACAATTAAGCTACAAAACAAAGATATGGAGAATCTTAAAGATAGGTTCTCAACAACTGCCAGTGGTGAGAAGCGCGACTTTGGTAAAACGGCAGCAGCCAAACCAACTTCATTAGAACGTGCTGTAAATCGTGGAACCCTAAATGCTATGCGCTGTCTAGAAATAGCCAGCGGAGCAGAATTAACGGAAGCTGAAAAAAATGCAACTAAACCAAGTGAGATCAATCGTGAATGCCCCTCGTTGGCTAACCCTAACTACAAGCCTGCTGCTGGTAACTAGTCTTACCGGCTGTGCCAGTTTCGACTTCTTAGGGAAGCGTGAGAAGCCTATTGAGATCACAACTAAGGCAGCAGAAAAAACTCCATTAGATATTGCACAACCAGATCCTTTAAAATTAAAACCGATCGAATGGGTTTTAGTAACTCCGGGCAATCAAGAAGAAGTATTTAAGAAATTAGAAGAAAAAGGCAACGACCCGGTGATATTTGCATTAACCGCCGACGGTTATCAACAGTTGGCTGTAACTATCGCTGAATTAAGAAACCTAATCAACACACAACGTAATATTATTATCAAATATAAAGAGTATTACGAACCTAAGAAAGAAGAAACTAAAACCGAAGAAAAGAAATGAACAATGAAGTAAAGGAAATCAATTGGTGGCAGAAATTTCTTAGAAAAAAAGCTAAACTAACTTATTGGCTGGGCTCACAGGTCTATGTTATTGAAGTTTGCGATTTTACCGAGAAGTCACCAGAATGTATAGTTTTCAAAGATTATTATACTAAAAAAGCTATTATGGTCAAACATAATATTCCTATTACCTATGTGTTGGAAGAAGTAAAATGAGTAATGAAGGAGCGACAAACATGGGGAAAAGATTACAGGCAGAATCTTTTTACGATCAATTTGACATAAATCAAGACGGTATCGTTTGTGATGATGAGATGGCAAGAGCAGAACAAATGATGATGATCGAAAATGAAGATAAAAAACAAGATGCTCAAAGGAATATGGCATGGTTCGCATTAGGCGGTATGTTGCTATATCCTTTTGCTGTAGTACTCGCTATATGGTTGGGTTTAGAAAAGGCCGGCGAGATTTTAGGAGATATGGCTGCTACATATTTTGTATCAGTGGCAGCTATCGTAGCAGCGTTTTATGGTAAAGAAGCTTTCGTGGCAAAAAATAATCCACCGGCTCCTGCGCCAACAAGAACTTTTGGGGCAGCACCTAGGCCAGCACCGAAGGGACCTGCACCGCAGCAGGATCAAGAAATCTAAGGAGATTAATATGAAATTATTTGCAACAGCGTTATTCGCAGGTATGATGGTGATGGGCACAGCCGCATGTGCTAAAGAAGAACCAAAAAAAGAACCGGTAAAAGCCGAAGAAGTTAAAAAAGATGCGGCAGCGCCTCAATATAAGACTGTCTGTTTAGATGTACAGGGCAAAGACGGAAAACCAGTGATCGATGCTAAGACCGGTAAGCCAAAACAAAACTGTACCAAAGTTCGTGTCAGAGAAAAGTTTGAAGGCACTAAAATCGAAGACGCTAAGAAAAAATAATCACTCTTTGACATTTTAAGAAAGGTATAGTATAATTATTACTATACCTTTTTTCATCTATGACAGATTATTATAAAATATTAGGCATTAATAAAAATGCCACAGCAGAAGAAATCAAAAAGGCATATCGCGGTCTTGCGATGAAGCATCACCCCGATCGTGGCGGTGATGAAAAAAAATTCAAAGAGATCGAAGAAGCTTATAGAATTTTGAGCGATCCTGCACAAAAAGCCAATTACGATAATCCAAATCCGTTTGGCAGCGGGAATATAAACGAGGAAGTTTTCGAGCAGTTTTTTAGGAATCCTTTTGGATTCGGTAACGGTTTTAGATCCTCTCCAAAAAATCCTAGCATACATGTAACCATTGACATAACTTTAGAAGATGCGTTTCGAGGAAAAACTATAGATGCAGAAATAGGATTGTCAAATGGAAAAACTAAATTAGTGTCTATTAATATTCCTCCCGGGATTGAAACAGGAATGCAGGTAAAATATAACGGCATGGGCGAAACCATACACCCAAAGTTACAACCCGGAGACCTGATAGCTACTATCAGAGTTATGAATCATAAAATATGGCAGAGGCAGGGCGATCATCTTATCTACGAAAAAAGTATTTCTGCTTGGGATGCCATGTTAGGATCAACTTTAACAATAACAACTATAGATGGAAAGATGTTAAGTATTAATATACCATCCGGCACACAGCCAGAAACTACGCTAAGTTGCAAAGGTGAAGGAATGCCTAATGTAAGATCAGGACAAAGAGGGAATTTATTAATTAAAATTAAAGTTGAAATACCGAAAAACATTAACAAAGAACAGGCAAAATTAATCGAGGATATAAAAAAGTATGGAATTTAAACTAGGGCCTCACGAAACATTAGTGCAGGTTAGTACGACATGGGAGTTTGATAAAGATCAGAATGCCGAACAGCTTGAAAAGGCTATGTGTGAATTTATGATTCAGGAAGGTGGTATTGGTTTAGCAGCAAATCAAATCGGATTATCAAAACGTGTATTTGTTATGGGTAGCAACAAAATCGAAGGATTCCCGACTCCGTTTGCATTGTTTAATCCAGAAATTTTAGAAGCTAGTGAAGAACAATCATTAGACAAAGAAGGTTGTCTAAGTTATCCAGATTTGTGGATAAATGTAAAAAGGCCAGCTGTGATCAAGGTAAGGTATCAAAACAGCAAAGGCGATGTCATCGAAGCTGGTATGAGTGGATTGATCGCTAGATGCTTTCAACACGAATTAGATCATCTTAATGGCATTTGTTTTATAGACAAAGTCAGTCAGATGAAGTTACAATTAGCAATGAAAAAACTTAAAAAGAGAAAGTAATTATGTTAGAACCAAGTGAAAAATTACAAGCGGTTTTTGAAAAAGCGATTGACATCGCTCAAAGACTAAATCACGAATACATTACCTTAGAGCATCTTACTTTCGCTATAATGTGTGATGACGAGATTTATAATAGTCTAGGTGAGTTTGGTGCTAACAGCGAATTCATTAAAACTAATCTAGAACATTTTCTAAAAAATCAACTTAACGATATTGTTAATCCTGAAAATAAAAATAAACCACGCAGAACTAATTCTGTCGAACGTGTATTGAATCGATCATTTACACAGGTATTATTTTCTGGAAGGCAAAGAATTGAAGTTGAAGATGTATTAGTTGCCGTATTATCAGAAAAGAAAAGTTTTGCATATTTTTATCTAACAAAAGCAGGAGTAGTTAAAGATAAACTGTTGCAATTCTATCAAGGAAAATTTGAACACGAAGAAGAAGAAGGAACTAGAGCGGTGGCAGTACATCCTAACCAAATAGAAAAAATCCTAAACGCATACTGTACTAATCTGTCACTGATGGCTAAACAGAAGAAAATTGATCCAGTTATTGGCAGAGATGTTGAAATTGAAAATATTCAATTGATTCTGGCTCGAAGATCTAAAAGCAATGTTCTGTTAGTAGGAGATCCCGGCGTTGGTAAGACTGCTATCGCAGAAGGTCTAGCACGTAAGATTTTTGAAAAGAAAGTTCCTAAGTTTATTCAGGATCATCAGGTTTATACTTTAGACATCAGTTCGCTGTTAGCTGGTTCAAAGTATCGTGGTGATTTTGAGGAAAGAATGAAAGCAGTTCTTTCTGCCTTAGAAAAGAAAGGAAAGATCATCCTGTTCATTGACGAAGCACATATGATGAACGGTGCAGGTGCTGCTAATGGTTCTGCAAACGATATGGCCAATATGTTGAAGCCTATGCTGACCAAAGGTACTATGAAGGTTATCGCTTCAACTACTTGGGAAGAATATCGTAAGCACTTTGAAAAAGATCGCGCACTAATGCGCCGTTTCCAGCGTGTAACTATCGACGAACCCACACCAGAACTTACTGTTAAAATTCTTAAAGGTGTAAAGAAATACTACGAGCAACATCATAATGTTAAGATTACTGATGCTGCGATTGAACAGGCAGTTAAATTATCTATCAAATATATGCCGGATAAAAAATTACCCGATAAGGCAATTGATATATTAGATTGTGCTGCTGCTCGTTATAAAATCAAAGATTTTGACGGATCGGATTCAGATATTATTAACTTTGTTGATCTCGAACAAGTCATGTTTGAAGTTGGTAAAATGGTAAATCTTCCGTTAGAGTCTGTGGCAGAAAGAGAATCAAAAAATCTAGCCAATCTAGAATCTTCTATGAAAAATTCAGTATTTGGTCAAGACGATGCTGTTGATAATCTTTTAGATAAAATTTTTGTTGCTCAGGCAGGAATGAAGGCTCCTAATAAACCTATTGGCTGTTTCTTATTCGTGGGCCCTACCGGCTGCGGTAAAACAGAAACTGCTAAACAATTAGCAGAAAAAATGAGTATGCCTCTTGTACGTTTCGATATGAGTGAGTATCAAGAGAAGCACAGTGTTGCACGATTGATCGGTGCTCCTCCTGGCTATGTAGGCTACGAAGAAAACGCAGGACAATTAATTACCAAACTGCAGGAAACTCCAAACTGTATTCTACTGTTAGACGAAATTGAAAAATCACATCCAGATGTTTCTAATATTCTGTTACAGTTCATGGATAATGGGTTTGTTACAGGTTCTAACGGGAAACAGGCCGACGGCAGAAACACTATACTTATTATGACATCGAATCTAGGTGCGTCTGATAACGAAAAGAATACTATCGGTTTTGGAGATCTAGCTAAAGAAGGTGAAGATGATAAAGCAGTTAAAAAATTCTTTCCGCCAGAGTTTCGCAATCGCTTAGATGCTATTGTTAAGTTTGGAAAACTTTCTCAAGATACTGTTAAAGTTATCGTTGATAAATTCGTCCGTGATCTTAATAATCAAATCAAAGACAAGCATGTTGAGATTGTTCTAGATGAAAGTTCTAGAACATGGTTAGCTGAAAGAGGATATGACGCTAAAATGGGTGCTAGGCCGCTGGCTAGACTTATTGACAATGAAGTTAAATCTCCCCTTAGTAGAAAAATCCTGTTCGGGGATCTTAAAGAAGGAGGAAGAGTTTTTATCAGTGCTATCGATAATAAACTAACCTTTACTATTAAAAATCTCGGAGATGAATTATCGAAACTTGAAAAACGAGCCTTTAAGCATCAGAAAAGAATCCAAGACGGTCAACCTCTCTTAACAAATGAACAAAGTCAAGCAAACTAAAAGGTCCTTTTACGGTAAGTGGTTTTATAAAATCAGTCTTAGCTTAGAGGGATCCTTCATTCTAAGGAATAAAGAGTTATGCGAAATATCCTCTTATATTTCTTCTATGAAGGGAATAGCCTACAATACACATAGTTCAAACTATAAAATCCTTAAAAACAAAGATAACCTTATAAAGATAGCAGAGTTCCTTTTACCGTACCCTAAAGATCTTTACGGAATGAGAAGTGAAACAGGAATTATTGATTTTTACACCAACGACAAAGCTTTCTACGAACATCTTATCGACGAATTCAAAGATATAGTACGAATCTGCTATCAACCAGATACTGAAAATCTTGACGTTCTAAAAGAAAAGAAAAATATCATAGTTAGAAAGTTACCTCACGATAGATACAGATATAAGATTTTTTTACTTCCTCATAAAATCAAAGATGATCATCAGAAAGAATCCTTTTTATCCTGGATTGAAACACAAGATGGCAAGATAACTTTAACACCAGCTGTTAAAGAATGGTTTATGGCCACTAGGTGGAACTGGGATCGTAGATATGTATTAGTCGAAGATGAAAAAACCCTCTTAATGCTTAAGCTAAGAGGCCCCGAAGCAATAGGCTCGATTTACGATTACGTTATTTCTGATAAATAGTTGATGTCCAAAGAAACCACCATTTTACTTGAAAATATAACCGTCGAATCGGTAAATTCTGATCTAATCTATTCTGAAAAACAGAAGGGTTCTGGGTATCATAAACTCGACGACGGCTTGCATACCTATGTATATTCAGTGGATAGTTTCGTTGGTTCTATAAAATTGCAGGGTACTCTAGAACTTTATCCCGGTGATAACGACTGGGTTGATATCGATGGAACTGTTTTCGACGGTGACAGCACTATATCTAGCGATCCAACTGGCAATTTCGTTGGTAATTTCATTTGGATCCGTGCCGCTTACAATCTGCAAGACGGTACTATTCAGCAAATCCGTTATAATCACTAAGTACTAATCAACGATAAATATAGTATTGCTCCACGAGGAATACTATGAGAGACATATTATCTAAATTAGACGCTTTAATAAGCGAAACCGCACTTCGAGACAAAGAAGATCTAGAAGCTAAAAGACAGGCTCTAGCTGATCTAGAAGCCGATCCGATAGCTAGTCAAGACCCAGAAATTTCAGCAGCCATCGATCAGCGCAAAGCTGATCTAGAAAAAGAGGCTAAATCTAAAGGATTTACAGAAGACGAAGATCTTTATCAGATCGGAGACGATTTTGGTATCAGTTTTTCTGAAGATTTCGAAGTTGGAACTGAAATCGTAGATATCGTAGAAGACGGTATCGTTATCGATCTAGACGAAACAGCGTTCGAATATCTAACACAAAATGGTTTTACATTCGAAGAGATACAGTTAGACGAAGAAAAACAAAAAGGTCTAGATGGCAAAGCCTGCTGGAAAGGTTACAAGCGTATGGGCACTAAAATGAAAGGTGGCAAACGTGTAGATAACTGTGTTAAGATGGGCGAAGATATTGACGAAGAACAAACAGATGAAGCCAAATATCAAGGACGTGAAGTTCCATTAGGCAAGCCCATGAAAGGTGATGTCAAGAAATCTAAGGTCTATGTTAGAAATCCGCAAGGCAATGTTGTAAAAGTTAATTTCGGCGACAAGAAGATGCGTATTAAGAAATCTAATCCTAATCGCCGCAAGAGTTTCCGTGCTAGACATAACTGCGCCAATCCAGGTCCAAGACATAAAGCACGTTATTGGTCATGTAGGGCTTGGTAATATGAAATTAATAGAATTATTTTCTCGTCCAGATCCGGACAGTGATGACAAAAGAAAAGATCCTAGATTAGATCATGAGATCAATTATGCCGATGATTTAAAATATTTCATCGACAACGAAGATACTGTTTTATCAAAGTTTTTCTTTCCAGCTATCGACAAACAAAAAAGAATGAATGATCAAGAAGGTTCTTTTAAATTGTATATAGATCCTGTTTCTAAATCAGTTGATATATATTGCAAAAAATTTAAGCTAGATGATATTAGAGATAAGATCTTTAATAAAGAAATAATTTCTGATGTTGCTAAAAAAATCGCCAGTGAGCAAAGCGAGCATATCAAGAAAAAGGCCTACGACGAAAAATGAAACTAAGACAGCTATTTGAAAGTTCTGGTAAAACAGCGGCAGTCACATTTGGCCGATTAAATCCCCCTACCATTGGACATCAAAAATTAGTCAATGCTGTATTAAAGCAAAAAGCCGATGCACATTTTTTGTTTGTTTCGCAGACAACTAAAACTACAGGAAAAAATGCTACTCGTCTTGCAAATCCTATACCTTTCGATATTAAATTAGGATTTGTACAAAAAGCTTTTCCGAATATTAACATCGGTGATACATCAGTAAAAACAGTAATAAGTATGCTACAGTTTTTAGAACAACAAGGTTATGAAAATGTTATTTTTGTAGGCGGATCAGATCGTGTTGCAGACTTTGAAGAATTGTTTAATAAACAAAATGGTATCGATTACAATCTTAAATCAATTCAAGTAGTATCGAGTGGTGAAAGAGATCCGGATGCAGAAGGTGCAGAAGGTATGAGTGCTAGTAAAATGCGGGCTGCGGCCATTGCTGATGATTTTAAATCGTTCAAAACCGGATTGCCTTCCGGCTTGCAAGGAGATGCTGAAGAAGTATTTTCCGCTGTTAAACAAGGATTAGAACCTTGGCTTGAACAAAAAGTAGGTGAAGGCGTCAAATCAAAAATTGCAGGAGCTGCGTTGGCCGCTGCTAATTTACTAGGCAGTCCAGCACAGGCAGCAGAAGAACCTGCTAAGCCTATTACTATTGCCTATGTAATGATTGACGGAGAAGTAAGAAAATATAATTTAGGTGATAAATTTAACAATGCTCGTGATGCTGAAGAATTTATTAGCAGCGTTTTAGATAAAAAAGGACTATCAGGTTACACGCTAGATATCAAACACGGTTATCCTAAAAAGAAAGATGTTAAGGAAGCACCTATAGAATTTGATCCAGACGAGCCGATGAATCCGATGATCTACGGTGCCGGTGGCAATCCTGCTAAACTACAATATAGAATGATGCGGGCTGCTAATCAATTAAAAGATCTAGCATCAAGATCAGAAAAAGCATCTCCTGCCGAATGGCAAACTATTTCTAGACAATTTGACGAGCTGTCTATGAACATCGGTCAAATTAAACACGGCTTAGAAGAATTAGCCAAGCAACGAAAGAAAGGCGGAGTTCGTAGCCGAGGCATTGATCCAACCATAGGTTAAATTATGGATTTAAATGATTTAAAAAAATTAGCAGGGATTAACGAGTTCAAAGGTTATAAACCATATGAAGGTAGTAACGTTTCTATCACAGGTATGGAAAAGCAAGAATTAGAAAAAAAACATAATATCAAACCCGGAACTCCCGAATGGTTCCAGCTATGGTTTTCAAAACCTTATCTAACCGGAGAACCACCAGTAGGTAAAAGAAAATGATCGAAATTACAGAAGCAGCTAAACAAAAAGTCATAGATTTATTAATCGATGAAAATAATCCTAATTTAAAACTTCGTACCTTCGTTCAAGGTGGAGGTTGTTCTGGTTTTCAATATGGCTTTACATTTGACGAAGAACAGAACGAAGATGATTTCGAGATTATGCTTAACGACAAATATAAATTGTTAATAGATGCTATGAGCATGAATTACATGCAGGGTGCCGTGATAGACTTTAACGATGATATCATGGGATCTAATTTTAATATTAAAAATCCTAATGCACAAACAACTTGTGGATGCGGAAGTAGTTTTTCGGTGTGATATTATGGACAAGACATTAGCAGACTATATTAATAGAATAGCAAATTTAGAAAAACAACTAAAATCTCCTCAACAAGAAATCATTCCAGAAAAAACTGAACACTTAGTCTATCCGGAACCAAACAGTATAGATTCAGACGAAAAAAGAAATCCTTACAGCAAAGTATGAGAGCACACGAAATACAACCTAAAAAACTAGTCATCTTTGACATTGATGATACTTTAGTCAATACTCAGACTAAGGTTCATGTAATCAAAGACGATGAGGTTGTTAAAAGTCTTAATAGTCACGATTTTACTCATTACAAATTACAGCCGGGCGAAGAATTTGATTTTGGTGATTTTCGTAATGCTAGAGAGTTTTTTGAAAAAAGTCGTCCTATCATTCCCATGATGAATCAACTTAAGCGTGATATCAATACAGGCAATAAAGTTGTTATGGTTACTGCACGAGCAGACTTCGATGATAAAGAATTATTCTTAGATACTTTTCGTAAGTACGGAGTTGATATGAATAAGGTACATGTTTATCGTGCAGGCAATATCAAGGGTGGAACTACAGAAGAACGCAAAGCACATATCATTAAAACACTGTTAGACAAAGATAATTATTCTAAAGCCATAATGTACGATGATGCTAAACCCAATCTTCATACATTTATAGATCTTAAAAAAGACCATCCTCGTACAAGATTTTATGCTTGGCATGTAAGTCTAGACGGGGAAGCATCCGAATACATGCGAGAAGGTATAGTTTCTGAAAGAAAACGTAAGCGTAAAAAAGTTCGTTGGGCAGCTTATGGTCCAGGACCTTACGGTGGGTATGGATACGCTTCAGGGTATAGCGGAGCAGTGGGCGGTGACGGCGGTGGCGGTGGAGTAGGAGAAGGATGGAAAGATTGGGTAGGCGGTGCTGCATTAGGAACCGCTGTAGCTGCTGGAGGACCTGCTGCTTACGATATCTATAAAAATTATCAGCAAGATAAAGAAACTGCTTCATCAATCTCTAAAGCAGATGATACAAAGAGTAATTTTGAAAAAGGTATTATTAAAATTTCAAAAGACGCTATACCTAAACATCTAGTCACCGGTTCACCACATGAAAAGTTTTTAACTAAAGAAGCAATCGCCGCAGGTATCAAGGGTGAAGAACTAGCACAATTCTTAGCGCAAACAGCACACGAATCACATAATTTCAAATCGATGGTTGAGTATGGCGGTTCATTAGATTTTAAGAAATATGAACCTAAGTTTGTCAAAGATAAAAAAGGTAAAATTGTACAAGTTAATCCCAAAGCAAAGACATTAGGCAATGTTAAAAAAGGTGACGGTGCTCGATACAAGGGTAGAGGATATATACAACTCACTGGAAGATATAACTATAAGAAAGCAGGCGAGGCATTAGGTTTACCTTTAGAAGCGAAACCCGAATTAGTAGAAAAGCCAGAAGTAGCCGCCAAAGTGGCTATATGGTTCTGGCAGAATCGAGTACAGCCTCGAGTAGATGATTTTTATAATACCAAAGCAGCGACTAAACCTATCAATCCGGGATTGAAAGGTCTAGAAGATCGTAAAGAAAAATTCGTAGATTTTAAGACAGCAATGAAATGAGAGCATTTGAATTTATCATAAAAGAAAATAAAAAGAAAGATGATAAGTCATCTGAACCTGAATCCAAACCTACTATGCCTAAGGGCACGGTAAAGGTAGATGTAAGTGATGTCTATGATTGGTACAAACTAGGACAGCATATTAGTAATCTTAAGGGTCTAGGCAAACACGATTTCGGCAAGGGCCCTCCAAGTGCTATATTATCGTTTGGCGACGAAGATACTGAACACAAGTATATTAACGCTCTAAAGAAAACAGGACTTGACACTACTGATATAGATCCTAAGGCACATGAAAAGAAAAAAGGTCAAAAAACAGATAAAACTTATAATGTAGGAGAAAACTTTGCCGACGGTAAAGTAAAGGGCAAAAGCCGACCAGGACGAGTAAAACGTGCAGGTGCTAGTTGTTCTGGTTCTGTTACAGATCTACGCAAACGTGCTAAAAATTCTTCCGGTGAAAAGGCCAAAATGTATCATTGGTGTGCTAATATGAAAAGCGGTAAATAACATATGAGATTCGAAGAACTTACTAAACAGTATAAGTTTTTTAAAGCTAAGGTTAAAATTAAACAACCTGGCTATTCTCAACTGATTGATACTACTGTAACTGCTAAAGATAGAACCATGGCACAGCGTTTATTAAAGGCTCAATACGGTAAAAATTCAGTCGTCGGAACTGTTACGGAAATAAAATGAAACTAAAAGAAATCATAAGCGAACGTGTTAGAGATCCAGAGGATTGGGACGAGGGTAACACTGAACCCCCAAATAACTTCGCTGTTTATATCAATGGTAAAAAATGGAAAGTGTTTAGGGGTCGCGGTACTTATGCCGACGATTTTAAAGAAAAACAACATTTTCAGCAGTTGAAAGACTGGGCTCGTAAAAAATCAGAAGCTACGGGTAAGAAATGGGAAGTTTATATCACCGGCGAACAAGCTACAGAAAGTATCAAAGAAACAGCTACGGCAGGTACTACTAGTGCTGCTAATGTCAGCGTAGGGGCTATCTATAAGAATAAACCCGGAAAAACTCCTAAAAATAAAGACGGAACCGCTAAAAATGCTCTAGATATGAAGGGCACTAATCTACTCACCGGCGGCAGTATCAAAAGATAAATATACATATGAAAAAACAAATATTCAGAGAATTCTCAGACGATACAGAACAGCCTAAAGTAGATGATCACGAGGCTAAAATGGCTCGTGCTGACTTGTACAAGCTCAATGAATATTCTGCTAAATTGTTCAAAATGATCGAAGAAGATGATGAATTAGATGGTTGGGTACAAGCGAAAATTACCAAGGCTTCGGATTATCTATCCAGTGTTTATCATTATTTAAAATACGAAAGAATGTCAGAATTACAAAACTCATCAGACGATCAAGTTGAATCTATAGATGAATCAGTTTCTCAACAAATTTCAGAATCTTTAGCCAGCGAATGGCAGAAAATTAAAAACCAAGGAAAATAAAATGGATTTCAACAAACTACTTTCTAAACTCAAAGACATCGACCCAACTAATGTTTTTGATCCTAAAGGCGTTTCTGCTGCTGCTACCGAAGCGGTAAAACCTGCGCCAGCTGTTAAACTAGACGAAGCAGCTCAGCTACGTGTGTTAGCTGGACGATCTACTATTCTTGCCGAAAGCGAATTAATGGAAAAGAAATTAACTGCTGCCGAAAAAGATAAAAAAGAAGAAGTAGTTAAAAGCATGAAGAAAGATAAAAAAGGATTCATGAAACGCTACGGTGAAAAAGGCGAAGAAGTAATGCATGCCACTGCTACTAAGATCGCTAAAAAGAAAGCTGAGAGTGTAGAAGAAGGACAAGAAGATCTAAAAAAGGTTGGCGATAAAGTTAAAACTAGTAAAGGCGTAATGACTAAAACTGCTACAGGTTTGAAGCATGAGCGTTCTTATGAAAAAGAAAAAGACGAAGATGATGATAAGCCAGCAAAGAAATCAACAAAAGTCAAAGAAGCAGCTAAGCCAGACTTCTTAGACATCGACAAAGACGGCGACAAGAAAGAGCCAATGAAGAAAGCTGCTGCTGACAAAGACGGCGACAAGAAAGATGGCAAGAAAGGCATGTCGGCCAAGCAAGAGAAATATTTTGGCAAGAAAAACGAAAGTGCAATGATGCCAAAAGGTAAGAAGCGTCCTGTTAAGGAAAGCGTCGAACAAAAATTAACTTTTGTAAAATGCCTCCAGGCTGTTAAGGAAAGCAATGGTTCGTTACAAATCGACCCGATGGATAAAACATTATGGACATGGGCTCAGAGAGTAGCTGCTGCTAAAGCAGGTACTGGTGCGAAGGCCGATGCTTATGCTGCCAAAGTATATGAATCATACGGCGGTGAGTGGTCATTGTATAATACATTAGTCGAAGAAAAATAATTCGTTTTGGTGAAATAAAGCCGGTCTTTGATTGACCGGCTTTTTTTATGACTATATAATAGTCCTATAAGGAGAATTATATGGCAAAGATGTACGGTCCCGAAGAAAAAGCAAAATTAGAAAGATTGATCAACGAAGGCGGTAACGTGCTCCGTGAGATCGAAGATTTACAAGAAGGTCTTAAAGAAACAGTCAAAGCTGTTGCAGAAGAACTACAAGTTAAACCTAGCATTATCAATAAAGCAATCAAAATCGCACATAAAGATAACTGGAAAGATCACGAACAAGAGTGGGACGAGATCGAAATGATTTTGGGCGTTACTAAGCGTTTGCCTGAATGACCACATGGATCAACAAGACCGTAGAATGGATCAAGCAAGATTATAGAGAATGGCCGTTAAGATGCGTACTCGAAATCGTTGCTTGGTTTATGAGCATCGGCTGTACGATTTGGATGGGAGCTACATTACCTAATCCTCCGTTTATCTACCTGTATCCATTGTTCATTGTTCAATGCACTATATTCGGTTGGGCTGCTTGGACTAGACGTTCAACTGGCATGGTAGCGAATTATCTGTTAATTGTCACTATAGATATCGTAGCACTGATACGTTTGATAAGTATGTAAGAGTAAGGTTTAATCAGCCACAAATGATTTTTTGGTTGGCCAGCCGCAAATGGCAAGGAGAATAGATGAGTTACGTAGATGCTTTCTACGACAGAGAAAAAGACCTGATCTCTGTTGTTGAGCGAGACACAAAAGGTCAAAGACATTTCAAAGAATATCCTGCCAGGTACATATTTTATTATCCGGACGCTAAAGGAAAATACAATAGCGTCTATGGCGATACATTAAGTCGTGTTAGTTGTAAAAATCTCAAAGAATTCCACAAAGAATTAAGAATACACAGTAATTCTAGATTGTTTGAAAGTGATATCAATCCTATTTTTCGATGCCTTGAAGATAACTATCTCAATTCAGATGCTCCTAAACTGAATGTAGCATTCTTTGACATTGAAGTCGATTTCGACCCAGAAAGGGGATACGCATCACCAGACGATGCGTTCATGCCTATCACTGCTATCGCTGTTCATTTACAATGGATGGACACCATGGTGTGTTTAGCAATACCTCCAAAAACTATGACCATGGATGAGGCTAAAAAGGCTGTTGAAGAATTTCCTAACACACTGTTATTCGATAACGAAGCAGATTTACTCAATACATTTTTAGATCTAATACAAGATGCCGATGTATTAAGTGGTTGGAACTCTGAAGGCTTCGATATTCCCTATACCGTTAATCGTGTGATCAAAGCGTTAAGCAAAGAAGATACACGAAAATTCTGTCTTTGGGATTTAATGCCGAAGAAAAGAGAGTATGAAAAATACGGAAAGGCTGCTGTAACGTATGACCTTATGGGCAGAGTCCATATGGATTACCTTGAACTTTACAGAAAATATACCTATGAAGAAAGACATAGTTACCGATTGGATGCAATCGCCGAATATGAGCTTGGAGAAACCAAAACTCAGTATGAGGGAACGTTGGATCAGCTCTACAACAACGACTTCAAAAAGTTCATTGAATACAACCGCCAAGACTGCGCACTTCTGGACAAGTTGGACTCGAAACTCAAGTTTTTGGATCTAGCCAATAAACTTGCTCACGAAAATACAGTGTTACTACAAACCACAATGGGTGCTGTGGCTGTTACTGAACAGGCTATTATCAACGAAGCCCATCGTCGAGGTATGATTGTTCCTAATCGAAAGAAACGTGACGATAGCGAATCTACACAGGCTGCTGGTGCGTATGTTGCTTATCCTAAGAAAGGCATCCATGAGTGGATCGGTTCAGTTGATATTAATTCACTTTATCCATCGGCGATTCGTGCGTTAAACATGGGTCCAGAGACTATTGTAGGACAGTTGCGTCAAGATTATACCAAGAACTATATCGATGAGCAAATGGCGAGACACGGTAAATCTTTTGCTGCGGCTTGGGAAGGGTTATTCAGCAGTCTCGAGTATCAATTCGTCATGGAAAGAAATGTTGCCAAAGAGATTATAATCGATTGGGAAGATGGAAGTTCTGACACATTATCTGGCGCACAGATATACGACTTAATTTTTGAAAGCAATCAGCCTTGGATGTTATCAGCTAATGGGACTATTTTTACCTACGAAAAAGATGGAATCATTCCTGGATTGCTAGCTCGATGGTATAAAGAGCGTAAAGAAATGCAGGCTAAACTTAAAGAATGTATTCAAGCCGGCAATAAAGTCGAAGAAGAATACTGGGATAAGCGACAGTTAGTTAAAAAGATTAATCTAAACAGTTTGTATGGTGCTATTCTAAACGCAGGCTGTAGATTCTTTGACCAACGTATTGGTCAATCAACCACTTTGACAGGTCGAACCATTACTAAACATATGGCTTCGAAGATCAACGAAATCATCACAGGTGAATACGATTACAAAGGTAAAGCGATCATCTATGGCGATACAGATTCTTGTTATTTTTCAGCATATCCTGTGCTAAAGAAAGAAATTGAATCTGGTAAAATTCCTTGGACTAAAGAAACGGTGGTAACTTTATATGATCAAATCGCAGACGAAGTCAATGCCAGCTTTATCAAACTCATGCAAGACGCCTGCCACTGCCCGAAGACAAGAGGTGATGTCATCAAAGCAGGTCGCGAGATTGTTGCAAGCAAAGGACTCTTCATTACTAAAAAACGATATGCAGTCTTATACTACGACAAAGAAGGTAAAAGAGCAGACGTTGGCGATTCTCCTGGTAAAATCAAAGCCATGGGACTTGACCTAAAACGATCCGATACTCCTGTAGTTATTCAAGACTTCTTGAGTGAAGTTTTGACTAAAGTATTGAAAGGTGCAGAAAAAGAACAAGTTTTAGAATATATTACTGATTTTAGAACTGAATTCAAAACTAGACCTGGTTGGGAGAAAGGTTCGCCAAAACGTGCCAACAACATTACCGAATACCAAGCTAAAGAAAAGAAAGCTGGTAAGGCTAATATGCCAGGACATGTTCGTGCTAGTATCAATTGGAATACTTTAAAACGCCTTAACGATGACAAATATTCTATGGCTATCACTGACGGTGCTAAAGTAATTGTCTGTAAGATCAAAGATAATCCAATGGGCTATACTTCAGTTGCATATCCTGTTGATGAACTTAGACTCCCCCAATGGTTCAAAGATTTGCCGTTTGACGATGGCGAAATGGAAACCACAGTCATTGACGAAAAACTAGAAAACCTGATTGGTGTCTTGGAATGGGACATCAGTTCAACAAGGACCGATAATACATTCAACAAATTGTTTGATTTTGAATGATTTCAAGGTTGATTTTTATTCAAGATCTAAATATAATCTTAATATACATGGAGACTCTCTAAATGAAAGACATTTTACAAGACATCGTATCACATACGCAAAACCTAGGCTTCTTAACAACTGTTAAAGTAACAGGCACAGAAGAAAAAACCACTATCAATTCAATGGCTGACGACCGTTCGGTTATTATGGAGGCAGAAACTGCTAACCCTTATCCAGATATGATCGGTGTGTTCGGCATGCCTCAATTGCAAAAATTAAAATACCTATTGGATGGCTCAGAATACAAAGAAGAAGCCAAGATTACAATAACAACAGCAGAACGCAATGGCGAAGTTATTCCAGTAGGTATCCATTTTGAAAACAAAGACAGTGACTTCAAGAACGATTATCGTTTTATGAATCAAGAAATTATTAATGAAAAGATGAAGACTGTCAAGTTCCGTGGCGTTAAGTGGGACGTAGAAATCGAACCAAGCGTTGCCGCAGTACAACGTTTCAATTTCCAAGCAGGTGCTAACAGCGAACATCCAACATTCTTAGCTAAGACAGACGGTGGTAATTTAAAGTTTATCTTTGGTGATGCCTCGACACACGGTGGCGAGTTTGTATTTGCACAAAATGTAGCAGGCAAACTCGATCGTGGTTGGACTTGGCCGGTACTTCCAATTCTCGCTATTCTTAAAATTGCAGATGTTAATAACACTAAGATGTCTTTGAGTAACGAAGGTGCTATTCAAATTACTCTCGACAGTGGTTTAGCAACTTACAAATATATCATCCCAGCACAAGCAGCCTAAATATGATCAAGGGAATCAATTCTTCCAATAGATATATTTCTATCAGTGGTGGTTCGCCGGCGGCTCCTTATATAAGTCCAGGTGCAGCAGGTGCGGGAATGCTACGATGGAATCCAAACATGAATCAGATGGAAGTTAATGACGGTAATAGTTGGATTGGAATCTCGATGAACTACGCATCTATCGAATTGACTCCCGAGACTGAAAGTCTTTTAGAATGGGCTAGGAAGAAACGAGATCAAGAAAAGAATTGGTACGAACTTGCATCCAATAGTGAAGCTGTTCGTATCGCACTAGAACAGTTAGAACAGGCACAAACAAGATTAGAACTTACAGCAATTTTAGCGAGAGACCATGAACAAACAACCAGTTGATTTAACACCATTACAAAAAGACTATGCAGTTTATTTGCCTGCAATTAGTTCTTTTTATTCTACATACATAGCAAAACAAAGATTAGAAGAATTTATTCCTAAAGATCGAATTCCTCAAAATTTTGATCGCGGAATCGAAGGCATGAACTTCTTAAATCCCGAGCAAGGTTACTTTTATTACAAATATGCTCTATACTCAGCAGGTCATGCACAATTAGATATTAACAAAAGCATGACTCAAGAATCTATGATCCAACAACGTGATCGTGGTGCTACAATGATCTTAGGTGATTCTGGCGGATATCAGATTGGTAAAGGTGTTATTAAGTTTGATTGGCAGAACTTTGAAGGTACTGAAGCTAATAAAGTTCGTGAAAAAATTCTTACTTGGTTAGAAGTTACTGCTGATTGGTCTATGATGCTAGACGTTCCTACGTGGGCATGTGATCATATTCACAGCCCAAAGACCGGACTAAAAACTTTTGATGACTGTTTAGAGAAGACTCGATTCAATAATGAATATTTTATTAAAAATCGTGTCGGCGCTAAAGACGGTGGTACTAAATTACTAAATGTTCTTCAAGGTTCGAACTGGGAAAACGCAGAAGCCTGGTATCAAGGTGTAAAAGAATACTCCGACGTTTCAATACACGGAGATAAAGCCGCAGAAGGTTGGGCTATGGGCGGTGCTAATATGTGCAAGATGCCTATTACACTACGCAGACTGATCACTATGCGGTTTGATGGTATGCTGGAAGGCAAAGATTGGATGCACTTCCTAGGTACCGCACAGCTGGATTGGGCTTGTTACTTAACAAGTATCCAACGTCAAATCAGAAAACACGTAAATGAAAACTTCACAATTTCCTTTGACTGCGCCTCACCGTTTATCGCAACAGCTCACGGATTGGTATATACTAACGCCCAGCATACCTCTAAGCGATTCAGTGTTATCATGGATAAAGCCCCGGACAATAAGGGTCTTTCCGGACGGCACGATATACCTTTTCCTTTCGAAAGCGATTTCGGTCGAAGACTTACGATCGCAGATATATGCCACTATGCTCCAGGCATGCTAAACAAGATTGGCAAAGAAGGCAAAACTTCGTGGGATAGCTTTGCCTATGCTCTAATGATGGGTCATAATGTAGAATGTCACATTCGTGCTGTTCAACGTGCTAATAACTTGGCAGACATTGAATCAACTAGAATTAAACCTGATTGGAGACGATGGAGAAAAGTTAAAGATTCCGACAAGAGCGATGAAATCTCCGAGTGGGTTCCTAGAAACGTTTTATATTTTAATCGATTTGTCGAAGAATTATTTGAATGTAAAACTAAAGATTCGGCCTTTGAAATGATCGCCGAAGCAGAACGTCTTGGATTTTTACAAAATCTAGAAGGTGCTCGTTTGCGTGGTGGTGTAACCAATATTGCCGATAAACTCTTTTTTGAAGAAGGTGAAGAGGACAAAGGATCGTGGGAAGACGATCGCGAAGATGAGACTTTGGATAATCTTAAAGTAGAATAAATTGACTTTACTATTGATTGATCGTATAATCAATATATGAAACAAAAGAAATACTCTCCAAATCAATTTGTCCTCAATCGAGGACAGATTGAAAAATTGGCCAAAATGGCTGCTCACTTCAAAGAAGTCGAGTGGTTTACCTTAGAAGAAAGCTCTAGCAGCGGAATCGGTCCTACCGTTGTTGTTAAGTTTAACCTATTCAACGATAGCGACAAGGACATCGATACTACCGTTGATATCACTGATGTAGGTACCTGGTGAAAAAAGAACTAGATGAAGCACTCTGTGCCAAATATCCTAAAATTTTTAAAAACCGTCATGGCAATATGAAAGAAACTCTGATGTGTTGGGGTTTTGAATGTGGTGATGGTTGGTATAAAATCCTCGACTCCCTGTGCGCTCAGATCCAACACTACACTGATTGGAATAACGATAATCATGCCAAAGGTTACAAACAGTACAAACAAGTACCTCAAGTAGTAGCTATACAGGTCAAAGAAAAGTTTGGCGGACTGCGATTCTATTATGACGGCGGCGATGATCAAATTTTTGGCATGGTTCGTATGGCAGAATCCTGGGCGGCACAGACTTGCGAAGAATGTGGTGAATCAGGTACTATACGTCATGACGGTTGGATGCGTACTCTTTGCGACAAACACGAAGCAGAGTATCAGGAAAGACAAACTGAAAGATTTGCCAAAGATAACGGACTAGAACTATGAAATGTTTTGCCTGCGGTGAAAAAATCAAAGAACAAGGTGTAGGCTGCGACTGGAATCAAGGACGATGTCCGCATCGTATGCCTATGCTAACTGACTATCATTTTAGATATCTTAATTTAATCAACTCAATCCGTAATTTTTTCAAGCGTAAAAAATAATGAAACGCGAATACAAAGAAGGCACACACAAAGACATCACGTTTTTCGTAGGTCGTGAAATTGAACACACACCTGCTTATGGAAAATTGACTTTGTTTGTAGTAGGAGTACAATCAATCGGCGATATCGAAAAAGCCATCAATGATCCGTCATTGACTGGAAATCCTATCACACACATTTTCTTTGGTGCTAATCACAGTTTCAATCCTAAGAAGGATGACTACGAAAGTTGGAAATCGTGGGAAGATATGATACAGTATTTCCTCGATAATGGATACTGGTGTAGTCTCGATATTCCGATGAGTGCTGTAGAAGAATTTAACGATGGTGGTCTGAACGATCACAATAAGTTTATTCCACAGATTCGAGTGCCTATCCCGTATATTAAATTGTGGAATTATAATACAATGTTAAAGATCGACGACAAAGATTTTAATGCAACTAATCCTGGGGTCTGGTGCCATAACCTCAGAGATCTAATGAGTAGAGATCGTTTTACTGATTGGGATCAATATGGCAAGGACGAGATAATCAAATGAGTTATGGACAGGTAGTAGGCTACGCTAGTACATCAAAAGGTATAGGTATTAAGCCTGCTCGAAAAATAAGGAAACAAAAAGTGAAACTCACATTTAAACAGCGCATTCGTAACTGGTTGATGCGTGAAGAAGTTGAAGAAGATGCTCCTCAACTTGTCGAAGCAAGTTCTTTATCTAGTGAAGGTATGCGACTACAGATCTATAAAGCCAACGGTGGTTACGTTGTAGAAACCCGTAACTACGATAATAGAACTGATCGTCATTATTGTACCATGCACGTAATTACTGAAGAACAAGATCTCGGAGATTCATTAGGTAAAATTGTTATGATGGAGGCGTTAAAGCAATGAAAGAATTTACAGTAAAAGAAAGCACGGGTTTTAGACTGCGTGTTAAAAGTTGGAAATGTCTTAGTCCTGCTGATCTAAATAGTATCGAATTTATTAACGAATCCTTAGACGACAAGGGCGAAGTTAGTCAGAGTTCTACATACAGTTTCTTCATGACTGACGAAGAAGTTAAAACACTGTGCGAAGGAATGTTAAAGTGATCGTAAAACAAGATATTCGTCCAAACAAAATGATTTGGGTAACCTTCCGTAAAGAGGGCATACATAAATATCCAGCAGCACTAACTGATCCTAACCTAGCTACAGGAGATGAATATGATGTATCGTTCCTTGGTCATCCCCATCGTCATATTTTTCATTTCAGGGTGTGGATCTCCGTCACTCACAATGACCGTGATATCGAGTTCATCCAATTCAAACGATGGTTGGAATCACTGTATTCAGGGAAAGAAAATTGTCTGTCACTGGACTACAAAAGTTGCGAAATGATGTCAGACGAATTATATGACATTATTTCACAAAAGTATCCAAATCGAGAGATTTGGATTGAGGTCTCCGAAGACGGAGAAAATGGTTCATTTATCAAGTACTAAACTATAAGGAAGAAAGCTATCATGGCTCGTAACTACAAGGACTATCAATATTTTGCAAACCGTCCTGATGTTGTTAAGGTGTGGGATGATCTCGAAGCATTTCACGACTTTTGTCGCTTTGAACTCCGCGAGTTCAATCCTGCGGAACTTTACCGCAAAGAAGCACCTAACTACAGTGCTTATCTAGCAAGTAAGCGTCCTCGTCGCCCTTATCAGGGTAAAAACCCAAGGTTCAATAATTATCGCAATGGCTAAGATATTTTTAGTAGATCTCGAAGCTGTTGAAACTCGATACACAGGCGAGTGGAAGAATCACTTGCCTGTATTATTGAGAAAGAGAGGACACGATGTTCAAGTTATTTCTGGCCCTGAAGATATCCCTAGTGCCACTACTCCTGGTGCCTTTCTTAACTTTGGTGGCACTAATATCTATAAGTCTAATCAGGTTGAACAGATTGGTCGCTTATTTTGCGCTGGACGCATTTCAGCTGGCGACCATTTTATTTTTACTGATGCTTGGCATCCGGGCATTGTAAATTTAAAATATATGAGTGAGCTATTACAGATTCCTGTAAAAATTCACGCACTATGGCATGCCGGCTCATATGATCCTCAAGACTTCCTAGGTCGTCTTATCGGAGATGCTCCGTGGGTTAGACATAGCGAAAAAGCTTTTTATCATGCTATCGATTACAATTACTTTGCCACTGAGTTCCATATCGAAATGTTTGTTAAGAATCTTTTAGATTACGAAAATTCTGACATCGTCAGGCAATTCGCTCCTAATAAGATTATACGAAGTGGATGGCCTATGGAGTATATGACAGATACTTTGCTCATGTACAAAAATATGCCAAAGAAAAATCTTATTTTATTTCCTCATCGAATCGCTCCAGAAAAACAATTAGATATCTTTTTAGATCTTAAAGATCGATTGCCTCAATATGAATTTCGTGTTTGTCAAGAATATCCTCTGACTAAAAACGAATATCATAATATGCTAGGCGAAGCTAAACTAGTATTCAGTGCCAATCTACAAGAAACATTAGGCATTAGTTGGTATGAAGGTGCCATAGTTGATGCTATTCCTATGGTCCCGGATCGCCTAAGCTACAGTGAAATGGCTTTGACTGAATTTAAATATCCTTCTGAATGGACTGAGTCATTTCAATCCTATAACACACACAGAGAAAAGGTAGTACATCAAATTGTCCAGTATATGGAAAATTATGAAAAGTATCTACCTCGCCTAAATAAACAGGTAGATGTATTAACAAAGAACTTCTTTAGTTGCGATAATCTACTGGAGATGTTAAAATAATATGTCATCCACGACTATAACTCGGAGAAACTTAATTGACAACAAAATTTACACCAGATCCTGTACTAAATGAAAAATTAGATACAGAATTTAAACCTAACGAATACAAAGATGCTTACGTTCCTTTAGACAAACAGGTCTATGTTAAAGCAGAAGATAAAAAAAGCGATGGGGCATATCTAGCTGATATTATCCGTGTTAAAATGAAACACGACGGCAAAAGATATTGGGCTGGAGACAATATCTCAGAATATGTCACTGAAGAAATGAAGCACAAGTTAATCGATGAAGCCACTGAAGCTTTCGAACTTGTATTAGATAGACTCTTAATTGATCGTGAAAGCGATCCTAACAGCCATGGAACAGCCCGCAGACTCGCAAAAATGTATTTCAACGAAATCATGTCAGGACGATATGAACCTAGTCCCGCAGCCACAGCGTTCCCAAATGATTCGGAGGACCGTTACGAAGGTATGTTGGTTGTTCGCAGTGAGCTTCGCAGTATGTGTAGCCATCATCACCAGCCCGTTAATGGTGTTGCCTATATTGGTATTATTGCGGCTTCCAAGCTCATTGGACTCTCTAAATACACAAGGATCGCTCAGTGGTGCGCCCGACGTGGTACTCTCCAGGAGGAACTTGCTAATGATATTGCTCGCGAGATCGCCAAAGCTACAGGAGCCACAGACGTAGGCGTATATGTACAGGCTACTCACGGTTGCTGTGAGAATCGTGGTATTATGGCACACAGTTCTTTGACGCAGACTACAGTATTAAAGGGTGCGTTTAAAGATGACCCAGGTACGAAGAAAGAATTCTTCGACAACATTAAACTACAACAGGACTTTGCCCCACGATAAGGAGATAATCATGGCAAATTGGAAGGTATCACCGTATTACAAAAAATCTTGCGAAGAGCACGAACAGTATTTCAAAGACGGTCAAATGATCGTTCGAAAAACGGGTTATAGAGGGGCAAGTTTTTATGTAGAAACCACCGACGATAATCCTCCAGAATTTGAATTTGATTTTGTTCCCGGTGGTGATGGTCGCAAAGACAGCATTGACATGTATAACTGTTATGGCAACAACATCGAGAACGTTGAATTAGATTCGATGTGGGACGGCTGTTGGGAAGATATTGAGTTTCCGGAAGAGTTCGACGAAGATGAAAAAGAACGTCTAATGGAAATGATCGAAGAAGAAGGCATCTACGAAGTTCTTGAAGGTAACGAAGGATGGAGCCAGAATGAATGTCAAGCATGGATATGGGGTCCTATTCTTATCGAAGACGAGAACGGAAATCAGGTTCGTATCATTGTAGCTGACGAAGATGGCAATGTTGTGGATTACGAGGAAGAATAATGAACTCTGCAGAACAAGCAACAGCATTTATAGATAGAGTAAAAAATCTTAGAACGTTTGAAGTTAAGCGTATATTAGACGAGCCTCTTGAATTTAGAGGTGGGCGCATTCCGTTTGATATCAAGGCTAATCAAGATTGTGCATGGTTCCAAGTCGTGGCTGTGTCTCAAAAAGAAGCCGAAGAAATGGTAGATCGTTGGATGCAAGGGGACGATGATTACTCCGCTTAAAGACGAATTGATGGTACAGCAACAGTTACCATCAAAGGAGCCAAGAATTCGTGCATGGCAACATATGGTGGCAGTGATCATGTTAAACCAAACTGGCAGGAAACCTGTAAAAAAGGTATTGCCTCAATTCCTAAATCGATGGTCACGACCTTCTCAGTTTATGAAAGCCAATCCAAGTGAGGTTCAAGAAGTAATCAAACCTTTGGGTATGTTAAATGTTAGAACTAAAAGATTGCTAAGAATGACTGTAGATTTCTTGACTTGGGACGGAAATGATGCTACAATGTTATATGGAATAGGAAAATACGGTAGTGACAGTTATGAAATCTTTTTCAAACAAAACTACAGTGTAGAACCTACTGATAAAGAACTGAAGCGATATCTCGCTGAGGAGATTTTTAATGTTGCTGAAGCTACTTGAACGACTAGGTCGCAAACGTATCATTTTTGATCGTGTGCATAACGAACCGTATCTGGAAAGATATTATCTCTTTCTGAAAGAACGAGAAAGTTTTCCTTTTAATGTGTTTTTACACAAATTTTTAAAAGGTGATCCAGATGATGTTCATGATCATCCTTGGCCATATGCTACACTTATCTTGAAAGGTGGCTACTATGAATGGGTTCCGCAATTTAATACAGACGGCACAAAGAGTTGCGAAGTTCGCCATTGGCGTGGCCCTGGTCATTTTCGTATTTGCAGTCCTAATAGCTATCATCGCATCGAATTAAAAGAAGGCGTAACTGCATGGACTTTGTTTATGCCTGGCCCTCACAAACGTGATTGGGGATTTTTAGTTAATAATAAATGGATTCAACACGAACAATACCTTAAGGAAAGATATGAACAAGCTCGTAATCAGTAATGAGCAGTTAAAGGGGTTGATCTCTAAACTCTGTAGAGATATCTCAAACAGTGGTTGGCGTCCCGACTATGTGGTAGGAATTACACGAGGTGGATTGATTCCTGCTGTCATGATCAGTCATTATCTCGGTGTTCCTTGTGAAACTCTAAAAGTTAGCCTCAGAGACGGCGGAGAACCGGAAAGTAATCTTTGGATGGCTGAAGACGCTTATGGTTATGTTAGAGATGAACGAGTTGTTGAGGATGAAAACGATGTCGGAGCAATTCTGGAAGCTGCGTCCGATTTATTGGAAAACGGCGATCGATACAAAAATATCCTTATCGTCGATGATATCAACGATACTGGTTCTACATTTAATTGGATCATACAAGATTGGCCTAGCGGATGTTTTCCCCGCGATCCTTCATGGAACGACGTATGGAACAATAACGTTAAGTTTGCTGTATTAGTAGATAATCAAGCAAGCAAATGTAATGTAAAAATGGATTATTCTGCTATGGAAATCAACAAAGCAGAGAAAGATGTCTGGGTTGATTTTCCCTGGGAAGATTGGTGGGCGAAATGATTGATGCTAAAATAAAAATACATTGTACTGATAACGGTAAAGATGTAGATGCTCATATTCTTAATTACAAGCCCAAAGCCTTTTTAGAAGTAGCATTTCAAACTGTAAAATTAAGAATGGTGTATAAAGAAAATACTCGAGTATTTTTTGGTAGCTTAATGGGCAGAGAGTTTGTTGTTAAAGAAGATGCGTTACCAGGAGAACGTAAGGAGTACCAACGATGAAACAAAACGACACCAATAAAGTAATGCTAGGACAACCTGCATTTATCGAAGATAGTAATGCACCATGGGATAACGTTGTCGAAGAAGACTTTCACGTTAAGGTATTTTTAGACAAGTATCCTGTTACAGAAGGACATCTTCTATTTGTACCTAAATATAATACTGTTCATGTGTTAATGGATTGTTTTGAAACCGCTGTACAAGACGGAATCAAAAGAGTCCATGATGGAGAATGGGACGGATTCAACGTAGGTTTCAATTACGGTCAAGCTGCAGGTCAGACTGTTGAATGGCCGCATGTACATCTCATTCCACGACGTGCAGGAGATATGGAAGATCCTACAGGCGGTGTTCGTCATGTCATTCCAGAAAAAGGTAACTATAAAAAAGGAAAATAAAATGCAGGTACGAGTAAGTGAAAAAATTGGAACTTGTGGTTGTGGTCGTAGTCCTACCGGAGATTGTATCGGTTGGCACGGCCTAGAAGAAGGTGAATATAGAGAAAAACTTGCCGAGTGGGAATTAGAAGACTATAAACGTAGAGCTAAAGAAACTTGGAACGATTCATGTACATCAGAGAGGAAAGAATGAGAAAAGAAATTATTGGAACATTAAAGCAGCATTTTGAAGCACACATTCTAAAGCATAAAATGAATGTTGATATTATGTTAGCTAATCCTATGGCTATCCATGATCACACCGATCTTATGGATGCTATTGAGAAAGAAATAGATCAGATAGCAGAATACATGGATAAGCTAGAAGTCATGGAAAAATATTTCAGTGAATAAAGTTACTGTCCCGTGGCAAAGTCAAACCAACGAATGGTGGAATGAGACCTGTGCCACAATCGTTGAACATTTTGGTCTTCCTGGCGGAAAATATGTAACTAACGTTAATACTGAATGTATGGATTTTATTTTTTATAATGATCATGATGCATTAATGTGTAAATTATTAGTAAGCGAGCATGTGTGAAAGAAAAAATCATCATAGGAATAGCTCTTATATTTTCTGTTTTAATTTTAGTGTTATCTGACTTTGGTCAAAACAGGACTGTAATTTATGATTGCCGAGATGCACATTGGCATCCAGATATCCCTATTGAAGTTAAAAGAGAATGCAGCAGATTAATGTATGAAGAATGGAAAAGAGAATACGATGAAAGAAAAAATGATCCGAGCTTACATGAAAACCGCAGAGATCTTCTCAGAACTTAGTCATGCTCGCAGATTACACGTAGGTGCCATTGTAGTTAAAGATGATAGAATTATCTCTATTGGCTATAATGGTATGCCAGCAGGGTGGGACAATAATTGCGAGTACGAAGATATTGGATTTGGTGATGCAGTGTTTGGAGAGTCACAATCTCTAATTAATAGAGGGTTGAAAACAAGACCAGAGGTTTTACACGCAGAGTCAAACGCCATAGCAAAATTAGCTCGTAGTAACGAATCTGGTCTAGGTGCCGATATCTTTATTACACACAGCCCCTGTATTGAATGTGCTAAACTAATTTTTCAAAGCGGTATTACTCGTGTTTGGTTTGGTGAAAATTATAGAAATACTGACGGCATCGAATTTCTTAAAAAATCAGGAGTAAAAGTTGAACAATATGAAGACTTGGACTCTTAGCATAGAGGAAGATCCAATTTCCGGAGATGGTATTTTGACTTTTCCTCCGGACCTATTAAGTGAAGCAGGTTGGTCAGAAGGGGATAGTATTCACTGGATCGATAATCAAGACGGTTCTTGGAGTCTTGTCAAAGAAGAAGACTTGACAAACTTCATTAAAAAAGGTATAATAAAGAATGAGCAAAATTAAAATCGCAGAGCTGTTTTACAGCATTCAAGGTGAAGGACGCTATATGGGTGTTCCTTCTGTTTTCTTACGTACATTTGGTTGTAACTTTAAATGTGCAGGCTTTGGTATGCCCAAAGGTGAATTAAGTAAAGAAATTGAAGATATCGCAGCTAGAGTTCATTACTTTAACAAATATGAAGAACTTCCATTGGTATCTACTGGCTGTGACAGTTATGCTAGTTGGGATCCACGTTTTAAAGACCTTTCACCAATGCTCACAACAGACGCCATCGCAGAAAGATGTAGTGAGATTCTGCCTTTCGGTGAATGGAAAGACGAGCATTTAGTTATCACTGGCGGAGAACCTTTACTGGGTTGGCAACGTGCTTATCCAGATCTATTAGATCATCCTAAGATGAAAAATCTTAGAGAGATTACATTCGAAACTAATGGTACTCAAAAACTAAGCCCAGAATTTAAACAATATCTGCTTAATTGGGGTATGGAGAATCGAGGCTATCATAAATTAACATTTAGCGTCAGCGCCAAACTAAGCTGTTCTGGAGAAGAACGTCACGAGGCCATTAGACCGGACGTTGTATGCGAATACGAAGAAGTTGGTTATACATATCTTAAATTTGTCATTGCCACCGAGGAAGATGCAGAGGAAGCATTAGAAACTTTAGACATTTATCGTGCAGAGGGATTTAGTGGTCCTTGCTATTTGATGCCTGTGGGAGGTGTTGAAAGTGTTTATACATTGAATAATCGCCGTGTAGCAGAACTAGCAATGAAAAACGGTCTTCGTTACAGCGACAGACTGCAAGTGCCTTTGTTTAAAAATGAGTGGGGTACATAATGGAATTATGGCAAAAAGTCAAAGACTTTTGGATTCGTAGTTATACCAGTGACCGTCGTGCATTCTATTATGAAACTATTGCCAGTATCTGTGTTTTTATTTCAATGACATGGATTAGTGTAACTGCACAACATCCTCCAATGCACTTAATTTACCCTATTAGTTTTGTTGGTGCAGTTTTTAGTATTGCTAGTTTTCTTAGGCGAGGTGCAGGATGGCCGTTGGTCATGACCTGCTATTTTGCCTGCTTACACGTTTTCGGCTTTGGCCGTGCTATGGGATGGTATTAAAATGAAAAAATGGTTGAAAAAAATCACAGGAATTGAAAAATTAGAACAAGAAAAAGAAGAAGCACTTGCTCGAGTAGCAGAAGCCAAAGTTCGAGAGGAAGAAGCTAAAAAAGCAGAAGAATTAGCAAAGCTGAGTCCAAAAGAAAGAGCCACTGCTAAGGGTGAGCCGTATATCGCAGTGTTAGATACCAAAGTAAATCCGGAAAATATTCGGAACGGCTTTTTTGAACTTGACTGGAATGACCAATTTGTGCTACAATTAAAACAAGAAGGTTACGGTTTTGACGGAGATCCCGAAGAAGAAATCGTTGATCGTTGGTTTCGAGATATTGTAAGGCAAATGCTTGAGCAAGAAGGTATGGACACAAATAGGCCCGCAGGTTACATTAACGTAATTCCGATTAATCAAAAACAATCAGAAGTTTCATGACATATATTCTAGTAGATACTGCTAATACATTTTTCCGAGCTAGGCACGTTATAAGAGGCGATGCCGATATTAAGCTCGGAATGGCTTTTCATATCACGTTAAATTCTATTAAAAAAGCATGGAAAGACTTCGATGGAAGTCATGTGATCTTCTGTTTAGAGGGACGTTCTTGGCGTAAGGATTACTACGAGCCATATAAGCGTAATCGATCAGATGCCCGTGCTGCTCTTACTCCTTCGGAACAGGAAGAAGATCAACTATTTTGGGAAGCGTTTGATACTTTTAAAGAGTTTATCATCGATAAAACAAATTGCACGGTCTTACATAATCCCCAATTAGAAGCAGATGATTTAATTGCTGGATGGATTCAAAATCATCCTAGCGATAATCATGTTATTATTTCGACAGACAGTGATTTTGCACAATTGATCGCACCTAATGTTAAACAATATAATGGCGTAATGGAAATGACCATTACACACGAAGGTTATTTCGACGATAAAGGTAAATCAATCATCGATAAAAAAACTCAATCACCCAAGCCGGCACCAGATCCAGAGTGGCTCTTATTTGAAAAATGCATGCGTGGTGATACCAGTGATAATGTTTTTTCCGCATATCCGGGTGTTCGTACTAAAGGCACAAGCAAAAAAGTAGGCCTTACAGAAGCATTTGAAGATCGTAAAAGCAAAGGGTATGCATGGAACAATCTCATGCTTCAGAGATGGACTGATCACGAAGGCAAGGAACACCGAGTGTTAGAAGATTATGAACGAAATCGTAGATTGATCGACTTGACACACCAACCCGATCATATTAAAGAAATTATCAATACAACCATACAATCTGCTATCGATCAGAATAAAAATATTAATCAGGTCGGCATTAGATTAATCAAGTTCTGCAATCTATACGATCTAAAGAAAATTGCCGACCAAGCGCAGCAATATGCCGAACCATTGAATGCGAGATACAACAATGAAAATAAAACTATGTCGGTATGATGATAACTGCCTTGAAAGTAAAAAATTGCGGAGGACCTAAAATGACAGACTTACACGCCAAACCAATCATTGATGAAAAATTTTGGATCGTAGAAAAAGACGGAGAAAAATTTGCCACACTAAGAAAAAACGAAGACAACAGATTTGTTCTTAGTAATGAGACTGGGGTTAAAATTTTTGATACTAAAAAAAGTTTAACAGACCAATTCGGAAAAGATTTCTTCATAGCGAAGATTATCAAAGAAAGAACAGATGCACCTGATCTAGAAGTACATGGTTATGCCTGTTCTAGCATTCCACATAATCCGATGTTCGACATTAAAAAGAAACTACCTCTTTTTACAAAAAGCGAAGATTCAAAAAGTTTATACTGTGCAGGTTATTATGTTATTCGATTTGAAAAAGGATGGGTAAAAAGCTTTTGTCCTAAATTGATTACTCTTCAAAGATATCAGTATCAAGGTCCTTTCAAAACAGAATTAGAAATGAGACAGGTGTTATCAAATGTCAGCAAATAATATTTCAACAAAACTAACTAGTGTAGAAAAAATAGTTCAAAGATTAGTTTCTGCCGAAAAAAGCAATCAGAAAGAAATTAGGCTAACAGTACAAGAAGCTAGAGAAATCGTAACTGATTTAAGTATCCTGACTTCTAAATTGGGCAAACACATTGAAGAAATACATGCCAAATTAGATAAAATAGAAGTTGCCAGCAATGAAATCAAGGTGCAGGTCGATGGAGGAACATTCTAAGAAGATAAATATATGCGTGTATTATAAAAGAGAAGAATTAGATGAGCAGACCAAAACCTAAAGTTTTACTTGAATATGCTAATAAAGAAAATTATAGAATCGAGCAAATTCTAGAAGCGGATGCCATTTGGGCTGTTTTCTATAAGGGTCAGCCGTTTAATCTCAAGAGTGGCAGTTTAGTGGCTAGCTATCCTGGACCTAAATATAAAAAAGTTTCATTTTCAAATCCAGGACATGCTCGAAACCTAGCTAAAAAACTAAACAAGATGTTTAAGACAACTGACTTTCAAGTTTATAGATTAACTACCGGCGACGTCGTTGAATAATGATTACCAAAGAAGGTTTTACTGAAGCTTTTTTAAAAGCTGCTGACATAATACCTACTCCAGAAATTCTAAAAGAAAAAAAAATTCAATGGTGGTTTAACGTCCGAGACAAAGACGAAGGCGGACTACGCTTAACAGAAGATGGCATAGAATTTATTAAAAATGATGCCGATATCAAAACATATACAATTAAACTTCCCGGACACGTTACACTTACTCCACAGATTTTAGTTTGGTTAGATCAACAAATAAAATCACCTTATCATATTACCAAAAAAGAAATAACAGTTCTTTCAGAAAAAGATGCCTTTGAACTCTATCTATTTTCGGGCGATGTTAGAAAAATGGGATATTCAAAAGCACTATCAAAAAGATTAAGCCAAGAATCAAGCGAACTCTAAATCAACGATTTAAATATTGTGCTATTATGATTACTATTAATCCTTTAGATCATTTGGATAAAAGAAAACTTGAATGGATTCCTGTTCATTTTTTCAAATCAAGATTAAACTATCTTTCTGATACTGAGAAAATCAACGATTGGATAAAGTATCGATTGAAGGGTAGATATTGTCTAGTTACTTTACCACATATCGACAAGGATGAAAAAACAAAATCAGCCACTTTTGTGGCCTTTGAAGAAGAAAAAGAACTAACATATTTTATGTTAGCATGTCCATACTTAAGGAGTTTATAATGACAGACGCAACCAAAGAGCAAGCAGCGCAACAGCCTACCGCACCGCAGGCTCAAGCACCACAAGCTGCACAAGAAGGTGCAGAATTAACCATTAATGATCTTAACGCTTTGAAGACAGTCATCGACGTTGCCACACAACGAGGTGCATTCAAAGCCGCAGAAATGGAAGCCGTAGGAAAAGTTTATAATAAACTATCAAATTTTTTAGCCAGCGTTAGCGGTGCTAAAGAAGGACAATAATATGAAAACATTAAAACATATCGGTAAGATTGTTTCAACAGGATCTAGAGTTCTCGTAGCGTTCAGAACGATTCCAGGAGCATCCGATCATGCATTAGTTATCGAAGCAAACAATTTGACTCCTGTAGAACACGATGCTATTATGAAATTAGTAGAATCTGATCAAGCACAGGAATCTTTTGAATTTGGCGAAATACTAGCTATTAGACATTTCCCCGATGGTAGATTAATGCTTCCAACACTGCATCAAGAAGCTAAATTGACTAAAGTTCCAACCAGCGATGTTTTTGTAACGCCAACCTCTGACGAAACTCAAACTATTCTTTTAACTGAGTTAAATGCAATTATTGCCGGACAAAAGAATTGTGCAGTTGATGATCTTTGCACATTTGTTTCCGGAGCACCAAAAGTCGAAGAACGGACTGTTGCTAGAGTCAATGAAGGAGGAAAAGATCTCGGCGAGCCGACAATTCCTCAAAAACCGTTAAACGAATCAGCTCCGTTAAAAGCTTCTGCAAATAGTGTATTGAGTGATACTGATATCGCTAGATCTTATCGCAGCCAAGCTGATGCGATGTATAAAGAAGCTGCAAGGCTTCGCAAACAAGCTGACGAATTAGATCCGCCAAAGAAGAAAGTTGCCAAGGTAAAAGAAACCACTGATGCCTAAAAGATTTTTCAAGCCACCTAAGAATGTTGTTCAAGAGTGGCCTGAAATCTTTGAAGATATGTATATGAGTACTATCCCTGTGAAGTACATGCATAGCGTAGAAATTGAATTCAATGACGGACGGCTCTGGGAAATAAACATCGCAGAACAGTTAGAAAATGAAGAAGCGGAGATTGTGGCGAAAAAATTAATCGAAGCTTTTAGGGAATATCAAGACGAAATACATAATATGAATTTCAGTGTTGATATAGAAAAATTAAAAAATGATGTAATTAGATCTACGAAAGGTTTTTTGGACAAAGATGAATGTTAAACTGGTATCCTATTCAAGACCCACAGAGGAATTTGCCGAGCACGGTATCACAGATGCGCAGGAACTCATCGCGTATTGCGCCCGTGTCAGCAACCCATCAAACCAATTCAATACAGAGACATCAGAGAAGCTTATCCGATATCTTATCAAACACGCACACTGGAGTCCCCTGGAGATGGTCAGTGCCTGTATGGAAATCACGACGACTAGAGATATCGCTCGTCAGATCCTCAGACACAGATCATTTAGCTTCCAAGAGTTCTCACAGCGATATGCTAATCCTGTCGAGGATCTTAATTTCGTCATTAGAGAAGCACGGTTGCAGGACGCACGAAACAGACAGAATAGTGTCGAACTGGATCTGTCAGACGCCGAACAAAGAGAACTTAGTCGTCTATGGGAAGAAAAACAACAGGCTGTTATTAGAGCCTCTAGAGAAGCCTACACTTGGGCTGTCAATAACGGTATAGCTAAAGAGCAGGCCCGTGCTGTCTTACCAGAAGGTAATATTGAAAGTCGCTTATATATGAACGGAACCCTGCGTTCTTGGATCCATTATATCGAACTTCGTGCTGCCAATGGCACACAAAAGGAACATATGGACATCGCTCGAGCCTGTGCCGGAGTTATTGCTGAAGTCTTTCCAATGGCTACTAGTCTAGTTAGTAATTAATAGCTTTTACACAACTTATAAAACTCTGTCATTTCGGGGAACGTTTTTAAAAAATTCGTTCCTCGTCTTTTATCATGTTCATCAACAAATGCTGCAAAATCTTTTCTGTTTTGAATGTTATTTTCTTTTTTAATCTTCTTTTCAAACACCGATAGCAGCCGTTCTAATTTTTGAACTTCAGATTTATAAAATCCAACAGAACTGTTCCCCTTAGTTACTAACAGTCTATTCATTTTTGTTATTTGCTGTTCAATTAAAGGAATAAAATCTTCCGTTAAAATTGCTAAAGACTGATGAGGCGGATTATTAAGATAGGGAATGTCTAACATCACCGGATGCGACCCTACTTCTGAGTTAAACAATTTATTTAAAATTCGTTTATATAAAGAAGGCTTACCATATTTTAAATTTAGTTTTAAAATATCATCTAAAAATTTATCATAAGTAGTCACCGATAGAGCATTATATGTGCTCATGATTCCTAATTTACATCCCGGTAGCTCTGTTAAAAACTTGTTACAATTATCTAACCATAAATCATAATCTAAGCCATATCGAATATACTCCGCTGCCTTTCCATGTGCTTCACAACTAGTATAGATCATTATATTTTTTACTAATTTCTTTTCATTTATTATCTTTAGCTTAGAAATAAACTGATCAAACAGATTTTCCGGAACACAAAAATTAGAATTAATACCTAACTCTAAATTTTTATTAGGATGTTCTATAATGTAATCTAGCACCCTGAAAGTATGTTTCGATAGCAACGGTTCACCGCCAGTAATTCTGAATGTATGCAAGTCAGGATATAAATTCGGCCACCATTCCCAGAATGCATTAACATAGGGATTATCTACCTTTTCAGGTATAGGCATTTTATTCTGAATTTCAATCCATTGTAAATTATTATACCGCATAGATGTTGGATACGGTCCATGCTCTTTGATTTCCTCCATCCATTTACTACTAACATCAGGCGAACAATAAGAACATTTAAAATTACAAACATTACTAAAAGAAACTTCTAGATATTTAGGATTTACTGATTTTTTAGATCCTGCAGATAAAATATCCGGTATAAATGGACGCGACCAAGATTCAGCACTTTTTAAAACTCTATCACTTAATGGCTCACCCGCATCCTCGACCTTCCAACAATAGTCACACTCTTTAGGTTTTATACCGTCAAGCATTTGTTGGCGGATTTCTTTTTTAAATGTTGTATTATGTAGTGCGCTAGGATCTTTTGCGATTTCGGATATCGGAATTACGTGAGTTCTTGGATGATGACAACTATGCGTATGGCCTAATCCTAGATGAATTGTTACCTGTGTCCATTTAGCAGCACAGAAACTAGGACTGATTTCATCGATTGTTTTTTTAAATCGAATCTGATCGTTGAACCATTTGTTCATATTTGTCTTTTAGCCATTTAAAGTCATTTATTTTTTTTAATATTAGCGGTCGATTTCTATTAATAAATCCGTATTCTTTACCGAACTTAGCTCCAAGTTCAGCAAATTCAGCATAGGGAACGTTATTAAATTTAGATGTCCATATATCTAATCTATATTCGTCTTCTGAAGATCTTCTATTAGGGATGATTCCAGCACTTAGCTTTGCACATTCTCTTACAGCAGTTCGCCAAGTTTGAAACTCGCTAGTATTAAATTTATGTATGCTAAGAGTTTTATTAACAATCTGTACATGCCCAACAAACGATGTAGTAAAGTCTATAACTTCTTTTTCCACGAAAAGACTTCGTTGAAATACTTTGATTCCTCCGTGCCCATATTCTAAGTCGTTAATGGGATTACGAGATCTAAAAACGTAAATCTTATCTCTTTCTTTAACAGAGTCGTAAAAATCGTCTAACGAAAAATCTAAAAGATAATTGTCCGAATCAATTACTACAAATTGATCAGTAAATGATTTTACAGAACAATTTTTATGAGATTGTGCGATACCATCGCTAGTATCAAAACGAGTCAATGTAGGAAATAATTTTTTAGCCCTGATAAAGTTTTCAGTAGCATTCGGATCATCGTAATTTAAAAAAAACTTTTCCATATTATTTTTCCGAAAAATAAGTTTTTCCTAATTCTAAAGACTCTGAGTATAAATCTACAACATAAGAACTTTGCTCACTGTCAAAATAGGTCCAAGTTAATCCTAATTTTGATTTAATTTCTAAACCTAAATTTTTAATCTCTAATATACATTCAGAGGGATTGGTTTCAAATTTAAAGGCTATGGCATCATATATTTCACGAAGCTTTTCGAAATCTCGAACATCATAATAATTCCAATCAGAATCGTGCAACATCAAGGATCCTTGCCTAGCTCCTAACATAGAATATATTCCATTTTTAGAATGAGAGCCGACACATGACCAAATTCTAAGTCTGTGCAAATTATGCCAATATACTTCCGTTCGAATATTTTTAGGTTCTACTCGAACTCCTTTTTTCGTAAGCATTTTTACACCTTCACGGAATCCTGCTCGCCATGCTTGATACGGAGTTTCATTGATGATACTATCGCTAAAAACTCTAGGAAAGTTTTTATAACCATTTTCCCAACAGAAATCTATCTGAGCTTCCGGCGATTCCGCATCTTCGTGGGTTCTCATGGCTTTAACAAAATCTTTATTCCAAATTTTTATTCCGCCATTACCATATAATAATCCGTTTATAACATTACGACCGCACCAACTATAAACCTTAATGTCGGGATTATCTGATAATTCCAATTTTAAAAAACTTTCATATATTTGATTATCGCCGTCAATGGTCACAAACCAATCAGTATCTGCTAGATCAGCAGCGGCTTTGTGAGCAGCATCACTGCCTTTAACTCCATGTACCCGTTTTACCCAAGGTACTTTATTAGAAATATCAGCAAAATTTATTTCAGCGTTAGGTTCATCGTAGCTGATAAAAACAAAATCTAGATCAGTTACTTTCATTCTATATAATATCCATAATTTTTAAATGTCTTCCTGGTATAAAAACTAAATTTCATTTTAAACAAAACATCGATATCTATTTTGTTGATCGGAACCGAGATTTCGTTATTATCATTAAAATCGTCGAAATTAAAATAAAAAGATTCATAAAGAAAATTAATATCATTTAATCTTGTAGCATATAATCTTATACTGTTTTGCTTTTTATTTTTAATCTCGGAAAGATTTCCATTATACTTCATTACTAAGTAAGGCGAATTATCTATCGAGCATATTCTAAAAACAACTTCTAAAAAATTTAAAGATGTTTTGTTTATTTTTTGTATCTGAAAAAATTTATTATATTCGGGTTCAAAAGTTACATCGAATTTATCTAAAACTTTTAGAAATTTACTTTCAGTATCAATTTTATAATTAGTAAATTTTTTCTTGTGTTCGATAAAATCTTTATATAGAGGAAGATACTCTTCGGTAACTTCAGAAAACCATTCATTAATATTAATATATTTTTCAGGATATGACGTTGAGAAAGACCTCAGATTACCGTTGTTTTTATCATAGATAAAATAAAATTTAGGTGTATCAGATATCATAACTTAAAATTTTCTCTTAATTTTAAATCATACATTTCAATAATTTTAGAAAAATCAAGATCCTTTTCTACATAGTGTATAATGTCCATTTGTGAAAAAGATCCTATTTTGTAATCATCGACATTGTTAAAATAAAATCCTAAATCTAAATCCCATTTTGAAATATTCGACTTAAAATTTTGTACCATAGGTTTCATATGTACTATCTTAGGAAACTCTAAAGGATAAGATATTGTGTCAGCCAAATCTAAAATCTTAGCCGACAATGAAAAAATTTCATCAGTTCCCATTTCTGGGGGTCGAGGATCATCTAAAAATACATTACAAAATTGTTCCTTATCTTCTGTAATTCCCTGTACCAAGTTAAAAAAAGAATCTACTAGTAATGATTCTTTTTTAAAGAACGTATATCCAGAATAAAGATTAGGCAGCTTATTAGGAGAATATGTTCTCCTGTAATAGTCACTGGTTACAACATCGCCCCGATATGTATAAACTTTAGAAGGAATATAGAGATCTGTATTTTCAACAAAATGGTCAATCCAATGACTAGTATCTCTTAGAAATATCATATCTGCATCTAAACATACAGTATGCTTCCATGGAGATATTTTATTCATATAAGACCTACCATCCCAGTGAGATTTTTTATCCCAATATTCGACTTTATCAAATACCCAGGAAGTTTTAAAAAGATCTAACTTTTCTTGAGAATCGGTTATTAATGCTACATTATCATAACCTTGCTTTTGTGTTCTTTTTATAGAAAGAGCCAACAAATAAGCCATTAAATGATAATCATGTTTTTCATGATTCGAAACAACTATAAGATATCCAAAACTCATGATAGTAGTTCATCCTTGAAATTTAAAATGTCTAACTTATTCATCAAGTGAATGTCCGAGTCTTGTATAGTCAGTATTGAATCGTTTCCTTTTAATAATAATTTAAACTTTGAATCCTTTACCGATATTATTTTTTCTTCTTGTAAAGAAAAGTTTAAAGGCGGAAGAGAAATTCTATTAGTATCTTGACAATATAACATGTGTTCAGCTATCGTGAATGCTATATCGTTTCTGTACTGAAAGGGGATAAAGTTGTATATGTCTGAATAATAAACATAATTTTCTTTGATATGTTTAACAAGATCGAAAAAAATTTCTGCCGACGGAGACTTGTCGAACATGATAGCAGTAGCCCATTTTAATCGGGGGCCGATATCAGATATTTTTAAGTCCGGATCTTCTAATCTATGTCCTGCATGATCAATCATCGATTCACATAGAATAACATCTTGATCAATTTCCCAATATTGGTTAAACCTATCTGTATAGATTAGTAAATCCGAGTCAATTAATAAAGTTTTATCGTACGGAGTTAAACGAAACACATCTGGTCTGTTAAAGTTTAAAAAATTATCAACAACTTTACCGTCGATCGTTCGAATATTTCCAGACTCGGGTTTTTCAGTAACTATAATCTTGTCAAATTCTTGATTAACATCAAAATTAGATTTTAAATTTTCTAGTGTATGTGAATCAGTAACTAGCGAAACAGGAGTTGCTAAATGTTTTCGAGCTAGCCTGGCTGATATAACAGAGATGGTAGAATAGGAAATTTGCTCATTGTCATGAGCGACTATTAGTATTCCTCTATTCATAGTTTGCTTAGATCTTTAACTGATCGGGCTTTTTTTAATTCTTCTACTTTATCTACATAGGAATAGGTTGCAGAAAAATATCTATCCAATATTGTAGAATGGAATTCTACAACATTTTTAATTATCGTTGGATTTTTATTTGCGTCAAGTACTGGAACATTTTCAATCCTATCACTGTCAATTAAAAATTTAGTAAAATTGATTAAACTTTGATCAATTTTAAAAATTCCGCCGTTATACCCAAAAGTAAGATCTGAATCTAATTTTTCTTTCAAATATTGACGTTGTACTGTTAAAGATTTATGGTAGTCTGCGAATTCAAGAGCCGATTGTATTTTTTCATTCATAACTATATCCTAACATATTATATATGTTATGTCAAGAGGCATGAAGAAATTATGAAGCAGTAATTGAAGTTGGAGCTATAACTATCGAAGAGAATGGATAAGATAATTCAATGTCATTTCTTGTATAATAAAATATGTAAGCGATACTAACATCTGCTGTTACTGCTTCGGCAAAAATATTAGCATGAGCATCTACCAATGTAATATCAAATCGGATACGTCTTTCAGTGATAGCTCTATGAGTTATTCTTAGATAATTGGTTGCATATGCGCCTGTTCCGGTTCTTTCAAATATGATTCTATCAACAGAGTCGGCACTATAAAATCCAGCAGTCGTCCAGGTACCTGGTCTATTACCCATATTGGCATTACTATCTGCGCCGTAATTAACCGGAGTATTATCTAAAATTGCTGCCCAGGATAAATCTTTGAGTCTATTATTACCGGCCGATTGAGCGGCGCCTGCATTAATATCAAATTGAACATATCCGCCCGTATTAAAATACTGTCTAGCTGCGTCTCTGCTAGGCCATTCAACTTCGAGCCTAAAAGATAAGGTTCCGGTCCAGTTAGCAGTAAAGTTTGCAGGACTTGAACCTGGTTGATTTGAGAAGAAATCGCCTAGAAAATATTTTTGGGTGGCACAGGTATTAGCTAGAGTAAAGAATGCATCATATACATTATAGTTTATAGGTGTTCCTCTAACTAATACCGGCAATTCACCTGCAGCAGTTCCGTTAGCAACTTCAAACCCAGTCTGATGTTTTCTAACTTTAGCCAGATCAGTACGTAACCTATTAAATTGATTAGCCGATACAACAAACTGTTGAATGCGACCAGTTTGTCCTGTTTGCCATGCTGAATATTCTCTAGTATCTATGTTAATTATAAATGTAAATGTAGTCACCGAAACAACCACAGCATATTTGTCGTTTAACTGCGTCATTCCAGCACCGATACTATCGATGTAGATAATTTCTCCGGATACTAAATTATGAGCAGTTGATGTTGTTACTGTTGCCTGCGAAGCATTAGAAACCTGTGATATAACAGCAGACGAAAATGGATATTGTTCAGAAACAATAACAGTCTGTCCATAACCTGTTCCAATAGGAATTGAACCTGATTGTGGTCCTATCAAAGATGCTATTGTTGTTTGAATTGCATTATATTCTGAAAATAAAATTGGTGACCCAAGACTTGCCATTTTTTATCCTTATAGTATTATCGCTTCGACTAATTTAATGTCAGTAGATTCATTAGATTCTAACGAAATAGCGAATACATCGCCAGTCTGGTGATGTGTTGCAGCAATAGCATAGCCTGTGTCTGTCGCTACTAAACGTTGTCCTTTTTTAACAGATCCGATTACTTTCACTGGAACTCGACCTTTTAATGCAACTGCTTGTCCTTCGGCTTCAGAATTCATTAAATATGCAGGATTTGCAGAAATAACTCCTATCGCTCTATCACCAAATTTAGCTGCTGTCACTTCCTGTTCTCCACCTACGCTGATTACGGTCCCTACTTCATAGTCTTTATCAGTTTTATATATTTCAGCAAGGTCAGCATAGTTAGCAGATGTGGCTGTTCCGTTGAAGAATCTAGCTTCAACATCACCAGCTAAATTTCTAAGTACTACTGAATTTGGAATTTTATTAATTGACGGGGTTTTTCCGTCTAATTTTAAAGCGTCTGAAGCTATTCCATCAAATTGAATAGCTTTAATCACTCCGCTAGCATCTCTAATTGGAATAGTAACTCCAGTGGGATTTGATTCAGACGAAGGAAGATAACCAGCTAATCTCAGAGAATCTAAAGAACTTCCAGATTGGCCTGAACAATCTCCTACTACGTTTCCGACTAGATTACCGTTGAATATTTTATTAACAGAATCGTATGCAGTTTGCCCAGATGAATCTCGTAAATTTCCTTGATGAATTCCTGTAGTGTTTCCTGTTACATTTCCTGTTAAATTACCAAACAGACTAGTTCCATGAATTTCTTTCCAGGTACGAAGTGCTGATCCTAAACTAACTCTATTAGTTTGTCCTGGGGCAATAGTTACCGCAGGATATGCTGTAGCCAATGCTCCTGTAAAAGCAGTTCTTGTGATGATAAACATATCATCGAAATCTTCAGTAGAACCTGCATTACTGATTCGAACTCTAATAGGTCCGTTATTTAAATTTTGTATAATAGGAGAAGAACTAGCAATACTGATGCCTAGATCATTTCTATCGCCAACAGTTAGACCTGCATCAGAAAAAGAAGTTCTTGAAGTAAAACCAACATTATTACCAGACCGTAACACGTATTGGCTAGCTGGTTGGCCGCCCAATCTATCAGAATCTGTAGCTGTACCGTAAAATTTAAAATTACCTTGGCTACGTCCCGTAGATGACGAAACTGAATTTAGTGTTACTCCTGGAGAGACTCTGTTATCCGCTGCGGAAAAACCGCTGATCTGATTAGTGTCTGATAGGCTAAAAGCAGCATCATTACTGAATATCGCTGTTGTAACACCATTTACTACAGCTCTTAATATAACATGAGATCCGCCTTGAGTATCTTTTACCGTTTGTGTGATTAATTGAGATGTACCAAAACCTGGAGCACTCTGAGGACCAACTAGAACAAATGTAGAACCTGTCCATACTGATACTTGGCTGGTCGTCGAATCATACCAAAGATCACCTTGTGTTAAACCTGTAGGAGGTGTTTCAGAAACTTCTGGGCCCGACGCTGTTTTAAATTTTAATCCGTCATAAAACTTTAGTTTTTTAGTTCCACTGTCATACCAAATTTGACCAGTGATTGGTTTGCTAGGCGGAATAGTATTAGAAAAGTTTTCTAAAAGATACAAAAAGTTTTCATTTTGTACTTCGCCGTATCCAGCATAATTTTGTCCGATAAATCTTAGATCGGTTGAATTATCAACCGTGCCCGGAGCTACACTGGTTAAAAAAGTTCCATTATATCTATCTACTCTGTATGACATGGTTATTTCCGTTTCGTTTATTTATCGGTAAATTTTACTCTAAAGTTTGTCTTTTTAAAGCCATTTCTTTTTCTTCTTCTAAAGAAACCCAGGTATAAGCTTCGGTATTATTTGCATAAACTTGTTTTTGCTCTTGATACTGAGATCTAACTGTATCTAAATAATCCTTTAATTCTATAAATTCTGGGGTTTTTTCTATATTTGATCGAGCTAACATGTCTAAAATTATATTAATTTGTGTATGTATAGGAAATCTATCTAATACAGTTACATTGGTGTTATATCGAATATAAGACTCAGTTATTAAAGGTTTATCTGCTTTAGATCTAATCTCCCCTGTAGCGAAATCACCGTACCAGTAGTCTCCTCTGATTGGATCTATATCTACTGTTTTTACAAGAAAGTTAGTTAGATCTAATTTAGACTTATCTGTTTCTTGAGGAATTTCTCCAAGAAAAACTCCAGTGCTTTTTAAAAATAATAAATCTACTGTTTTCATTTTATTGTCCTATATTTCCCCAAGCTAAAACTAGACTATACTTGGGATTTTCATCTTCTTCTATTTTGGTTACAGCATGTTCTAAATATATTGGCATTTCTAAAAAAGAACCGGGTTCTTCATCGACAAGGTGACTATTTCCTTGTTCATCAAACCACTGAAAGTGTGGTCTATCACTTCTTAAAAATATCAATTTAAATTTCCAATAACCACCGGCGCTGTCCTTATGTCTTAAAAGATAATCTCCCGGATCATATCTGTTTATAGTAAAACTTGTTATCGTTCGCTTGTCATCCGGAATCGTAGAAAAAATTGCATCAACTAATTTTTCACTCATGTTAAAATGAAAAAGACTTTTTAATTTACTATCACCATAAGCTGTAGAAAAATTATATTGCTTGCCAGGTTGTCTATCAGAAAATTTATCTCTGTGATCTTCTACCAGAGATAAAATTTCATCGACATTAGTTAGATAATTTTTCACTAGATTAACCCGATACATATTCCCAACTTGTTCCTAACGAATTTACTCTAAACACTAAATCATTATTTCTTAATGGATTCGCAATAGTAGCAGTACCTGTACCAATTGATGTAACAAAGGAAACACTAATCCAACCGCCTACTGAATATGGAATTGTAACGCTAGCCGAAGAATATTCAGATCCTGCAATTCTAGCAGTTTGTCCCGGTTGATAGTTTGCCACTGGAGCAAGAGTGTTTAACAAAGTTGCGATGCCATTAACCGATAAACCTTTTGTATCTAATGAAAACACCAAAGGTTTGGATAGATAAAATGTTTCTGCATATTCTTCTACATATTGTTTTGTTGCAGCATGGTTAGGATTAATCGGAGCGCCAACTAAAGTTAAATAGCCGGTCATGCTACTACCCGACTTCAATACTGCTAGGGGATCATTTACTTCAATATTTTCGCTACCATCAAACAATACTCCATTAATTCTTACAGGTGTTAAAAATTTATTTGATGTGCTGGCATTCCCGAGATATGTATAGCCTCCATCTACAGGATCGCCAAAAGTCTTAGTAGCGTGATTAAATGCTATCCTACCATCAATAGCAAACAAGTCGCCGGTATGATCTCCTTCAGTATCTCCTACTAGATTTCCGGATACATTTCCGGATACATTGCCAGTCAAATTACCAATAAAATTCTTTGTCAAAGGATTATAAGCTACAGAATTGTCGCTAGCTCGAATTTCACCTTTATGAGATCCAGTAGAATTGCCCGTTAAATTTCCTTGAAATGTTCCAAGAAAAGTTCCTTGAATACTTCCGGCATTGACCGTATCTGCCCATATAGTTTTCCATCGGGTCGATGAGCTTCCAATGTCTTGTGTTAGATCATCTCCAGGCAAAAATCCTTCTGGATTAAAAATATAATCTAGTATTTCAGTATTGTCTTTTATCCTGATTGTTAGATCAGTACCGGATTGATTTTCGATGACCGGATTATTGCCATTTTCAACCCATAGTCTCAAATCTCCTGGATACGGAGCACCGGGATTATCTCCTTCGCCTACTGTAAATCCTTCGTCCCCAAATGTCGAACCTACAGGATTTCTTCTAATATAACTAGTTGGTTCCAGCCCGCCTAATCTTTCAGAGTTTGAAGCAGTTCCCCAATATCTATGAGCTGAGCTTGTTGTGCCGTTAGTACCAGTATTGATTAAGGTAAAACCTTTTTTGATTCTAGTGAAACCAGTAATCGAATCAATAATTCCAATGTCAAATTCGTCGTCGGCGATCGTGGCAATTACTGCTCCATCTACGAATACTTTTATAATGGGATATTCAGTGTTTCCGTTGTCTCTTATAGTTCCAGAAATTAGTCTAGTGTTACCGAACCCGGGAGATTGTTGAGGTCCAACAATTACAAATTCTGTACCGCTCCATACGTTCAGTTGATTTTTATCACTATCATACCACAATGTTCCAGCATCTCTCGCTAACAAACTAGTAGGAGGTATAGCATCTACTTCTGTTACTGTTAATGCTCTCCAGTTACTGGTAGCGTCTCGATATTTTATTCTATTATTAGATTCATCAAACCATAACTGACCAATTATCGGTCTTCTTGGAGATGTTGTTCCTCTAAAATTTTCTAGTATGTGTAGAAAGTTTTCATTAGTGATTTCGCCATATCCAGCATAATTTTTTCCGATAAGTTTTATATCAGAACTAGTTGAATCAACTGTTTGATCCGGAACCGTTGTAAAAACTGTTCCATTATATCTATCAATCTGGTATGGCATATTTCGCTCCGTTATCCTGTAATGCTTTTAGCTGCTGTTTGTCTTTGATTTTCTAAATCAATATATTCTTCTTCAGTCATTGATGTTTCTATGTTTAATACTTTTTCTCTTAGATGTCGTAGAATTTTCCAGTCTGTAGAATTCAAAAATTCTTTCTTTTCACTGTTTTCAGTGTATGTCTGCTGATCTAAAATTTGAGATTGTGTTAATGGTTCTACTTTTCTAGTTTCAAGATTAAAATAGTGAGTTTTATTTTCTAATAAAATGTAATCATTATCAGTTATTTCTGTTATGGAAACAGAGCTCGGAACCAAAGGTTGATAGTTTAATATCGAAATTAATTGGTTATCTTCTATGCATACGTAATACATTATATTAACTCCAAATTGCTAACCAGTTTGCCGCTGGTGTTGATCTTTGTTCGGTATTTTGTACATATACTCGAATTCGGTCTCCAAAATTACTCCAGGTACATCTTAAGCTATCATTACCATCAACTCTACCAGCATAATGTATAACAGCTATGCTGGGAATAAATGCTATTAAATTTAACATGTTCTTTCCGACAGGAGGAAAAACATCAAAAAAGTTCGCACCGTTATTCCACGAACCTACTTGGTTTGTAAAACCAGATTGGCTATACTGAGTATTACCGTATGTTATAGTGTAATTTGGTGGCACTAACGCTAATGTCGCCGCTTGATTAGCTAAATCTCTCGTATCAACATATTGCTTTGTTGCCGCCTGTAATGAACTTGTCGGATCGCTAGGAAGTGTTAATGATCCCAATAATGTTCCGCCAGCTAAAGGCAATTTTGTTGAATCGGTTACAGTAATATTCTGTGTCCCGTCAAAAGATACACCGTTAATTGTTCTCGGATTTAATAATCGGGTAGCAGTTCCTGCATTACCGGTTACATTACCAGTTACATTACCGCTAAGATCCCCAGTTACATTTCCTAGGTGTTCTCCGGAAGTATTTCCAATAACATTTCCAAAAACGTTTCCTGTTAAGTTTCCAGTTACATCGCCTGTTAAGTTTCCAGTTACATTTCCAGTTATATTACCATTAACGTCACCTAACACATTTCCATAAACAGTCACTGGACCTGTTCCAGTAATTTGACCGACAATATCAGCGGTTATTGTGCCTGCAGAAAAATTACCGCTACCGTCACGCTTAACAATTGTATCATCTAAGTTATTAGATGATGCTTGTACAGACCATGTTACATTTGCTGAACCGTTATATGGCGACCCGGATAAGAAATTTCCTGGGGTTAAAGAATACTGAGAGTTTGCTTGAATTGTTATATCTGCTGATCCGTCAAAAGCTACACCGTTGATTGTTCTAGCTGTTTCAAGAACAGTAGCAGTTTCGGCGTTGCCCGACAAATCTCCGTTAATCAACGATGTCGATGATAACGTAATTCCTTTAGATAAACTAGTAAAACCAGAAATAGAATCTAATACATTTATATCAAATGCTCTTTCTGCAAGTATCGCGACAACCGTATCATTTAAGGTAACTTTAATTATAGGAAAATATGTTCCGGCGGTGTCTCTAACTTTTGTAGATATCAATCGTGTATTACTAAATCCTTCCACTCTCTCTGGGCCAACAAAATTCCACTGAGTTCCATTATAAACATATAATTGTTTGTTTGTTGAATCAAACCATTGATCTCCAGCGGCGGCTTGCGACGGTTGAGTTGATGATATTTCTGTAGATCCTACAGCGTTCCATTGCGCTCCAGAATATACTTTTATTCTTCCTTCAGTTGAGTCATACCATAACTGCCCTAAGATAGGTCTATTAGGTGCGTTATTTCCGGCAAAATTTTCTAGAAGCCAAAGAAAATTCTCATTTTGAATTTCGCCATATCCAGCAAAATTTTTACCTACAAGCCCGACGCTAGTAGATGAATCTAATGTTCCGTCTTCTAGTACTACAAACGGATCTCCGTTAAATTTATTAAGTTGATATGGCATAGTTTTTTCGCTCTTTTATATTTAAGTTATACGTATGTTCCGAATAGTCCAGAGTAAGAAACTGTCGGTGAAGTATCCTCGACTAAAGCAGTAGTCACTATCCAAGATTTTCCACTCGGTGCTCCGGATGCTTGTAAAGTCAATTCAATATATCCCCTTCTTACTAAAGGTCTAGCAAACGCTCTTCTTGGTATTTCGTTTGCAGCTACAGCGGTTACATTTCCGCCTGATGTTGTAACTGCCAATGTCGGAGTAAGTTCTAAGAAATCTGGCAAATAATATCTAAATGTAGAAATTCTAGCTTTAGTATTAATATCAAATTCAGTAGATGGCGCTATAGATTCTAAAATATCAACTATCTGGCCGTCAGTTAATGGACTATCCGACAACGGATCATCACCTGTAATATCTAAGACTAACGGCAAATTACGTGTTCTAACTAGATTAGTAACATATCTCTTTGATGTTGCTTCAGATAAAATAGTGTCCGATAGTGCAGAACTTGCCTCAGTTTCTTGACTGATCGAATTTTCATTTGCTGTTTGAATACCGATAATTTTAGGCTTAGTGGCGCCTTCTAAAACAATATTGCCGAGAGGCTCGATGATAATATTTGCAGGATTAGCACTGCCGCCATCTGAATATGGTAACGTTCTAGCATTGTTAGAAATTCTATTATTATTGATTGTAATATTATCAGCAGTAATAGAAATTTGCGCACCGAACGATGTTAATCCAGGAGCAGCCGAAACAGCATTGGTTAATTCATATCCGGAACCTGTATCTCTTAAAACTTCAATCCCGTTAATTTTATAACCTTTGAGTGCAGGAATATCAATATTTTCTGAAAAATCCCAATCATTAGTTGTTGAATTCCACAGGATAGTATGATCTGTAGTACCTTTTAATATAATTCCGCCGCCATTGGCAGAAACATCAGTCGGTGATCCTGCTGACGGAACGGCTAGTTCAATATTTTTATCTGATAAAGTTAATGTTTCTGCTGCTACAAAAGTTGTGCTGCCCTCAACTGTAAGGCTTCCGGATATAGTAACATCTCCCCCTACAGATAGTGTGCTATTGGCGTTAGAAGGAAATATTCTTAAAACGTCCGGATCATTAGATAAAATTGCAGATGGTTCGATTGCTATTGCTGTCTGAGGGAAATTCTCTTTAGTGTATCTAACAAACAATCTTCTATTGCTGGCGATATTAGTCATTAATACATCACCAGAAGAGTCTGCTTCTAATTTGCCTTGAGGTCCCGGGCCCCAAGATATACCAGCGGTATTTTGCACAGTAATTGGTTGTGTAAAGGTATTAGCAATACTTTTTCTAGGATAATCTGCTGCAAGATAAGTTCCTAATCGATCAGCATCATCACTAATACCTCTAAATTTAAAATCTGTAGGATTAGCAGGATTAAAACCAATTCTCAATATAGGATTATTATTAGTAGGGTCAGCATTATAACCTGCCGGTCTGTTTCTAATAGAAAATTCTGAAGTACTGATATATCCAACTAAAGAACCAGCGTTATAGACCGAAGTAACAGTTCTAAATCTTCTATTATTATCTTCTATTTGCTCAACTCTTAAACCGCTGATGCCCTGACTAAATGTAAAATCTGGGCCTAAAAGATAATCCCGCACACCGTCAAAAAAGTATAATTGTTTTTCTAAACTGTTAAACCAAAAATCCCCAACACCTACAGTTAAAGGCCTTGCTTCTGAAAGAACTGCTGTACCGATTGATCTCCATGATGATCCTGAATAAACTTTAATCCTGGCTTCGGCAGTATCATACCATAACTGTCCTGTTAATGGATTATTAGGCTGAGACTGGCTGGAGAAATTTTCTAATATTTTTATAAAATTCTCATTAAGATATTCTCCAAACCCGCTGTAATTTTTACCAATAAGAGTTATATCTGTAGTAGCTTGGTCGATCTGTCCGTCTGCTACAGTTACTATCGGTGTTCCATTTGTTAAATTAATTGTATATGCCATGTTATTTTATACCTTAACTTGCTCTTTGTTCAATTGGTCTGCCTGACCTAATGATATAATTAATCGTTAAGAAAGGATTCATAACTTCAAATGGACGACCAGTCAATGATGTAGATGCTCCTGGAGATCTTCTGTTTTCATCTGCTATCCTAACCAGACCAGATGAGATCATTTTTTGACTCTGATTGATCAAAGTTCCATAGGCTGTTCTTGTATTATTTGATTGAGCAGGTCCAATCGCTGTTTGAGGAGTAAAATCTATCACTGTAGTGGATCTATCATGTAAAACATAATATTGAATTCCGCTAGGTTGATTATCTGCTCTTCTGCCTTGCAAATCGTGATCATGATCTGGAATGTTAAACGGTTCAATGATATACTCGCTTGCACCGCTCGATAAACCTAAAGAATTTGCTGCTGTGTTATTTTTTACTCTATATGTAGTAGCTGTTAAATCAGTAGTTGCAACAACGCCTCCTGGAAATGGTATGTCCAGATCGTTATTCATTGTCTGCAAACCTAAAGGAAATCTTCCTCTTAAATCTGGTAATCTAAAAGTTCCGCCAGTGGTAGTAACAGGAGTTAAGGGGGCTGATCCGTTATAGACCGAACCAATAACTTCAAATAATTCACGATATCTATATACTTCGATTTCTGATCCGTCACATAATAAGTATCCGTCGGGTAGATCTTCCCATTTGCTTGCGCTGCCTGCATACGGCAATATAGCTCCAATAGGAACTGCTAGATCATCAAAGAAAACCTGTCTAGTAGTTTTTCTTAAACCTGTCGAAGCTCTATAAACTAGGATTTCGTCTGTATCTCTTGATGTTGAAAGAGATGCTTTGTTTGAAATAATATCAGCGGTTAGCTGAGTAGTAAAAACTTTATTTAAATTGCCTGTTCCGTTAAACGAAACAACGTTACTTTGTACGTCACCTTCGATTTTAAAGTTTGTTGCAGATCTTAAACTAGTAGCAGAGTTAGCATTACCACCGATGTTACCGTCTAAGTTACCTTGAATTGTATTAGCTACAATTCTGTCTGCATACACTGTATTGTATCTATTATTATCTTTGCCTATAGTTTCTGATGTGCTTAACGGCTCTATAGATTTAGTTTTTAAAATACCATTAAGTATTTCTACATTACCACCAACAATTATATTTTTTGTTACAGATAAACCACCAACAGTTCTTATCGATCCATTACCTAAATTTGTTGCTTCGTCTGTTGAGTTTGTTAATATCGTTCCTGTTATTTCAAAATTACCGATAATGTCTAACGCTTCTGTTGGTGACTGCGTATTGATTCCAACCTTATTGTCGATCACCCTAACTATAGTATTTGGTTGTCCGGATCTATTTGTCTGTAAATCAATTGCTGCACCTGAGGTCGAATTATATAATGCAGCGTTAGCATTATCTACACTTAAACTCACATTACCATCAGTACCAACAGTTATGCCTGAATTGTCTCTGACGTTAAATCTCGCCTGTATAGTTCCCGGTTCGTCTGATCTAATAAAGCTCGATGCTGGCACTGCTGTAGTCCCAACGATCAGAGATTCGGAAGATGTTGCAATACCTATAAATTTAGGAACAAATGCTGATTCACCGACATCGGTTCTAGTGGTTAGATTAATACCTGGGCGAATTAAAGAAAAACCTTGAATAGCTATTTTTGGAACAAATTGTTCTCTGCTGATAATAGAGATAGGAATGTCGTCTGTGTAAAAAACTATCACAGTTCTTCGAATGTTATCAATATCAAATAAAGATTCTACTAAAGGCCCCGATTTCGTTCCTTCACTAAACTGCGGTCCTACTAAGATCCAATTAGTTCCGGAGAACAGGTAAAGTTGTTGTGTAGAAGTATTAACCCATAAATCACCAACATCTGCATCAGTCGGTTCATTAACTGCTGTTTTAATGTTACTGGTTGTTCTCCATCCAATTCCATCAAAAACATAAAGTTTGTTTTCGGTAGAGTTATACCATAATTGTCCTATAACAGCCTTTGATGAATCAGGTGCAACATCGCTGGCGAAATTTTCTAGCAAGTGTAAAAAATTCTCAGCAATGATCCTTCCGTATCCTGTTTGATTTCTACCAGGAAATGTTAAGCTAGTATCCGTATTAGAAGTATTATCAACTACGTCTAACGGTTCTGGGTTAAGGTTGTCGTCTGTAAAATATACTTTATATGGCATTTTTATACCTCAGTAAAACCAGTTAAACTTTGGATTCTAACTGTATAGTCGATCTGTATCAATCTGTTCAGCGATTTTTGAACAGGGTGAAAAATAACATGAGTAAGCAATCTTCCAGTACCTGACGCTTTTAATCCTAACTCATCAAAAACAAATTCACCCGAAAGATCAGTTGAATTATCAAACGCTTCTTGTCCGTTAGGTTCTCCATAATCAAGCAAGCATGATACAATTATATCAGAATATGTTGCTCCGCTAATATGTCTAACTTCCATTTTATTTCTTATGTTATCTGTATTAATAGCCGAGTTTTGATCAACAACTTTAGAGTATGTTTGATTATACAAACTTGAATTTACTCCAACAGTATTAGGAGTTAGATAAGTGATTAATCCGGTTGGATCAACAACTGTTCCGCCGTTGCCGAAAACCATCTCCGAAATCCATCCCTGTCCTTGATTTGATAGTGCATTGGCCATCGCTACGCTGATGTTTTCGTAATGTATGGCATTTCTTTTATCAATAAACACTTCCTTAGATTCAGGATCAAAGATCTTAATATGACCTTCGACATGAAACCCTGCGCTTTCGTCCGGGCGTTTTGTTGTTTGATTTAGTGTATTTTCTGGCATAATTTTAGACTCAACTTTTTCCATATATGTATTTATTAGAGCAATTTTGTAGTGCTTTGTTGTAGAAACTTAGCGACCGGTGTAGTGTTTTGACTTAATGTTACGCCAGAACTTACACTATCGTCCCCGAAATCATACCAAGTTTTTCCAGTTCTTCGAACCACAGTAATTCTAGTGCCGGCTGGGGGAGCGGATGTTAATCTAATACCTAAACTAGATCCATCTACCGAAAACTCTGCTTCTAGAGTAACATCAGCTGCTGGGCTATAAGACCCCCGTGTCGGATCAAAAATTGTTGCTATGTCTTTTCTCAATCGTTTTCCTGCTACAAACACTTCTATAGCATCACACGGATAAAACCCATCAGGTATTGTATCAACATAGGTAAATTCAACAGGATTGCCCGCCGAATCTTTTCTAGCTGGGGGGATAAACGGCAGTCCTAGGTAGATATAAGAACTTCCGTCCGAAACAAAATCGTATCTGTCTTGAGTTTCTCTATATGGAACTATCTCAGTGTAGCTAACATTAACCACAACGGAATCTATCGCATGTACTGTCGGAATAGCAGTTCCGTATAACCCTCTTCGAAGATTCTTTAAGATATTTCCCTGTTTCGAAAGATATTCGATACGTTCCCCGTTAATTAAAATTACACCAGGCAGTTTTAGTCTAGGCTCAGGCAACAAAGAAGCATCATTGAGCTCAATCTCTGTATCATAATAGTAAAGATCTTTAGATAAAGATATATTACCGATCGCATATCTTGTGAAATGATTTGAATTTAAGGCGTCTTTGAATATTTCATATGCAAAAGGTTCTTTATAAACTTGAGATGCAAAAGAAATAATTTCAATTTCATCTTGATCAGTATTTTCATCTTTTAGATATACTGTATTTTTAGGATAATCAATATAAAAATCAACATCCGGTGTTAATCGTTGTCCATTTTTATAAACCCAAATATACGATATTCCGATAGCAGATCGCTGCAAAGGATAATTTAATTTACCGCCCGTCTTCCTATCTTTAACTAGATCTACTGACGAATATTGGTTGAACCAAACGATGTTTAATTTATCTCCTGCAGTTAAGGTTAGATCGTTAGATAATATTATTTCATCATCAATGATTTCAAATTGATTATCATCATAAGTTTCTACCCTGATAATATCACCATGATTTAATCTCTTGATAATCGTTACAGTGTTTGATGCTGCGGTAAATTCGTATTCTAAGCCAAATACTAACAACGTATTATTAATATAGGCTTTAACCTGAGATTGAACAATACTACCGAACGGTTTAAACGGATCGATTCCGACAGAGACAACATTATTCGTTCCGTCGTATGTTTGAATAACAGTATCGATGCATCTTAATAATGTATCATTTAGATCAACAATTACGTTACCGGTAGGTGATGCATTCGATGTTACAAAATTGCTTATTTGATATACTCGTTGATTTACATCGGTTATATTTACTGTTTGATAATTAACTCGGACAATTGAATCTGCATCTATAGAATTCGTAGAAAGAACGATGATCGCTACTTTAGAATCTTGCACTGGAGCAATTCCAAATTCAACTAAAGTTTTATCAATATCATTAACGATTCCGTTACTGTTTATAAAATTAACAGGTGTTGATACATAATCAACTGTGGCAAACACCCTTCCAGTTTCTTGATAATTTGCCGCGGTTAAGAAATATCTATTTGAACCGTCTCCTATAAAATCTCTATAATCTAATATTTCTATACCACCAACATTGATAGAGAAAATTTCGATCACTGAATTAAGCACGGGCGAGTTAATAAATCTTATGTTTTGTGTTAATGGCTCAAATACATAATCGGTTTCATTAACTTTTTTAATTTTATCAACAAATACTATTACAGAATTTTGCTCTAATACACTTTGACCAATATCAAATAATGTATTTGTTCCGTCAGCAGTATAAATTCTAGATAGCACTGTAGGAGAACCTACTCTGTCTGAATGGAATACCTTAATACTTACTGCTTCTAACACTTGACCAGGAATGTTTTCTTCCGGTGCTGGTACTTGAAGAGGAGATATAAAGTTACTGCCGTCAATTCTAATTTCATCAGCAGATAATCCAGTAGCGGTCGAATATGCACCGTCGATTACATTTGGAGCATCAAATACAGGAGTTCCTGTAGTATTGCTTGTTAAAGATCCTCCAGAAATTTCAGTATCGATTAAATTTCTATCATTGATAGATAAAGAACCATCGCTGTTATCCGGACGGAAAATTAAAATATCTCCATCTTCAATTGATATATTTTCAGGAATTGTTACTGCAGAGGTTGAACCATCTCCTATAAATGTATCCATTAGTGCCGAATCTGGTCGGCCTGGTTCTCCTTGAGGATAATCGATCCGGACAAATACACTCTCGTCTTTTCTCTTTAGATAAACGTTGATCATTTGACCTGTTACAGGCATCTCAGGTAATACGAAGATATTTGAAGTTCCGTCAGCTGTAACATAAAAATCTGAGTTTAATGCCTCTGCACTATCCCATCCTTCGGTAAACCATGGAAGAGCATCCCATCCTCCGCTAACATCTAATGTTGCGCCTTGAACAATAACTCCACCGTAGTCGAGACCAGTTACAAGCTGAGTATAATCATTTTGCACCTCGATAACATTTCCGTTTTCGTCGTACTTTTCAATTTTTTCAAAACCAGGCATTCCGGCTTTAGGGGTATAATATTTGTCAATTCTGTTAAGATAATCGAGAGATTTATCGTTAATTTCATAGGTAACTATGACTACTTCAGTTAGAAGAGGAGCAACGTTAATTATTAATCGACCGCGATTTGTAGTAAATCTATCAATCAATTCATCATAGTTTTCTACGTTATATTGATTTGATAATAATTTAATACCAGACGAATTATTAATTTCTGCCTTATTTTTAATAACAACTGAAATTTTAGACTTATCAACAGTTGTTGGATATTTTAAATTGAATACTGTTTTACTTCCTGTTCCGTCAAATGTTTCAGTTTCAATAAATTTTTCATCAATTGACAAATTATTAAATGTAGGAACTTTAGAAATTCTATCAAATTTTAGAGATAGATTAAAATTACGTGCTTTAGAATTTCCTATAATAGCAACTGCTTTAGCTGTATTTTCTAAATTAGTTCCGATACCTCCAACAATTTTTATCGTTGGTGCTGATGTATATCCAGACCCTCCGTCCAATAATACTATTTTGCTCAGTCTGCCATTAGATACAAAAGCACGAGCCTTTGCTCCAGTTCCTCCGCCGCCTTCAAATATAACGATCGGCACAGTTCTATAATTTCTACCCGGATTAGAAATAATTATATCAATGACAGAATACTTGTAATTGTCTAACCACCATTTCCAAGGATAGGTATCAATCTCGGTAGAAATTAACTTAACTGGTTCAATTTTCTTTGTTAAAGGATTATATACCGACGGTACGTCAAAATCAGTGAAACTTGTATTAGTATTTTCAATTGAAGTATAACGACTTGTGTATTCTCTTATTTTTGTTCTATATGGTTTAACTTCTTCGATATATTTTTGATAACTTGATAGATTATCATTTTTATAAGTGACCTTTTTAGATAAATTTCCAACGTTATGTACGGCATTAACAAAACTTGTCTTGAATGCCCAGTCTATATAAAGTTGTTCAGAAAATGCATAATGTACGTTGGCGAAGAATAATTTGTTCCACTCGGCCTGAGCATCATCTACAAAAATTTCGTTTTTTACAGAGTCTAAAATTATTCTAAATTCTTTAGCGGCCGACGTATCATAACCTTGGCTGTCATAAGACTGTGTTAAATCATATCCAGATGATTTTTCTTTTGTATTAATAAAATCTGTAAGAATTTCTATAGTGCCTTGATAACGCCCTACTAATCGGTATTTTTCAAGGATTGTGGAATTTACAGGCTCTACTCGTTCTAAAACTGCCCAATTGCCTGCACCATATTCTTTAATTCTTAATAAATCACCAATTTCTAAACTAACATCGGGTTCAGCATATAATCCGGGAATTTCAAATTTAATTCTTGATTTTTCTGAAAAGCCGAGTTTCCACCAATCAATTTTTTTCCAATAATTTCGTGTATCGAAAGATTGAGATGCTGATCTATAAAATTCTTGGGCTTTTTCATTCCAACTATAGATGCTCCAGTAGTTTCTAACAGTTCTATCAAACTTTACCAATACAGAAAACTGCCGTACAGAAAGATTAGCAAAGGTATATCTCGATCCTTGATTTAATACATCAACGGATGTAATTCTTCCTAATTTATCGATATTGGCTCTAAACTTTGCACCCGATCCGTTACCGGTAATTATAATCGGCGGAGACACTCGATAACCGTATCCGCTATCAAGAATATCAATAGTATTGATGTGACCGTTAATAATATTTGCTTTAAGTAGTGCCGGTTTAATTTTAGAAGTCGATATCAAAGATAACTCATCATATGAATCAACTTCTCTATCATATAGATTTTTTACTGGACTAGGATATTGATCAAAAGAATTTAATTTAGTAAAATCTAATAACTCAGAATACGGTTGAGATCTTAAAATATTATTAATGAATTCAATAGTAATTTTAACCGCACCGTTTCGATCAACAAACATACCCTGACGTGGTTTATTTAAAATTCCATATTTGAATTTAACCGGTAAAGCTGAGTCAGGAACTTCTTTACCTGTGATATCGTATCCTATTAAAGAATCAATCCACTTATTTTCCAAATCCTGTGAAGGAATACTATCTGCAATACCTTCAGTTAATAATTGATATTCTCTATGTATTTGATTGATATTTTTAGTATCTTTATAAAATTGTACAATAATAGAAACATTATCACCCGTGATAGTCATCGAAGGATTATAGATAGCAATTTTGTCTGCATCGATCAACGTAGCAAATGTGATTCCGGTAGATATCGGATTTTCAATATAAGACGAAATTGCCGCCGTTGAAATTTTTCTAAAGGTCTTATTTAAAGGTAAATCTAATTTATTCTTTACCCAGAAATAAAATTTCCTAGATGAAACTTGACCTGTAATTTTATCTAGTGTTTCTAAAACAGAATATCTAGAATCTGTGATGTCTAGGGGAGTTCCAGTTACACCTAAACTAAAACCTTCGGCAGTATTTGAAATTGCCGCCCACTGACTAGGTAGATAATCTGATTCGACCCATTCATAGACGTCTATGCTAGAACCGAAAACTTGTTGATTCCAATTACCTATTCTAAAGGAAATATCATCTTGATTATATTGTATCCATTTAACAGTACTAGTGTCCCACCATACAAATCCAACCTGATCTTTAAACCACGCTTGGCCGTTGGAAATGTTATCGTCAGTGGTATAGTATGCAGGATCATATGAAGTTTTAAATTTAATTTCTTGTTCTGCTACTGATAAAATTTTTCCTCTTAACGGATCGATTATATCGATATCACCTAATTTAATATTTTTATCAGGATCAAAGAACACTAGAGATTTCAAAGTCTGTAAATTAACCACTGGGCTTTGTTCTCTTATAGGCTCCCAAGCATTTACCTTTGATAATTTTCTAAATACCTGCACTCTCCCGATTGTTTCTCCAAGGAATGCTGGGTCTTCTGATTTATATAACGGAGATCCAATTATTATCCTATCATCAAAACAAGATATAGATTTTCCAAAACTCTCACCAGAAGTTAAGTTTTCGTCAAAAATTTCTGATAATACATACTTAGAACCATATCTATTAAAAATATAAACTTTTCCAGTTACTCCTACAATATCTTTAAAACGGGTAGAAAGAAAATCAAATGTAGTTGAACCTGAATCAAATCTTACTAAATTTGAAGCGATAGAAGTTCCTGCAGATATCGCTAAAGTATCAGACGTCGGTGATATTGATATTTCGTCTCCAAATCTTTCAAAGAAATCTAAAGAATAGCTTTCAAGTCTTTGTAAAATTTCAAAAGAATTATTATTCCATTGGAATACAAATACTGCTCCTTTATCTTTATTTTTAATATCTGCATCCGGAGCGGAAACTAATAATAAATCTCCTTCGTTATTCAATGTTACCTTATAACCTAATTCATCGCCGGCTTCGAGATCGTCCGAAGCTATAGTATCATCGTCGATTATCTGTACTAATTCAAATATGTTGTCTGAATTTTTCTTATAAACAAATACTGCACCAGTATCAAATTCCGGAGATTCCGTGAGTTTATTCCAAGTAGCCCCATTAACTGGCAACTCTCCTGTGCTGGTCAAAGTTAATAGTTTAAAATATGCAGGAACGCCGTTTTCTAAAATTTTAACTATATCATCTTTTTCATAGGTCTGGAACGATTTCCAAGCACCTTTATAATTTTCGTAATCACTGCTATCGGCGAACGGAGCTCCTACTACCAGAACTGAGGCATCCGAAGACATTGATGTAGATATTCCATACCTATCACCAATATTCAATAATTCCGGACTTTGCTGATCAATTATACCTGCCTCTAAAGATGATCCATCATTTTGATAAGACGATTGAGCCGGAAGTATTCCGGTATTAACGCTTTCTGAAAGTTCCCAAACAGAATCATCTTCTCCGGGTGTATTATCTCCTGCTAGATAAACTTCATTGGCTTTCCAATAATTATTATCGTACCAAACTATTGAACCGGAAGTATAATTCTTGGCTGAATTAAAAATTCCGACGAAATTTCTATCTTCTAATTGTTTCCAAGAAATTCCATCATATTGATATAGATACACTCTTCCGCGATTTAACAATGATCCCGGGGCAGAAATCGCCATGAAATAAGATTCCGGAACGCCTCCAATGTCTTTGCCTAGAATTTTAATTTCGTCTCCGACATTATATCTCGAACCTCTAACATTAACCGTTGCAGTATATCTTCCTTGATCTCTAACCAATTCAAAAATTGCGCCTGATCCAGGGGCACTGATGTCCTGTCCTATAATATCAAAGAAAGACCCAACGCCTACAGACGAACCGGAAAATGAAATACCGGATTTAGCAGTACCAGATATGGAAATATTTCTAATACTATTGTCGATGAATCTCATCGGGTTAATCCTTGGAGACGAAGTCGATGTCAAAGGAATTACTGCTTTAGTTTCTGTATCTGAATATATTGTAAAAGCTTGAGAATTTAATATTTCTTTAATATAATATTGTGTTCCTGCTGATAATCCACCAGCAACACTTCCAGAAAATACGACAGGCTGATCTACTCTTAACTGAGATGTTGATCCGACAACTATCGAATTATTTCCTTCTGATGTTCCTACTGTAGTAATAGGAAGATTAGGATTTACTCTAATTAATAAATCATTAGACGGTGATTCACCTCCTAGTTGAGATCCGGAGATTAATATTGTCGAACCTGACGTATATTTTACTAGATCTCCGAGGTTGCCATCTGCGGTAGATGTAATAAACGCTGCCCATGGTCTAGCCAATGACGCAAACAAACCTGTTGGGACTTCTTCCCAGTATTCGGTATTAGTCGGTAAAATAGGTCCAGATACTTCCCAATATTCAGTATCGGTTGGTAGGACAAACTGCACTTCAACAACATTATCGCCTATACCGTCTTTAACTCTATAATAAGATGAAGATCTTTCTGGGTACTTTACTACATCTCCTGAGTAATAGACTGCTGTAGAATCCCACACCCCGCGATCAGTTTGAGTATTTTTAATACATCCATAAATTCTTCCAGCATAGCTAACAATACTTCTTCCGCTATAGCCCACGCCAGGATCAGCGATCGACACAGTATATGACGTTCTCAATCTATTAACATTAAATACTGCTTCTTTAAACGGAGTATCTGAATTAATTCCTGTTAGATTAGCATAAGTAGCAGAACCTAAAATCTCACCTCCGGCAGTAATTGCGGTCACTGTAACAGTAAGATCGTTGGCCGGAGAATTACCACCTATCTGAGTTCCTAATATTTTTATTTGATCCCCGATAGCATATCTTGTACCTCCGTTTCTAACAGTTACAATATAAGACCCACTCGATTTAATAACATCAAACGACGCTCCCGAACCCGGAGTACTAATGTCAAATCCGCTAATGTTTTCATAGACTGTATCTTTGAGGCCGCTCACACCAACTGCATCAACTAAAGTGATACCGCCATTAGTGTCTATTGCTTTAACAATTAAGGTAACATCGCCGCTGGTGCCTTCAATGCCTTCTTGTTTTCCTATAGAAATACTGCTACCAAACAATTCACCAGCATCGGGTCTTGGGCTAATTAGTGTCGATCTGTAATTCCACTGACCTCTAGTAAATTCAAAAATATCTACCGTTCCTTGTCTCGGATATCCTTGATTAGTATCAACTCGACCCTTTGCAAAAGGTTGTGCTTGATGCAGAGTTTCTGGTTCCCAATCTTCGTTAGAAAGAGTTATTTCTAATGTACTGCCATCAGGAAATATTGGTTTTTTAGCTTTCCATAGTTTCCCGCCTGATATTACTGTGTCATCAGTATTATATTGTCCTAGAGAGTTAAACAGTCCCTTGAAGCCGGACGGTATCCCAGAAGCCGTCGGTGATCCTACGATAAGCCAACGTCCGTCGGCGCTGGTCGTTATCGAGGTTCCATATGATCCGCTGAGTTCAGGAGCTATATCAGAGATTGGACTTAAAATTTGTGTAGGAACAAGCCCATCGACACCTTGATTATAAACTACTATTGCCGGGGCCGCAGCTATGTTCAATGGATTTCCTGGATTAGACACTATCACTTGATCACGTAATGGAACATACGCTGTAGAACTTCCTATTTTAGAAGGTAGCGAAATTCCGTACTCTGCAATTTCAGATTTAGAAAATTGTTTGTTTCTTTCAAGAACCTGCCATGTATTATTATTGCTCGAGTCTAGCCAAACTTTAGATCCTAACGGCAATATAGAAAAATCTTCTTTAATTAATTCAGCCGGTGTAGCGATTCGAGCTGGTAAGAAAACTCCGATATTACAGAAAGAACTTTGATCTATTTCCGGCTCGGTTTCAAATCCGTTAGTATCAACTATTATGGTGTCGGAATTTACCGCTGAAATTTTAAAGAATCCCTGAAGATTTTGTATATTAGTTAAACCGATGAGTGTTCCGACTTTTAATTTGTGAGGACGAATAGTTTTTAAGCTAACTCGTCGAAGATCTAATGCAGCTACGGCGGTAACTGTAATGTCGGTAACTTTATACCTTAACACATTCCAACCAGAAGTTTCGAATGTTATCCAAATAGTTGATCCATCTTTAAACTCAGATATATCATTTCCTATCAGTTGGTCAAAATTTTCGATTACGAAATCAACGTCTGAAACATTAACATACCCAGCACCCTGTTGCGTATTGTCCGACAACTGAGTTTGTATTACTGTATTTTTACTATCACCTATTTCGTAATTAGAGTCATCTAGCACTATGTAATTTTTATAAACGTTCTGATCAATAGACCTATTATTCAATATTATAGGCTGAGGATTTAGTTTGAACTTATCTTTGCCTATTTTAAATTCAATTTCGTCATATTGATCAGTACCGCCGATCTGACCTACTCTAAATGCCCATTCCTCGTTTATTTCAACTGCGTCTGCATCTACTTTGCTCAGTTTATCAAATACTTTCTTAACCGCATTTGCTGTGCCTTTTTCTTTGACAAAGCCGCTGTACAATCTATATTGAGTAACTGGATCTTCTGCTAAATCTTGTAGATATTCTCTAGGTTGATAGGCTACAAAATGCCTTGCAAGGTCGCGCTGACTTGAGCCGAGCCCTTCAGAATCGAGATCATAAAAATCTTCAAATTGATTAATCTTGTATTCAAAATTTGATACTAAACCTGTAGTTGGAGTGCTATCTAACTTTTCCCAATTAGAATTATCAAATTCTGATTTTCCTGGTTGATTAATTTTGCTAACATAGTTAAATTCTCTGTATCTAACAATATCTCCAAGCTTATAATCTATGAAAGGAGTCCATGTTTGTATATTCACATCGTCAAACACAAATCCCGGACTAGTATAATCTCCATCCCAGTCTGTGGTTCTGAAACCTATTACTTTAATTCTCTGCTGACGATATCCCGGACCTTTATCAAAAATCACATCATTAAACATCGTCCGATCATTAAAAATAACCACATGTTCTTTTAAAAGATAGCTTACTTTGGCGAAATAAATTCCGTCTCGGATATTAACTGGTACAATATGAAATTCGTTATATCCTCTGAAAACATCGATATTCTCTGGGGATAATTTAGTACCGTCACTCTTTAAAATAGTATAATCAAAGAATGAATCTAAAATGTTATTAGCTACTCCGCCGGTAGAATTTATTTTTAGTTTGATTGCACCCGGACTTAACGATATAACAGCGCCCGGCGCCCAATTATGTGTAGTCCAGAACATAAATTCTTTAGCACTAGTTTCCCAGTTGGCTACTGCCTGTAAATCATTACTGTATTCTTCAAACTGGATTCCTTGATCTTTTAAATATTCTCCATATCCTAAAAGAAAATCTACAACGTCTTGTATCGTTAAAAGATTAGTACCGTACGGAATTCGTTGTGTTTCGGTTCTATCAAAGAATGATCTCTTGGATGCTTCGACTGCTCCTACTAGTGGAACTTTATCAATCTTGATCCATTTTGTCGCTTCAAAAGAATTAACCGATGTATGACTTACTAGAGATCTATAAAAGGATTCAGAGAACCTTACAATAATTCCTCTACTATAAAATTGATTTTCTTTCCATGTAACAAAATTTTCACTAACTCCGCCAACAACTATTTTTGGATCATAATTAGTAGGAAGAATCGGGTAGTAATCAAAATAAGTATTCTGTTTGTCATAACCGCTAATTAACCATCCTCGATCTGACTTTTCGATAATTACCCCAGAGTATGTAACATTTCGAATCGGAGTGCTGACATCGAAAAATATCTCGAAATCTTCGGGAGGAATAAAAACATTAGATGTTGTTGATTGTGGGTTCTTTGAATCTAGCAGATATTTTTGCTGAGATTTATCAACAAACCCTCCGATTTTGTTAGATAATCTAACATCGAAGTTTTCAAGTTTTTCTTTTAGAATCGACTTATCTTTTAAATCAACCTTCAGATAATTTTCAATATAGTACAATAAACCGGTAGGAGTTAGATCAGTACTGATATTTGAAATTATATCATCGATCCTTAGGAAATAAGATGTTTCTTTTCCGACTATTTGATCAATCCTGTTTCTTCTGATATAGTTTCTATCTAAACTTAAAGGTATAAATTCAAATGGTCTTAAAAGACAAAGGGCAAATATTACCACAAACGGATAAGATGAACTCTTTCTCCATGCATTTTCTACCGGTGCTTGATCTCCAAATTTAAATTTAGCTTGATTGTTAAGAGAAGAATAATTCCTTAATATATTAATTTCTACAGGACTCTTTAGATTTCCCTCGTCATCGACTGGTAAAATTTCTAATAGATTTGGTCGAGCATATCGTGTATATGTTCCTTGTCGAGCACCTTGTTTAATAATTCCATCTCTTAGATCTTCCCACAACAGTAAATTACCACTAGTATAAGGTGCTGGACCATATTCGTCTTCCCACCAATTTGGTTTTTCCGAAAAGCCTAACATTTCCCACGGGGCAAGATGTGGCCTATCAGTGTCAAATACTGCCTGATACATTCCTCTCCAGAATTGTGGGAGTTTTTTATTTGTAGAATTATCTAGTACGTTCGAGTAAGTGTATGTAAATGGATTTGATGAATTATAAAAATTATTAACTGTAGAATCCTGATCGACATAGGTTGACCATCTTAAAAATTCTTGATTAATAACCTGATTAAAATCGTCTAGGGATATTAGACCAGTATTATAAAATGATGAAACAACTGAATCGATATCAAACAAGTTTTCATCATAGGTTAATTTTAAATTATTATAAATTCTTTTTTCTAACTCTAATATTAAATCATCTCGAAAATCATTGAATGCAATAGTAATGCTACCGTCGTGACCTCTAATTACCAGTTTAGGTTCGATATAGGTCGTATCAATAAATTTTTCGGGTAAAAACTTTTTATACAATCCTAGTTTAGTTGGGGTAGGCGGAATAAAGTTAAAAGATGTAGTAAAATATTCCTTAATTGTTATCTGATCACCTTCATTTAACTCTTTAAGTATTCTTACAAATCCAAAAGTAGAATCGAAAGAATAATCAAAATTTATTAGTTGTTGCTCTCCATTTATATAGACATATACTGCCTTAGATGAAACTACGGAAAGATCAAATTTTTCTCCTAGAGCAAATGTATTGATTCCGGTATCTTCTACTGTGTATTCGATCTTAGAAAATGCTCCCGATCCTATCATGTCTGAGTCAGAGAACGATGTTTTAACGTTTTTAGATTGTGATATAGTATCGATGATTCGATCGACGAATCTAACAACATCTCCATCTTCATATGGCAATTCTATAGCTAAAGTCAAGAAATTATTTTTAAATTTCTCATATTCGTTAGCAGCATATTGAATGGCTTTAATTACATTAACTTCTTTATCGCAAAGAAGATTAATTGAAACTGCTGGAACGCTAGAGTGCTTGACAAATCTTCTACCGTATTGTTCATAATCAACTAGGTCCTTTAAGTTTCCAAGGCCTGGAAAAATTCCTTCAAATCCGTCAAGAACTTCTATAATAGTTCCTAAGTGATCATTAACTTGACCTAGGGTAAAATTAACAAGATCTTGATTTAACGGGTTTCTTTCCAGTGCATATGGAATTTCATAATACCCGTTATCTGGAACTGCATCAGTATAAACCTTAACAGTGACTATATCTCCTACTGCTAATCGATTACCAAAAAGAATCTCTTTTTTGTTATTGGCAAGATTTGTTCCTGTTACAGGGGTTGAAATTCCATTAACGTAACAGACTATTTTTTCTCTTGTAGAATTGCTCCAATCGCATGCTTGAGAAAATACTGAAGATGATTCCTCTGTAACCACAATAGTTTCAATAATCGGTTGTAAAAATCTTTTGTCAGTTCGAACCCATCCATTAGCATATTCATAATCTGTTAAAGATCTATTAAACCTAACAAAACCTTTATTAACTTTTTCTTGAACTATAGAAAAATTATTCTGATATGTAAATTGATCTGAATCAAAATCAAATTCAAATTGGATATCTCCTGAGTTATTAATATTCAAATAACTAAGAGCAAATCCTAACTCCGAATCTGTAGGGCCCGATGTAGAAATTTTGTAACTTATGATCTCTGATCCAGAGAATGATGATGTGTCATATTTTGAAGAGTCACCGAAAGAAATTCCGTCAGAGTCAAAGCAATCAAATTTTGGAGGCAAATTAACCACAGGTTTTTCTTGACTCTTGATCCACATAGTTCCGTCATAATGGAACATACTACTACCGTTGATTTTTCCCCGCTTAACTACCAAGCACTCTCCTAGGCTGCTAACCGAATCTTCTGATTCAATTAGGCTAATCTGTCGGCGATTTACAATATTTGAACTAGTTTGTACTGTGATAAATTTTACAACGAATATTTTATTCTTTACTAACGGATCTTTATCCGCGGTAAAAAGAATTCTGAATCCATCAGTTACTGGTTCGCCATCAATATTATAACCTGGAGATCCTTCTATGGTTGAAAAAACATCTGTCGTGAAATCATCTATTAAATCTACGCTAGTTTTAGCCACAGCTCCGTGGTTGAACAATTGAAGGTCAGCATCAAATTCAATAACAGGTCGTTTAGCTCTCAACGTTTCGTCGAGTCTCGGTGATGTGTTGTTTAATTGTGCAGTATATTCTAAAACGGATCTATGAAACCATCTATTATAGCGACTCCATGGATTTTTATCTTTACTGGCTCGATTAATTGTTATGTAATCTTTGTTTCTTGGATATGATAATGACTCGTCAAACGGTTGATCGTCGAACCCACCGTTATCAAAAAGCACTTCTGGATTAGGATTAGAAATAGGTGGTAATTCTATTTCTTCCCAATTTATCAATCTTATAGAATCCCCGACTCCTTCGATTACCCACGAATCTCGACTGTATTTTTCAGGAGAAGTTTGTCCTTCGAATTTCACTCGAAGACCGTTAGTAAATGATACTCCGTTAGAACTAATATATTTTTGTTTTCCTAAAATGTCTCGTTCGACATCCAAGAAAGTGTTATCTTTCACTTCTGCTATTCTAAAAATACCAATCCTGTTTCTATCTGAGCCACTTTGATAATACAATAATTCAGGAGCATCGTTAGGTACTTCAAAAGTCACTTTTCCTACTTCGATACCGTTACCAACAACACCTTTATTATAATTTGACTGATCACCCGATACATTAGATGATCTAATATAAAAAGGATCGCCGGGGGCATTTACATCAAATTCATAAGTTTGCCCTCTGTATAAGGTTAATGATGGATTCTTTTTTAAACCGTCCGGATAAAAGATCCATTCGCTATTGCTATTAGTTCTTACACGATACGATGATATAATTTCTCGGGCCTGTCCTAAAACCGTGACTGAATCCGGTCCTACTGGTTGCCAAAAATATTCTCTATAATTTACAAATTTATCCCAGTCAATAGGTGGATTCCACGAATGCACATCTTCTTGTGTGATCAAATCGTCTCTTTCGAGATTATTTCCAAAGAATTTTAATTGATTTTTAAAATCGATATAATCATAAAATTCCGAAACTCGATTATTCTTTTTTACAACTACAGCTGGCTCTAGTTGATAGGCATCTCTTAGTGTTCCATCGTTATCTACATAAGTTTCCGAAGGATCATAAGTGACTCCGTATTTTCTTCCTATGTATCCAGATAATTTTTCTAAGGTTCCCGGCTGCGTTAAAGCATCAAGGGTTGCACCTAAAAATTTATCGTTGGCGTTTGTCTGAAATATTTCAGGCAATAATTCAATCGATCGTCTGATTGGAAGTCCGCTAGATTTAAAAACTTTTCTATCCATCTTTATCTACTCGTAGTTGTAACTATCTGGTTCGCTGCTAAATTTAGTTCGGTAGCTGTAATATTTGAAATGATTTCAATATTATCAACTGTAGCAGAGCTTATAAAAATTTCGTCCGGTCTTGCTTGTATTTCTAAAAGACTGCCAAAGACTTGATTTGATTGCTTAGGTACTAATACCATATTACTAATATCCGGAGAGTTCTGAGATACAACATAAGATATTAGTTCGCTAGCATAAAATTTATCTCCAAAATCCCAATTTTCTACAGAAAAGAACTGCGCTATTGAATTTATAATCCTTACTTTTAGGTCATTGTTATTAATAGACTTAGACGGATTTTTAACCACTTTAAATGTTGCTTGGAATTCGGAACTTGCTGTATCTCCAAACAGTGTGAAGTATCTAACAGGATGATAAACAATTTCATCACTGACAGTTTTAATATCATCTAGGCTAATACCAAACTGGGTTTTCAAAGCTTCGCTAGACGGAGTTTCGGGTTCTTCTTTTCTGAATCCGGATATCCATTGTCTAAATTCAACATCATATTGTCTTGTTAGAAGATAGACATCAATAATATTACTCGAACTAGGATCTATTCTTCTATCAACACCGGCATTATGAATATACTGAAATTTTATGTTTGATCTTCCTACATAAGCCACATACTCTGGTTCTAATATAAAAGATCGTGTAATCAAATCAGTACGCTTAACTACATTTTCACCCGAGTCGAAGAAATATATCAACTGATTATGCTCATAATCATTTACTGATGTATTAACTTCTTTGTCTTTGACTAGGATAAAACCGTCAGTGTTAGGAATAAACGTTAATTTTTTAGAACCAAAATCATCAATCTCTTCTTTAAAAAATAGATAACGTGTATTATCATCGATACCTACTACTTCATCAAAATAATCTGGATTATCGATTACTCCGTCGTTGTCCGAATCGTAAAATACCACCTTGATAGCATCAGTGCTTTGATATCCATCATCGAATCGAACAGAATCATAAATTTCAAAAGGAACATCTCTTTTTAAAATCTGGTTTTGATCAACTATGCTCAATACTTCTGAAAAAGTAAATTGAGGATTAGCGTTTCTTAGTGTTATGATGTCTTCAGCAATCTCAACAACACTCTTATCTTTTCCACTCGGTACTCTATTAATTCCTAATATACGAACTTGGTCTTTGATCACTTGTCTTGTTCGACTATCATATATCTTTTCATTTCTGTCGAAATAAAATCTATTTTGTTGCTCGCTGCCGAAAATATAATCGGTTCCTCTAACTCTAACATTATATTCATCGCCGTCATAGACAAAAGCAGCTAGCCAAGAAGAATCAAGATTTGAATTTCTTGTGTCGCCTGCTTGACCTAAATTAAAGGTCGAATTCAAATCTAGATTTGAATCAGTAACAATTTTCCACTGTCTCTGAGCCACATCATATCTTAGACCAAAAATTCTAGAAGCAAACATCAATTCTACGATTTCTGATTCTAAATCTATAGATAGATTATTAACGAATCTAGGAACCACCTGTATCGGTAACGATCCGTTGGGGATGGGATCAGTTAGTGTAACTGGTCCGAATCCTGTAGTAAGATTTCCTCTTCCTGCATTAGTACCGTCACCGACTACATTAGCTACTTTGGTCCATATATATCTAACTTGGTCTGGATCAGCAGGATCGTAAGTTACTATTTCATTATTTTTAAATGCCTGTGTTTCTAAGGGAGGGGCAAATTTAATAAGAGCGCCTGCTTCGATATATTTTGCATTGCTGGTCGTATAATTTCCTATCTTGACTGGAAAATTATCAAATACGTTTCCGAAATAACCTGTCGCTGCTGTATCATCTTTAGTGGTTAGACTCCACTTAACATTAATGTCTGATGTAAAAATTTTATCAAAATTTGTGATATAAAAATTATAAATTTCGCCGGATGCTACAATCGGCTCGAAGAGGTTTCTAATAAAATTTAAAATTATACTTTTGTTATTTGATTTAAATGTAAGAGTGTTTTCAATATCTTTTCGATAGATTAATCCGTCATCTGCAAATACATTAATTTTAGAATACTTTCCAGAAGCGTCAATAATATCGAAGTTTCTAGAGATTCCACTTGACGTCCTATTAATCGATTTTACTTTTAAAATTTCCTGTGAGCTTGCCAGCGGTGCAAGATTATAATCTTCACCAGTGATCATTCTGTTTTGTGTATAAAATAATGCAGGAGCATTTACTCTAATCTGATCGATGTCTTCAGTTGGAGAGCTGTTGCTGATAGTATAGTTTAAACTCAATGTAACGGTTAAAGTATGAGTTATTCCTTGTTTGTTTCTATACGGAACAGCGATACTGATTCCTCTCATTTCAGCAGGAGTTATCGAATATCGTAATCCGTTACTAACTCTATAATAGACTCTAAACGAACCTTGGGGCAAATTGCCATACACTCCATCTGAAAAATTAATGTCTATTTGATCATTTTCTTTAGTGATCACAGAGTAGATATTTCTTTGATCGTTTTTCAGACTGTTATAGGCAATATTATTTCCAACTAGATTTGAAACAGATTGCCATAGATTGTTTTCAGTGCCATCGGCATTTACTGAATATAACCATATGTCCGAATTATTAATTCCAGTAGAATCGACACTGACTTTTTCATTAGGTACTGGTTGGTCAATGGCAAAATCTGCAAGCTCTAGAGAGCCTTGCTTGAACATTAGATAAAACCCTGTGTTAGGACTAGCATTTCCTTTACCGTCTTGTCGATAAACAAACCCTAGTTTGTTTCCCGGAATTGGTGGTTCTTCGTAGATAAAATCTTCATTTACAAAAGTGGTACTCATTAATTCAAATACCATGAATCTGCCAGCAACAGTTTTGTTAAAGGTATAGATCGGCACGTCGGTGCTTTCGGAATTAAATCTATATTGATCTGTTTGTATTCCGTCAATAACTGCTGATGCTTGGCTTTTTCCAAACTCAACATTTTCAACCATTGAAGAATTTAAAACTAAAAGAAACTGTTCTAACCAATTAGGATTAGTAGGATCATTCCACTGAATGTTCTGTTTAGATAGATTTCTACCGTTGCTGTCAATTAACGTTTCTGTAGTGGTAATCGAATCAAACTTTAGTAGTCCGGATGCAGGAATATTTCGTTTGGCATTATAAGATAGTGTTCTAGCTAATCGCAGTACGCTTTCTTTTCTTTCAGCTAGTTCAATAAAGTTTTCTCTTGAAGCTAGATCAATGCGGAAAGAAAGACTTTGTCCTAAAAATGCGATGAGATCGATGAGCGCCATATATTCAGAACTTTCAATATAATCATTGAAATCTTCTGGATAATTTTCTCTTAGATATGTAATCATGACCCTACGAAGATTTTCAAAATCATAGGACTTGAAATCAGCATTTTTAAATGTCTGATATATTCTAGTCCAATCTTCTGCTAGGATTAAATTATTCTGTCTAGTGGTTGTTGTCATCTCATCTATGTCCCTATATCACTATTTATTGGATAAAATTATCTGCGTATATTATGTTGGAATGTTTCTGCTATCAAAGTCTAAAGCTAATCTATCAACTACATTAAATGGCAGATAGACCATTTCTACTTCAATACGAATTCCGTGTTCTGTAGCATCTATAGTAACTGCATTAACTCGTGTTCGAGGATCGGCATTAATAATCGTTTCAACGTCTTTAGTGATTAATCTTTTATTTTCTTCAGACATAGGTTCAAATAACATGTCCCAGATAATTGTTCCAAATTCTGGATTCTGTAATTTTTGTCCTTGCTTGATGTGAAAATGATTTAATAGATCTTGCTTAACTAGATCCACGTCATATTGTTTAAATCCGGATTTAAAATTCCTAGAATTAAACCCTTTATAGGTATATGATCCTACCTGTGTGTTGCCAATGCTTGCTTTGTTAGTTGCTACTGTTTTTTGATTATAAAGTTTGGCCATATTATTCTCCGCCCACATCTCTATCGGTATTTTCCGGTTTGAATTTGATCGGGTCTAAGTTTTCATGTTCTGCCCACGGTTCGTGCATAGGCACACGTTTTAATATTGATTGGATGGGCTCTTGTGCTTTGTACTGCGTGTTGGCCCAAACTAATTTTTCATCTGTTACTAGTATCTTATGAAGTTTTAATTCTGTAGGTTTTGTAGGGGATTGAGATGATTCAGCAGAGGCTGCGGGATCACAGTTCATTTCTATTCTAGCAGCTTCTTCAATGTGCTTTCCGCCACTTTTAATATTAGTGTTAGTTCCGGCCTGTAATCTTAAATCAACCGAAGTTTTTAAACTAAAAGTTCCATTAGAATTAATTTTTAACTTACCTGTTACTGTAGAATTGCTATCACCTTTTACATCTAAAAAAGAATCAGTATCAACTAATAAATGATATTCTTTTTTAACATGCGATTTAAAATCTTTGCCTATGATAGATAAAAAATCCGTTCCGGTTTCTATTTGAGTTCTACCTTTGACTGATTTTATATTGATATTCCTGCCCGCTTCTAAATTAATATCTCTGTCTGCTCTAAGATTAAAGTCTTGTTTTGTATGTACGCTAACAGAATCATTAGCAAATATATCCAGCTTACCGTTGCTAGACATTTCTATCCAAGTAGTTCCTGCAGCGTTTCCTATATAAATTAAATCTTCGCTGTTATGTAATAAAATTTGATGGCCAGTGCGTGTTCTTACTCTGAAATATTCACTAGCCGGATTATTAATTTCACCTGATACTCCCGGCGCTGACTTTATATAAACAGGAGGGCCTTCAGACGGCTTTGTTTTTCTTATAAGCGTATCGTCTCCGTCATCCATAACAAATTGTGTGCCGCCGAGACGGCTTACTGGTACAGGCTGAGGAGATTTAGTTTCTCTCCTACCGATGGATGCCTTTTTACCTTTTTGATCCAATGGTCCGGGTGTAGATATTCCAAACACACTAGATGGTAAATTTCTTCTCGGAGTCGAAGTTGATGTACCACGAACATCATCTAATAACAGACCTTGTTTTAACAAAGCTTCAGCGAAAGGATGGACTGGTTTTTTTAAAGTATCCGCTGGAAGATTTGGTTTATCTGCATATATTGACTTGTTGATTTCTGCACACGGAAGACCTAAATTTGGTTCATATTTCTGCCGGTCAGCTTGACTATAATCGATTAACTTTGTGCCGGCAATCGCAGGTACCATGTGGTTTGCAAATCTGTCAGGTACGCAACCGATCCAGTATCCTTCGGCGGGATTTCCGTCAAGAAAAACAACCAACACAGTAACTCCAACGTCCGGCGGGACGAACCACATTCCATAACTTTTCTGCGTGTCATTGAATGCTTGATCATTTCCGGTATTAACACCTGTATTAGCAAGGTTAGTTGAACCAAAAAATGGTACTGCGCATCTTACTTCGTAAGTTTGACCATCTTCTCCAAATCTGTTGCTGGCTTCTCTTTGTAAGGTGACTTCTAAGCCTCCCATAAAAGACGGATCGAGATGTCCAACAACTTTTGCCAAGAAGGGACCTCCGTTGCCTAAGGGTTTTTTTTGCGTGTCGGGTTTCCGTTGTTCTTCAGCCATAATCTCTTATTAATTTAATGGTGTTCCAATTATTTCGGGAGGTGGTGCCACAGGTCTTACTGTTACTCCAGATCCATCTGCGTACTCAATATTTGCAATATCTGCATTGTCAGCAGCACCTGCAGTATTAACAGCAGAAGTTTTAGTAGCGGCTGGCGGTTTAACATCTCTGTCGTAATCTTCAGGTTGGCCTGGTAGTCTAGCACAGGTCAAATTTTGTTTAAAAACTCCTCCAGATATATTGCTTTCTACTCTTAAAACTCTGTACAAACCACTAAAAATGCTTTCATATGTACTTCCTGGAAAATCATACATTTGAGTGTTTTCGTTAATATCTATAGGATTTCTAAAAGAAAAATATACGGCAATTTCTCTAGTATCGTAAGACATGCTACCGTCTTCGTTGATCATAGCATTTGGATATGCAGGAGGAGAAAAATAATTAGATATTCCGCTGTCGGCAAGATAATATGGATCCCCTAATATTTCTACTTCAAGTCTTAGTAAGTCAGTGTTTCCCGATTTAATCGCATTTTGCATATCTCTAGCAACAGCAGTAGCAACGCTAACAGCATCGACGCCACCTTGCCTGTCAGGAACAATACTGCCATCATAGGCGATTCTTGGTTTGCCTGTGGCAGCAAATAACGCTCCCACGGCAGAAGTATCCGACGGAGCGATGTTTGTCTTAGGTTTTGCTTCCGGAGCATTTGCTCCTGTAGCAGGATCTGAATTTTTACTTTCTTCTATGAAACCCGGAGTAATAGCGGTATAAAAAGTAGTGTCAAATCTTAAATCAAATTTAGTTATATCTTTGTTTTCTCCAGAATAGATATAACTGTATTTTTTTACTATAGATTTTTTTAAGTTCTGATAACCGTAGCCTAAAGCAGCTGGGGTTTGAAATACACTGCTATGAAGAAGATAAGGTGAGATTTTAAACGCAATGATTTTCGCATAGTCGTTTCTAGCAACATCAAATTTTCCTAATGTGATTATTGGCTCTACCCTAAACCATTCAAGGCTACCGTCATCTTTTTGTTTTACCGCATCTAACGCTTTTAGTGCAAATTGACTTGTGCCTATGACTGTATCGATTATAGAAGTTAAGCTTTGACCTTGAGCAAACATCATTGATCTCGTAGCTGGATCGATAGTAACTTTGTCTCTATTAACTTTACCATTTTCAAAAACATCGCTGGCCCGAGAGAACGGATACACGCCTGGACTAGTAGGTGTAAAACCCATACTAGCCGAACCGATTATGTTGCTACCTCGATTAGTGTTAAACGCTCTGTTACCGTCTGCGTCAGGAAATAAAAATATATACTGATCTTTTTCGCCTATCTTTCCTGCCTGCTTTAATCTTGTTTGATGCTGATCAAGAGCCACTGCTAAAGAATTTGGTCCGTCTGCCAGTATTTCCTTGACTGTGGATCCCGAAATATTGACATCGGTTAATATTGTATTAACAATATTGCTAAATGCCTGATGCGGGAAAGGAATCGCCTTACACTGATAAGTGCTGCCTGCCTCTGTAACTTCAAACTTTATATTTTGAAATCTAATTACAAAATATCTTGGCAATCTATCTATTCTAGCAGGATGTAGATAGTTTTCAGCATCCCATCCGTTAAATTCTAATTTTAACAGGTACGGAGCCATGAGATAGTTTATGTAACCTGCGTTGATGGCTGCTGTCTGAAGAGATTTTAAGAAATTCCCCATGCTGTAAGGTTCGAAAATATCGAAACTGTAATTTACGGAATTTGTATTTCCGGTATCAGCAGTGGGAACTATGATACTGCGCATCTTAAAGTTATCAACAAAATATTCCGGAGAGTTCAGCAACGGAAAACCGCCGTAATCTACATCATTATAGACTCCGCCTGCATCTATAAGAGTGCGCTGATTTCCAAATCTTCCAGCAGAAGAAAAAACAACATTTGCTATGTTACCTTCATTAGACTTATTTCTATATGAGAGAGGATTTGATAGCTGTGTTGGGGTCAAAGCTGCCAGCGTCCATAGAGGCGTATATGAAGCATATTCATCTAAGGGATTAGGTTTTAGATTAGGAAACTCGAAACCCGAAGAAGGTCGATTGGCTCCGCTCGATGACGCTCCATTTGTAGTTCGTGTAGCTGTTCCGACACCGATATTAGACATTAGCCAATTCCTAAAAACTGTTCGAGATTTGATTTTTTTGGTAGGAATATTGCTACGCCGGGTTCAAAATCATAGATAGGGTCTTTGATCACGTTCATATTTCTTTTTGCAAAAACCCACCATAGTCTTGCGTCTTCATAGACGTCAAAGGCTAATAGATCAGGTCGATGTCTATACTGCACTTGAATAATATATCTAAAATCATCTGGATCAGCAGGAATCGGTCGCATCTCCATCAATTCTAAATAAAGATTATTTTGTCTTGTATTAGCCCAGGGGCTCGATTTAGAATAAATTGCCATTACATGTATCCTATTTCACTGCCTTTAGCAAAATTCTGAAGGCTGAAACTCTTTAATCTATCTCTTTGATATATTGGTGTAACTGTTACAGAGATAGTGCTTAGTGTTGGAACCCATTGTTGTTGTCCTAAAACTTGAGTAGCAATATAATTTACATCATCTTTTAATTCTATATTGTAGGATTTAATCACTACCGGAACACTGTTGAAAACATAAGAACCGTATCCGGATAATTTACATATAATAGGGGGGTTTCCTTGATAATCGCTGCTACCATAAAACATCTTGGTCGCAGTTCTTAAAAATTGATTGGCTGCAATCCAGTATTTGGCTTCTTCTGGGGTTTGTACAGAAAATTCTCCAGATATATTAATATCATCAATCGAACTGTTTTTATAAGCCTGGAAAGGAAAATTATTATGTACTGTATCGACTTGTGTGTAATTAGCTTTATGTGTTATGCTGACACTAGGCACATAGGGCCATATTAATCCGTCTGTGACTTTTAATGGTGCAAATACTGGAGAGTTATCAAATATTTCCTGAGGGAATCTTAACCTAACCTTCCAGTCTCCGAACTGAGATGGTTCAACTGCTACAGAAGGAGCTTTATTTGTGGCTTCAGCTTTGGCAGGAATAGCAGAGGCTCTTTTTTGACTTAAAAGGTTTCCAACAGCGCCTGCGGCGGCACTAATATTTGTAAGTGCTGTTTGAAGTCCTGCTCCGATATTTCTAGCGGCTCCGAACAAGGCTAATCCGGTAGCGATAGCACCTAGTGCTTTATCTATTCCAGAACTGCCTCCTCCGCCTCCGCCACCTCCGCTGGTTCTACCGCTACCTCCAGAACCGGTTGCGGCTGTCGAAGCCACAGTTGTAACTCCGGAATTAGCATTTGTATAAGTAATAGGCGCACCGTTAGCAGCATAATTTAAATTTGACCCCGGCCCACCAGAATACTCAGCAATCGTTTGATTCAGTCTTCCTTGATCAACAGAACTATACACCGGATCTCCGCTGTTAGGATTAGCTTGTCCGATCGCATCTACGGTAGACCAAGTCGTACCTCTATATTGAAAATCTGGATTAGTCGGTAATGGCATTTTGGTGTCCTTTAGTCTATTTATTCGACAAAAAATGTGCTATTATATTATTAATTGAGGATAAAAATTAATGAATTCAACAGTACAACCAAAAGTAAAATACCTAACAAACAAAGATCTACTAAGAGAAATACATCTAAGCAAGAATACATACTGCTCTTACACAAGTCCAGAATATGCAGATTATGATTTAATTTTACCTAATTTAAGTAAAATCAATGTAAGAAGTATTGCAGAAGCAAAAAGAAACCGGGCTGCTTCAATGAGCAAACAAGCACACATTACCGCTCAACTCACTGATAAAAAGGCATCTGCAAAAGATCATGAAATAGACTACAAAAAAATATCTAAGCAAGATGTGGTATTCCGTATCATGACTTTCGATCATATTCCCCTTGCTCCTGGGCGTAAAAAGACTCTAAAAAATACCGCTGACAGTCACGAAAAAATCAACTTTCCTCCATTCCAACATTGGAAGTTTGACGAAAATGATAATCTTATTTGTGTAGGTAAAAGTCACTGGCGGGGTGATTTACATACTGGAGAATTTAGCAAAGACCACGGACAAATGACAAATGATCTAGCACGTATGTTTATCAAGCTCTGTGAAAGATATGCTACTCGAGGTAATGTCCGAGGTTATACTTATAATGACGAGATGCGAGGGCAGGCTATTCTACAACTCACCCAAATAGGACTACAGTTTGATGAATCTAAATCCAATAATCCTTTTGCTTATTATACCGCTGCTGTTACTAATTCATTCGTGCGAATCATCAATATCGAAAAACGAAATCAAAACATACGAGACGATATATTAGAAATGAACGGCATGAATCCAAGTTGGACACGTCAAAACAGCGGAAGCGTATCATACCCTTCTACTGGTGTTGATTCGGGGTATGATGGAGGCGGTGGTGGTGGCGGAGGCGATTGGGATTGACCTTTTATTATCAAACCTTTATAATAAACCTATGAATCTATTTAAAAAAGCTGCATGTTTTACCGACATACATTTTGGTTTAAAGTCTGGTAGTCGCACACATAATAACGATTGTGAAGAATTTGTCAAATGGTTTTGTGAAGAAGCTAAAAGAGCAGGCTGCGAAACTGCTATTTTTCTCGGAGACTGGCATCATAATCGTGCAACCACAGACGTTAGCACTATGAATTACACTCTTTCGAACTTAGAAAGACTCAGTGCTAATTTCGAAAAGGTATATTTTATCCTAGGAAATCACGATTTATTTTATAAAGACAAACGTGAAATTAACTCTGTAGAGTTCATGCGTCTGTTTCCTAATGTAATACCGATCAAAGATCCCTTCACCGAAGGTGATGTTACTATTCTTCCGTGGCTAGTCGGAGACGAATGGCAAACTGTTTCGAAAATTAAAAGTCGATATATTTTCGGACATCTAGAACTGCCTAACTTTTTTATGAACGCCATGGTTCAGATGCCCGATCACGGACAATTACAAAGCACACATTTTGTTAATCAAGAATATGTGTTCAGCGGGCACTTCCACAAAAGGCAAACGGGTCGAAACATTACCTATATTGGCAATGCTTTTCCTCATAACTATGCAGACGCCGGCGATGACGATCGCGGCATGATGATACTCGAGTGGGGTGGCAAGCCCGAATATCGTACATGGGATGAACAACCTACTTATAGGCTATTTAAATTAAGTCAAATTATAGACACACCGGAAAAATTATTGCGTGAAAAAATGCACTGTCGTGTTACTATCGATTTGCCTATTACTTTCGAAGAAGCTAACTTTATTAAAGAACAATTTATTCCTCAATATAATCTCAGAGAATTGATGTTAATTCCAGAAAAGGTTGAAGTGGAATCTACTGCTGTTCCTATAGATATCAATTTTGAAAGTGTTGATACCATTGTCATGAATCAAATCAACGCTATTGATTCTGAAGCATATGACAAAAATCTTTTGTTGGAAATCTATAAAGATCTATGATAAAAATTAAAAATCTCACAGTACGTAACTTCATGAGCGTGGGCAATCAAACCCAAGCTATAGATTTCGACAAAGGTCAGCTGACACTCGTGTTAGGGGAAAATCTAGATCTAGGTGGTGACGACAGCGGAGCACGTAACGGTACCGGCAAAACTACCATCATTAACGGTCTTAGCTATGCTATCTACGGCAATGCTTTAACTAATATTAAAAAAGACAACCTTGTTAATAAAATCAATAGCAAAGGTATGTTATGTACTGTCACTTTTGAAAAAGACGGTGTTGAATATCATATCGAGCGCGGACGAAAGCCGAACCTATTAAAGTTTAGTATCAACGGTCAAGAACAAGAATTGAGCGATCTAGATGAGAGCCAAGGAGATAGTCGAGAAACACAAAAAGCTATCGAAGAAGTCTTTGGTATGACTCACGAAATGTTCAAACATCTTGTGGCTCTTAACACTTATACAGAGCCTTTTCTTTCAATGAAGGCTGCTGACCAAAGAAACATCATCGAGCAGTTGTTAGGAATTACGCTGCTGTCAGAAAAAGCAGAAGCACTAAAAGAAGAAACTAAAAAAATTAAAGATGCTATTGCTACAGAAAACACAAAAATTGAAACTATTAAAGCATCTAATGATCGTATCCAACAAAGTATTGAAGCCTTAGAAAGAAAAAAGAAATTATGGGAAGATAACAAATCAACTGCGATTTCTGATCTTAAAAAATCTATCGGACATTTAGAAAAAATTGATATATCTGCAGAGATTGCTGCACACAAATGTTGGGACGAGTACAATAAAAAGAAAGCTAAAAAAGAGGCTGCTGAAAAATGGATCGCTAACATCACTGCCGACAACCAGAAACAAGAAAAGCTAATTGAAAAACTAAAAAAAGAAATAGACAGTCTTAATGATCACAAGTGTTATGCGTGTGGCCAAGATGTTCATGATTCCAAACAAGCAGAAATTCTTTCACAAAAAGAAGAAATGCTAAAAGAAGCAGCTCTTCAAATTCTTGCTAATCAAACACAAGAGGAAGAACATCGCGCAACATTGTTAGAAATAGGTGAATTAGAAAAGTGTCCAGTGACTCAGTACGATACTATAGAAGAAGCGTACAATCATAGAAATACTGTAGAGGGATTACAGAAAGATCTTGTTACCAAAGAAGCAGAACAAAATCCCTATGATGATCAAATTGAAGAACTAAAAAATTCTGCTGTACAAGAAATTGACTGGAATGCAATAAATGAACTTACAAAACTAAAAGATCATCAAGAATTTTTATATAAACTGCTGACCAGCAAAGATAGCTTTGTTCGCAAAAAAATTATTGATCAAAATCTAGCATTTCTAAATCAGCGACTGACCTATTATCTAGATAAAATCGGTCTTCCTCATACTGTAGAATTTCAAAATGATCTCAGCGTTATTATCACGCAACTAGGACAAGACCTAGACTTTGATAATTTAAGTCGCGGAGAACGAAATAGATTGATACTTTCGATGAGTTGGAGTTTCCGAGATGTATGGGAAAATCTGTATAGACCGATTAATCTTTTGTTTATCGACGAACTTGTTGATAGTGGCATGGATGCTAGTGGTGTAGAAAACTCTATTGCTGTGCTTAAAAAAATGACTCGTGAGCGTGATAAGAATGTATTCTTAATTTCGCACAGAGATGATCTAACTAGCCGTGTAAATCATGTGTTAAAAGTCATTAAAGAGAATGGATTTACCAGCTACTCAAACGATGTAGAGATTGTAGAATAATGGCAACAGATGCTCACGATCGAATGATCAAAGCATTCCAAGAATATTTCAAGTGGCAAGAGCGATTTGAATACAAAGGCTCAGATGAAGCAGGCATTAAGGCACGATATTGGCTATCTGAAATACGCAACGAAGCATCAATTAGGCGAGTAGAAATTCAAGAAAAAAGAGAAAAACGCAAGGAATCCAGAAAAGGCATGGTAGGCAGACCCCCCAAGGTAACTAAGTGAGTGCAATGGACATATCAAAATCAACTTGTAGAAGAAATACCAGAAGGCTACATTGGCTTTGTTTATCTCATCACGAATCTTAAATCCGGACAGAAATACATAGGCAAGAAACTAGCACAATTCAAACGTACTAAACCACCACTCAAAGGCAAAAAACTTAAAAGAAGATCCGTAGTTGAAAGCGATTGGCGCGATTACTGGGGTTCTTCCGATAGGCTCAACGCAGATGTCCAAGCA